ACTATACTGCCATTATAAAAATAAAGGATAAATATTATTCTTTTGATTGGTATTATACTTGGTATTGGACTTTCAAAGACCAGGTAGATGCAGATGCAGATTTAACAGAAGTAATTCCAAAGGAAGTGACTATAACTAAATATGAAGTGGAATGAGTAAAGAAAAAGCCATCAAATATATTAAAGCAGCCCAAACTGCTATTGATGAAGCGCCATATCCATGTACGACAAAGGCTAAGATATTGTTAGTGGAGGCACTTAAGGAACTAAGGGATTGAATTATGGTACAGAAACAGATATGGAAAGACGAAATTAGAATATTAATCACTAATGAGCTATATCAAGGTTCAGTTCAAATATCCATTCCTTTTTATGATAGCGATATCCTAGGCAAAGCAGATGCATTGATATATGCACTTTATGTTGACAAGCATAATAGAAGACGTGGAGTGGCGAAACAGCTATTGGGTGAAGCTGAGAAGCAAGCTAAGTTGAATGGAGTGAAGACAATCGGATTGGAATTTAATAAAGATGAATCTGAGAGTTTTATTTTAAAGTGGTATTTGAAAAATGGTTATAAGCCATTTATTAGTAAGGAAAGTAATTTACTAATTAAAAAGTTGGAGGAAGAATAATGAGTGTATTAATATCCCCAGAAGCTTATAAAAAGTTACTTCAAGGAGATTTAGATTGGCTTCTTGAACAGCCTGAAAGCCTTGAAAAAGACCATATTGAAGCCATATTAAAAAATCTTATAAAAAGAATTGACAAAGGAAAGGAGATTTAATTATGAATAGAAATCAAGCAAAAGAACTACTGCCTTTTATTCAGGCACTCGCAGAAGGTAAGCCTATACAATTAAAGGATAGAATAGGAAATTGGATGGATATTGACTTTATAAATGTTGAGCTTTGCAATCCAAATGTCTATCGCATTAAACCAGAACTCAAGTATCGCCCATTCAAGGACGCAGAAGAGTGTTGGCAGGAAATGTTGAAGCATCAACCTTTTGGATGGTTAAAATATAAAAAATATCCATATTTTGCCTTAATTACTACTATACATAGTGGCAACACTGTGTCATTAAATGGAAAGGAAGGTTGGGATTTTCTGCATATCATGAATGATTATGTCTTTGCTGATAACATACCATTCGGTGTAAAAGTGGAGGAATGAAAAAAGAGTATATTATTGACAAAGAGTTGAAAGACATGCTTGTGTCATGGTTTGAGGATATTGAGGAACTTAGTAGTAAGCTAACAAGTGGAAATGTTTCTCATCAGGGAGCGACTATTAGAAACAAAGCTATAAGATGTTCCAAGTTTATCAAGGAGTTTTGTAAAACTAAAGATGAATAATATGGCTTGGTGTTTTTGTGATATTTGTGATTACAAGGATAAGTGTGAGGACTATCGAAAAGTAGTAGTTTGTCCTTATTCAAAAATGAAAAAATAGTTATGAGAAAATTCTATATTGGCAATGTTACTCCTGAGGCAAATACTATATTTGTATTTGGTAGTAATCCTGAAGGAAGACATGGTGCAGGAGCAGCTAAAATAGCAAGAAATCAATTTGGTGCTATTTATGGTCAAGGTGAGGGTCTACAAGGTAGTGCTTATGCTTTGCCTACTAAAGACCTCCGAGTGAAAGAAAACAGAGGTCTAAGAAGTATTTCAAAAGAAGACATTATAAAGTCTATTAAAAAGCTTTATGAAACTGCTAAACAGTATTCTGATAAACAGTTTAAAATAGCTTATAGAAATACTTATTCTGCTTCTCTTAATGGATATACTGGATTAGAGATGATAGACATGTTTCTAGAAGCTGGTCCAATTCCAGATAATATCATATTTAGTAAAGAATGGATAGATACTGGTAAGTTATAATAGAAAATAGTTATGGAAATTAATGAAAAAATAGATGAAATAATTCAACAAGCAAAAGAAGAAGGAGCTTATAAGGAAGATTTTGACGCATTTGAACAAGAGATATATGACCAAGGTTTTCGTAATGCAATATCTTTTATGCTGTGGAATCCAAGCGAGCGAAGTTGTTCTAATTGTCAGTATCAACACAGTAGAGAGCTATGTGGGGAAGATTACTGTGGGACAAAATACTGGAGACCAAAATTAGAGGAATAGTTATGGATAAAAACGTTTGTGATAATACATTAGTCTTTGGTAGCAGCTATGTTAGAAGCTGTATTGAAGTGCCTTCTTTGAAAGCAGGAAGAGCGAAATGGAAGGCTTTCTATGATAAGTTCCCTTGGCTTAAAGGTCAACCTTTCTATCTTAGACGTTCATGCTTCTGGGATGGAGGTGAAAGAAATTTGAAGGCAATAAAAATAAAACTTAAAAAGATATAGTTATGGCAACATACAGAATAGTAGATATGTATCATAAAAGCAAGGCTGTTAAAGGTGTACATTATGATTCTTGGAATGAGCCTATCTTTGCCTATCGTGTAGACAAGAGACATTCATTGTTATTTGGACTTATCTATTATTGGGATTATGGTGCGAAAGACCTTCCTTTGAACTTTTTCTGCTCTATTAATAATGCAAAGGATGTTATATTAAGAGCAAATAAAAACAGAATAGTTACAATTTTACATAAATAGCATATGAATATAGAAGATATTAAGTTCAAGGCTAAACGTCTTGATAACAGAGAATGGGTAAAAGGCGACTTGATACATAGCACAAGTTATGTTGGCATAAGTTACCCCAGTGACGAGTTTTCTGATGTATCAATAGTGCACAGAGTTGACCCTGAAACCGTCTGCCAGTTTACAGGTTTGAAAGACAATGATGGTAATGGAATCTATGAACATGACATTATTTCAATATTTGAAGGCAGAGAACCTTGTGAGGTAATCTTTGAGAAAGGCTGCTTTATTGCATCTAATCATGTATATGGTATTCATACAGCTCTTGCGAAAGGCATTGATTATTATGATTGGAAATTATGTGTTATTAGTAACAAATTCGATAAGTAGAAGTAACTTATGAAAGAAGAAACAAGAAAAGTTGTAGTTCTTGATTGGGAGGACAAGATTAAACTACAATCAATTATCAAGGACTTGGAAAAACTTGCTAGTTCTTACAGTAGTGTTTGCAAGGATGCTACTATCATAAATAATACGCTTTATTATCTCAAAATAATTGATGAGAAAATTAGTTAGCGTATGAAAGTAGAAAATATTAAATTTAAGGCAAATATATAGTGTATGCAGAATAGAGAAATACACATAGCGTTGCATAACAGTGGTTATCGTTATCTGAATAAAACAAATGATGTATATACCTATGGCAAGCCTATAGGGTATGGCATTTTACGTGCTGATTTTCATCCTGGCGATATGGAAATCGAAATATTGCTTATTGTAAAAGGAAACATCAAAGATGGTAAGCGTCCTAATCTGCTTTGGACATCATGTCGTCAGGAAATATCAAGTGAGCATAATGACCAGTACCTGAATTGTGTACAAACCATACGAGATTGCGAGGCGGAGATTTTTGACAATTCGCCTGTGGCTATCTTGGAAAATCGTTCAGTACGCTACGATTTTGAAGAAAATTCTACGTTGGATATAGAATAAAAATGAAGAAGAAAGGATATTACGAATATATACCACAGATTTACCCGAGGAGGCTTTGGGTGATGTATAATACATCCGAAGAAGAAATAGACAAATGCTTTACCAACGTGAAAGGCAAACCTCTTGTTCACAACGATGAACCTATGAATAAAGGAAACTACGGAGGCATGGTTTACGACGAATGTATGAGTAAAACAGGAAATTACCTCGGCAATCTTGTAGTCTTCCCAAAGAAAAAGGACATGACTATGAGAAATATTAGTCATGAGGCATTTCATGTTCTGTCGTCAATGAATGACGCCTGTGACCTTGAGAGGTTCAGGGGTGCCTACAATGAACACCAGGCATACCTTATGGGTTGGATATGTGATTGCATCAACAAGGCTCGCTTGGGTATTGGCGATTTCGTTGAACTAAAAGATAAGGAGTAAATAATATGGAATTAATTATCAAACCTCTTTACGCATGTCCTTGTGAATTAGAAATATTTACTATTAATGGTAAGCATGCCAATCGTATAGATTTTGGTGATACGTATGACCATGATACAGAAAATGAAGAACCTGGTGGCTGTGTTGATATGTACTTTGAGCCACGGTCTCCAACAATAGAGGTGTTAGATAGATACAATATCACAGAAGAAGAATATTATAACATCTGCAATGAACTAGAAGATAAACTACATGTAGGTAGTTGTGGATGGTGTGTCTAAAAATAAAGTATATGAAAAAGTTAGAATACATTCCAGGAGATTTGTGTATAGTAAAAGGAAAAGTTGAATCTGTTTGTGAAGTAGATAGAGATAACGACTTTAGCATTACAACAGACCAACATCCTTTTATAAGATTAAGTGAAGTCAAGCCAATTCCTCTTACTTCAGAGATACTAAAAAAGAATAGGTGGAAGCTTCATAAATGCCATAAAAGAAGTGATTATGACGATGTTTCTTGGAGTAGTTATCATAAACCAGCAGAAACAAATATAAGCCTAATATTCTACCCAGAAGAAGAGGCATTTTTCCCATTTCTTTATGCACAAGAAATTTCAGAAACACCCATAAGGTATGTACATCAATTACAGCACCTCCTTTTTGGTCTAGGACTTAACTCAGAAATGGAGGTGTAGGCATGAATAAAATGACATTTGGCAAGTATAAAGGATGGGATGTTACAAGCGTTCTAAGAAATAATCCATGTTATTTTGAATGGTGTAAACGTAATGTTAGTTGGTTTAAATACTCTAAGAGAGATTATGAAATATACTTAGAATGGCTGCGACTGCATCAAAATCATTTACAATTCACAGGATATGCTGATGATGAGAGAATTATGGACTTCCTTTTTGAGAAAGTAAAAGAAGGTAAATTTAATAATTACTCTGATACAGAATATCTTACTAAAGAAACATGTAGTGAGTATCTGAAAAGTACAAAAGAACATTATTTTAGTAAACATGCTTAACTACCTTTGTACATAAATAGAAGTAACATGGTATTGATAATTTTGGGAATTATCTTTTGGGCAGCTATTGACAGTAGATAGTGAAAAGAAAAGTATGTTGTTTAATTGCCTTAGGGCATAAAGCAAGTAATGATTAATATTAATAACAATGGAAACAAATATCGGAAAGAAAGTAATCATCCGCGGCGACCGTAGCGGAGTGGAGTATGGTGAACTTGTAGCACACAATGGTAGTGAAGTGACACTTCATAATGCGCGCCGTATCTGGTATTGGGAGGGAGCCGCCTCCCTATCTCAACTGGCTAAGGATGGAACAGCAAAACCTTTAAATTGTAGGTTTACAGTATATGTAGATAGCATTACAATTCTTGATGCTATTGAGATTATCCCATGCTCTATAAAGGCAATCAAATCTATAGAGGGTGTTGAAGAATGGAAATATTAAAGGACAAGATTAGGAAGTTTTTAACTATTAGCATTATCTATGGTATTGGCGGTGGCGATGGCTATGGAGTTGGCTCCAGCTATGGTGATGGTTATGGCGAAGGTGATGACTATAGCCATGATAATTGTAGGAGTAACGGTACTGGTTATGGCTGTGGTGAAGGCTACGGCGATGGCGATGGCTATGACAAAGGCTGTGGCTATGGTACAGGTCTTGGAGTTAAAGAAATAAATGGACATATAGTTTATATCATTGATAATACACCTACAATTATCACATCTGTACATAATAATGTGGCTAAAGGATTTATCGTTCAAACGACCCTACAACTGATACCTTGCTATATTGTTAAGGAGAACAATCAGTTTGCTCATGGCGAAACTCTTAGGGATGCTTTCATGTCTCTTCAGGAAAAACTGTTTGGTAATAGCACGGAAGGGGAGCGTTTAAAGGCCTTTAAGAAGAAGTTCCCTGAGTATGATGTTAAATATAGCAACAGAGATTTGTTTACTTATCATCACATACTAACAGGTTCTTGTAGAATGGGCAGAGAAACATTTGTAGTAGATAAAGGCTTGTCTCTTGATGGCAAAACATCTGTTCGTGAGTTTGTTGAATTGACTAAAGATTCTTATGGTGGAGAAATTATTAAAAAATTACCAATAGTGTATGGGATGAAGAATTTAAAAAGGAAAGCCTCAATGATGCTTGGCAAAAAGTTCAAGAACAGTTTAAGAAAGACATTGATTGGAATAATCTCACTGAAAGTCAATGCAAGGCTTTGCGTTTTGGAAGATGGCAATCTGCAGAAGATGTTGAGGAAGAGATTTCTATCATTCAGTCTGAATATGAGAAGGGACACCTTACAGAAGAAGAATTTGATAAGAAGGTTGCTAAAGAAATGAACACTCTCGGACTTCGTTTGATTCCGCTATATCTCTATCCTTCATTGCCTGTAGGTATTACTTTAACATCTATTGATGGAGAAGAGATTGTATTTAATGGCTCAAATATTGATACAGATATGAGATTTGGCTGCCTTGCATGGGGTATTAAACCTAAAAAAGATTAACTAATCATTTTTTATAAAAATATAAAATAATTTATAATATGACAGGAAATAATGAATATTTGGCAAACGGACATTTTGGGTTTGGTAAGATTATCCAATTTTTAAAAGATGGTAAGGCTTGCCGTCGTAGTGGTTGGAATGGTAAAGGAATGTTTATCGTAAAGCAAGTTCCTTCTCATATTACTGGTGACATCATTCCTAAGATGCAGTCACTTCCTCAGTCTGTCAAGGATATCTTGATGAGTCGTGAGAATCCTCATATTGACTACACTAATCAGATGCTTATCATCAATCCAGATGGTAGGGCTGATTCTTGGGTCCCTTCTTCTAGTGATATCTTTGCTGAAGATTGGGAGGTTATAGAGTAATAGTTATAGCTATGAACAAGATTAAAAATGTTATAAGTAATATTATTGCTATCACATCCGCATTTTTGGTTGTTGCATTTGTAATATATATGATGGTCCAGTGTTCTAATGAGCGAGATAACCGCATAAATTACGAATTAAAGTATGGTATAGAGCATCCAACGTACTATGAAATCTCCTTTATTGACGGGTATAAAGATACAATTACAGTGTGGACAGACCCAGAGTATGGAGATTGTATAAAAATGTATGATAACGGAGGCCCCTTCACAGAGGGTAATATCGTATTAAGATATGTTCCTTATAAGAAGTATACACTGTCTGATTTTCGTAAGAAAATCAATTTATATAATGTACTATATTACAATAAATTAAGAATGCGATGTCATTAATGACTAAAATAGCATTGTATATAGTTGCAATACTAATGGACTTTGTTTTCATTGCTATTGGACTCTATCTTTGTTACAATTTAAAGCGTCCTGCAGAAGGATGCTTTCTTATAATACTTGCAAGTATATTCACTATAATAGAAGCTATTACTTTGAAATTTATAATTTTTACAGTTTAAATATATGGATAAAGAAAACTTGTATTCCGCTCTACTCTTACTAATGAATAAATTAGAGGAGATAAAAGATAACCCAATGCAGGATAAAACATTTACCACAGCATTAACTGAAGTTCTTCGTTATTTCAGAGATAATGGAGAATTAAAGGAGGCTTTTAAATTACATAAAAGTATAATACAGAATATGGAAAAGCAGCCCTTCTGTAAAGCTATCATGGATATGTTTTGTACAAAGATTACTACGGAACATCCAGAGCTTCCTCCTTTTAATATAAAAGAAACTGTGGAGAAATTATCCTCAGATGAGTTTATTGAAACTAAAATTAAAAATGTTTTAGAATGAATAGATTGCTTAGGTCAATGGGAATTGCTGTTATAGCTTTATTATTTATAGCACTTCTTCCTGTAATAATATTTATAATAGCAGGAATATTAACGTACTTTGGTATGAACTCTATTCTTGCATTACTTATTGGAGCAGCTGTAGCTCTATTTATTGTAATTACGATAGATGTATATCGTCAACAAGGTAACTAAAAAAAAAGAAAATGAAGAAAATTTTATTATTTTTGATGGCTGTAATGTGTTTAGCACTTACATCTTGTAAGGAACATTTCTCTGATGGAGAACGTGTTGGTACTGTAACTAAGTTTAGTAAAGCTGGAGTCTTTTGGGATTCCTGGGATGGGTTACTTAACGTTACTCAAACTGGTATGAACTCTAGTGGAGAGCCATTTACCTTTTCAATGGATAATGATCGAGATGATCAACAAAAACTTATTGACACATTAGTCAAAGCTCAAGTAGAAGGTTGGAAAGTCAAAATTAAATATCATCAAGTTTGGGGAGCAAAGAACGTCTTCAATAATCGTGGTGAATGTGATTATTTTGTAGATGATGTAATTATTCTTGATAAGAACTTCTCAAAAATTGGAGATATTGTAAAGGGAACCAATAAAACAGCTCCTCATGATACGTTATACGTTAAAATAGTTAAATAATGAAACTTATAAAGCAATCTTTTGAAATTCTAGAGCAGAAGGACTTTACTATTAAGGGTATAAAGCAATTCGTTGAAAGATGTGCTAGAGTATCCTATAAGAGTGAAGATAAAATGACCGATACTTCTTACGAGAAGTTTGTAGGAATACTAGAGAGTAGAGACCATGCCCGCCCACTTGAATTTGGAACAGTTCACTTAAAAATGAACGCTTCAGATTTTAATAAAATAAGGTCTACTTTATGTTTAAATAAAATTTATAATGACCAATGGATAAAACATTATTATGTTGGAGATGTTACTTATGTAACAACTAATTATAGATATTATTTAAATATTCTTGAAATATTCCCAAAAGTTGAACAGTTTTTTACTGAGGAAGACAATGAGTATTATCCAAAGAGATATATAGTCCATATGATTCTTGATCGTGGAGTTATGGATGAGTTTAGAACTCATGTAGGATTGTCTCATTTAGCTGAAAGTACCCGTTATTGTAACTACTCAAAACATAAGTTTGGTAATGAGGTTACTTTTATTAAACCTTGTTGGCTTGATATTCCTCTAGGGGACTACGGAATAGCAAGTCTTCCTGGAGATAATATTTTAGGGCTGTCAGGAGGAGCTAGGATATTTGTAGATTCTCTATTAGATGCTGAAGACTATTATTTAACTTTATTAGGTCAAGGCTGGACTCCTCAACAAGCTCGTTCTGTACTTCCTTTAGGAATTAAGTCTGAACTTATCTCTTGTGGATTTGAAGACGCATGGAAAAATTTCTTCTACCGTAGAGATGCTAAGGATGCACATCCTATGGCTCAGGAGATTGCTAAGCCAATGCACAAAGAATTTATTGAAAGAGGCTTTATAGATAAATAAAATTATATTTAATAACCTAAAAAAAAAACATGAATTTAAAAGGCATTTTTAATGGAAAGAAAAGTAAATCATTTGCTGAGCAGTTAGCAGCTGTTAAGAGCATATTCAAAAGCTCTTATGAACAAGCAATCCAACTTAACTCGGCAATAGCAGAGGACACAAAGGTTAAACAGAATGAGATTGCTGCTATTCAAACTCAAATAGACTTTAACACCAAGATTTCAGAAGATAATACCAAGTATATTGATAAACTGAGAGAACTCATTGGATGATAAAGTTTGAAATCGATAATGATGAGGAGAAAGCTGCTAAGGAATTTATCCAGCAGCACTCCGAATCATGTAAGGTTTATAATAGGATGGGAATACCAATGGGCCCACTATTCACGTACTGTTTTACACAAACTGGTATAGGTGTAGGAGTAAATATTTTATGTACTAAATGTGGGGATAAAAAGGATATAACTAATTACAACAAGTGGTAAAATGGGAAATATTATATGTATAATTCTATTAGTATTTTGGGCAGTATGTCTAGTAGGTCTGGTATACTGTGCCGTGCAAGCTGTTAGATCTTTTAAAAAGTTAAAGCGCAATGATGATGTGGCTTCTTACCGCCTTGATCTTGTTCATAGATGCTGCCCAGATATAGATCTCGCAGAGAAAATAGTGAATAAGCATACGTACGAAGAAATGCTTCAATCATCTAAACCTTTAGAGGATAGCTACTGGTTCACTCCGGAGGAAATTGAAGAGATTAACAATAACCATTTATCTCACCTTATAAGAACATACGTAGCTGAGAAGATTAAGGAGCAATGACTTTCAAAGAATATTTTGGAGACTGGTCTAAGGTAATAGATGAGCAAGAGACATTGAAGATAATGCACTGGCTAAAGGATGTAAATCCAGAGATACTATGCCCAGCTAAACAAAATATCTTTAGGGCTTTTAAGTTATGCTCCCTTAAGGACTGCAAAGTTATCATGTTAGGACAGGATTAGCATATTACGGTATAAAATTTATATTGTTAGGATGAAAATTTTGATTCTCAACAAATAATTGTATATTTGGGTGTAAATCAAATTATACAATTATGAAATTAAATTAGAAACAAAAAGACAAAATTATTGAGCTATTCTATTCTGGGAGAACCTAGAAAAGTCTATCTGAAGAGTTTGGAGTATGTCCACAAACTATAAGAAAGATCTTATCCTCAAATGGAATAAAGAAGTCTAGATGTATTTAGATTACTATGGATAGAGAACTACAACAGCTCCTGATAGGTTCCTTGTTAGGAGATGGAAGCTTCGTATCTTCTGGAGGAAGATCAGTTAACTATTACTTATCAATTGCTCATAAGAGTGGGCAAAGAAAGTATTTGGAATACAAGTTGTCTATCCTAAGTAAGCATGGACTGGCTTCTAAGATTATTGAGCGTACATACAAGGATAAAAGATTTAAAAAAGGAGAATATACAGAATGTAGAATAAAAACACGATTGCATCCAATTTTTACAGAAATTAGAAATAAATACTACGATGATACTGGGCACAAGAGAGTAAGATATGAATTTATAAAAGATATTGATCCTCTAGGTTTAGCCATCTGGTATATGGATGATGGATATGTTACGAAAAATTCATGTATATTTTCCTCCTGTTCTTTCACGATAGAAGAACAAGAGATTTTGTCTAAAGTACTTCTGGAAAAATTCAATCTTCATTTTACTGTTGGAAAGAATGACAATAGCATGTACTTACATGCGTCAGATTTTCCAAGGTTTGTGAAGATAATTGAACCATATGTTATAGAAGATTTACAATATAAGTTAATACCATATAGTAAAAGGGTCCTGTATAAATCGGATGAATTGCTGGAAGGCTGTGATGCTGATCAGCAGCCAAGTTAATTAGGGATAATTAAAAGGTTCAGAGACTAGTAGCATACCACTAGAACAGTGATGAAGCTACCACGAGCGTCCGACACCATTAGGTGATGATATAGTCCGAACTACATTGAATAAGAAGATGTAGAATTACAGAATAAATAATCTGTAAGATAACACAATGCCTTACCCTCAGAAGGGTGTGGCTACTGGAATACTCTTTGGTAACTCTGCAGATACACCTGAAGAAAGACTCTCCCCCTCACTCCAAGTAGTGAAAGAGTCTGTAATAAACTATGAGATGCCTCATAATAGAATAGAATTTGACAACACTATGGAATCCTGGGCAAAGCAAGGGGTATTAATGATTAATACTGCACTTACCTGTGAAGTAAATAGGGTTGGTTCTCATTTTAATATTTGGCAACCCTTTATGTCCAAATTAATTCATAATTTAAGTACTTATGATGGAGGACTTATATATGTATTGTTTGGAAATCAAGCAAGTCTTTTTAAGAAAGATATAGTGCAATCCTTTGGAATATTTGAGATATATCATCCGGCTTTTTACGCTAGAAGGTGTGAGAAAATGCCATATGATTTCTTCCCTGGGATTAATAGAGCACTTCAAGAACACTATAACACTAAAATAAAGTTTTACAATGAAACAGAATATGGAACTTGTTAAACCTCTAAAGATTGACTCCTCTAAGCAGGGAATCTGGTTTACTTCAGATCTACATTTCGGACATCAAAACATTATAAAGTTCTGCAAGAGACCTTGGAAAACAACTGAGGATATGGATTGGAATCTTATCCAAAACTGGAACTCTGTAGTTAAACCAGATGATCTTGTATTTGATCTAGGAGACTTTGCATTTGCTACAAATGCACGATGGAAAGAACTTTTAAGTCAGTTAAATGGACATCATTATTTGATTTTGGGCAATCACGATATTTTAAGATGGCCTGGAGATAAAATAATGGAGCTCTTTGAGGGTGTATCCCATCAAATGATTCTTAAGATAGATGGAAGGACTGTATATCTTAATCATTATCCTTACTTATGTTTCGGAGGAGCATGGAGAAAGCCTGAAAATGCAGTATATCAACTGTTTGGGCATGTTCACTCTGGTCCAAATTGCGGAGGAACTGACACTGATAGATTAGTTAATCTATTTCCATATCAGTATGATGTTGGAGTGGACAATAATAATTATACTCCAGTATCTTGGCAACAAGTGCAGGAAGTTATAAATAAACAAGTGGAATATGGTATAGAAGCTCAAAATAGAGTACACACTATTCCAGATGCTGCTTATAAAGAATGACAAGGGAACTATACAATTGGTTGCAGAGAGAATTTTATCTTTGCAACCATTCTAGGTATCGTCATTTATTTGATATGTGGATAGGTAATATCACCCAAGATCAAATAGAGGGATTTAGTAAACAGATGTATAACAAGGAAAATCATGTACTATGGATCCAATAGAAATAACATTTAAAGATGGATTTAGACTGTGGTATGTCTGTGACTGTACTGGTCCAGCAATTATAGTATCTGAACCAAACAGAGTTCCTACAAGAGATCAGGAACACAAAATTTGGATAGTGGATGGCATATACAGAAGTGCATATGTTGAAAGTAAATTCCTCTCTAAGTTATTTGGACTATGCGCCCCAATGATTAGGAAGGAATTAAAGCATTATCCAACTCTGAAATGGGAGGATGCTCCCATTGAAATAGAAATAGGTAGGGTTAAAATTTGTTATTATTAAATGAAAGAAATATTAGCTGGAACATATTGGCTTATAGCAAATGGGGATGGCAGTAGAGCTATCTGTAAAGGAAAAAAGCCTAAGGAAATAGGAAAATCTGCATGGGTAATCGAACGTCCAGAAATGGGATGGATTACCTTAGATAACGATATTCACGTCAGAGCAAAATACAGAGATAAAATCATTAACAAGAGTGACTTTCAAGGTCTAGTTTTTCCTAAGATTTCTTATGAGGAGAGTCCTATGGAAATTGAAATAGGAAAATCTGGCAGAGTATACACGTATGAATCCGAACACACTAAAGAAAATTCAAAGACTTCTTAATGGGGAATCTTTTAGAACTAAAGAGCCTGGAAATTCCATGCTTCCTCTTTACAAGAGCAATGAGGAACATTTACTAACCCCAATCACTTGGGATAAGTGTAAAGTTGGGGATGTAGTTTTCTGTAAGGTTAGGGGGTCTTGTATAACTCATAAAGTCTATGCTATAGATAGCAAGAAAGGATGTCTAATTGGAAATAACTTTGGGCATATGAATGGATGGACTAAAAATGTATATGGATTAGCACACAAATTATGACGCATATATTACCAATGCTTTGTTTATTAATTTTTGTTTTCTTCCTAGAGATTCGTATAAAACATGAACTTATGGAAGTAGAGCAGAAATTTAAAATTCTAAAAGAAGAGATATTAAAAAATAGAGAGAAGATTAAGGAAAATAGGGAAGTAATATCTAAAATAAAGTGAGTAACGTTTGTGAGAATACCCTTCGAGTATATTCTGAAAATTCGGAGAATTTAAAGTATGTAGAAGCCTTCTTTAAAGATTTAGGAGATGTAGAAAGAGTTGATGATGAAAATTTAGAAGTCTATTTCGACTCAAAATGGAGATTTCCAGAAGGGGAAATGAATAAGTTATACGTGAATCTCCCAGATAAAAGTAGTATTAATATGACCTGTCTTTCAGTGGAATGGGGCTGTCTCTATTGTCAATTCTACAGTTGTAATAAAGGTGGGTGGATAGCAGAAGACTAATTATGAAAATAGAAAGTGTTACTGGTTGTACTTGTGATTCGTTAACAGTTGATAATGTAGAAACTGTTGATATGGACAGGACGGATGTACAAAATGCCATCAAAAAACTAGTTGATAGAGAAGATAATCTAGGAGTTCTTCAGTCTGTTCTAATAGACCTTGTGGAATCCCAAGGTGAGTTTGAGGATTTAGGTCATTGTGATCAATGCGGTGATTGGATAACTAAATACACAGTAGAATTATGATAAAAATTTGTGCAATAAGTGATCTTCATGGTTATCTTCCAAAGATAGAACCATGTGAGTTAGTATTAATTTGTGGGGATATTGTTGGACTTCATGCTCAACGATATCCAAAAAGCTGTAAGGAGTGGTATATTGACTGGTTCAAACCCTGGGTTAATGAACTGCCATGCGATAAGGTTCTATTTATACCTGGAAATCATGAAGTAGGAATGGAAGGTCATGAGGAAGAATATAAAAAGTTATTTGGACCTCACGACAAGGCAACAGTCTTATTCCATGAATCCTATGAATATTTAGGAAGTGATGGAAAAACTTATAAAATCTTCGGAACTCCTTACTGTAAGATTTTTGGCAATTGGGCTTACATGAGACCAAATAGTGATTTGAAGGAAAAGTTCTCAGAAATCCCAGAGGGATTAGATATTCTACTTACGCATGATGTAGCATATGGATATGCTGATCAATCTTTACAAGATACAGGATGGGGGACGGAGGAGCACTTTGGGACAGTTGAATTACGTGATGCTATCCTGGAGAAGAAACCTAAACTTCATTTAAGTGGTCACATTCACACTGCTGATCACAATCTAGTAATGATTGGGGATACGAAACACTATAATGTAAGCTATCTAGATGAAACATATACCCCTACATTTGAACCACTTTATTTGGATATAAATGAATACACAAATTAATGAATATGGGTACGTAATTGATTTAGAGTTAGCTAAAGATATACTAATTGAATATTTTTCATCTGGTAGGTATCAATATTGCAAGGAGTTAGAAGAACTCCGTAATAAAATACGTAATAACCTTATTAAGTATGACGGAGGTTATTCCTTTAGGGATGAAAATGGTACATACTTCGGAGGTCCGGATGGTATGAGTGGTTACGTTATATGTGAACTCTATGGTTGGATTAAAGAAAATAATCCTCCAAGTACTTACGGAATAGTAAGAGATCTGAATGATGAGGAAAAAGTATTCTTTGAAATTAATGGAGAATTAAAATGTTTCATTTTACATGAACTTGATTAATAAAATATATTATGTTAGACATTAATGAACTTATAAAATCTTCAATGAAATCAGGTGATAAGGTAGCACTTCGTGCTTACAAGAACCTGAAGGCAGAAATACAAAAGGTTAAAACAGCAAAAAATGCTAAACCTTATACTGATGCCACCGAGATTCAACTTATCTCGAAAATGTGTAAGAATTTGGAAGAGGCTATTTTAGACTTCTCTAAAGCTCATAGAGAGGACTTAGTGACTGACTATACAAGTGAATTAGAAGTACTGAAAAAGCTGCTTCCAGAGCCTGTAAATGAGTCACAGATATGTTCTTTTATAGAGAAGTGCTGTCTAAATAACAACTTTGTCGGGAGTACAGAAGCTCAAGAAAATATTGTTCAAATCCCTAAAAAAGAAATGGGAAAGGTTATAAAGGCAGTAAAGGAGACATATCCACAAGCAGATGGAAAGTTAATCTCATCTATCGTTAAGAAATATGTTATTTAAGTATGTTTTTAGCAGACCTGTTGTAATAAATGGAAAAGACTCTATCTTTATAGATGATACCTTAGAGTTTAATGAGGAAGACCATATTGTTATTAATCATACCCACAGGAAGAGGTATACAGTAACTGATGAGGAGCTATTATTTATCAAGAATGGATGTATCCCTATTAAGGATAATGCTCCTAGGGTTCCAACTCCAGAGGATAAGGTTAATCACCCAGGTCATTATACATGGTTGAAGCAACTATGCGGTATAGAGGTAATTGATATTACTAGACATATGGATTTTGATCTCGGAAATGCTATTAAGTATATCCTACGGTGTGGACATAAAGAAGAACTTGGGTATTCCAATAAAGAAAAAACTATAGAAGATTTGAGAAAAGCAATATTTTATATTAATGATAAAATAGGAATGCTTGAAAGACAATAAATAATAAGCCTCTGACGGTGTGAGTTAATTCTCATACTGCCAGAGGCTTTTTTTTTTTAATGTGCTATGTGATATTGATTACAGTATCTACACTGATAGACTGTATATTCCATCAAATTCATTTTTCTAAGATATTTCTACGCAGATTCCTCTGAATAGAAAGCCTACTTTGCTTTACCTAATTTATTATAGTGACATCTAGGGTATTTGCCCTTCAGATCACTTCTAGGGAGAAGGTTCATATTATATAATAAAAATCACTTCTATTTAATATATCTAGAGATTCTGCAGGGCATCTATAATCCCCATTATAAAATATTAGAGAATTAGAACCAAAGTCCCATTTAAAATACCCTATAAAGTTAGGTAATTTACCTAGCTTTCCATGTCTCGCGATTTCAGTTATTTCACTGTAAGTCATAGATTCTTAAAATTGCTCTACTATTTAAGTAGAGCTTTTTTTTTTTTACTATTGGGATTTAATATATGCAAATCCAGTATCTTTAATAGATCTAGTTAAACCAGTATTATCGAATATTAAATATTTCCAAGATTTGTCTCCGAATATTGACTGTCCTGCATCCTTTAGTAAATTAACAGGAGCGCTATAATATGGAGGATTCATATTCTCTCCAAAGAACTATATAACATTTATAGGACCCTTATACTAATCATAAGACCTAGACGATGACTTATATAATATCTCTGTTAGAAGATTTACTAATACCGGTTTGTCAGCAGCTGTCTTCTTGTGCTCTTTATATGCTGGGGTCAAAAGTAATCCGAACAATGAACCAAGCAAAGCAAACATTAGTGCATCTGATGTAAGCTTAAATACATTAGCTTTTACCATATTGTTACCCTTTACATAAGCAACCGCTGCCTTTAACCCATCCTCCTTAGTAATGTTAATTAAGTCACTTAACGTAGGAAAAATACCCTACACTATAATAGGAACATTCTTATATACCGGCATTCCAGTATCCTCATTGGTTATATTACCATGCTCATCAAAGAATAATTTATTACCTTTATCGTCTATTTCCTATTCTAATTTTAAGGAAGACACTCCATTCTTCTGGGTTGGCATAAAGTAATTATTAATAATTCCGTTCATCCAAGTAGAGAAGCTACCAAAAAGGAAACCGTAGCTAGCATTTTCTTCCATAGCCCTTTTACCTTTATCATATGAACCATATATATTATCACCTAAACCTCTGATGGCATTAATCATACGTTTAGAATATGGCTCTGGTAAGTCATCAGTCATTTCTATTGGATTATCTGGATGCTCCTGATTATACTCCCTAACTCTAGAGAAATAAAGAGATTTGGCTTTTTTATACTCTTCAGATCCAACCACCCCATATTTAAATGCTTTAAATCTAGCATCCTTAGTCCAATCATACTTAAGATTTCCATCTGGATCTAAACTTATCGCTTCCCATACACCATCATGCATACACTTAGCAACAAATAAAGTCATCCTATTTAGGAAGTCAGGACCTCTAAGAGTACTATACATCCAATTCTCATAGTTTAATATTCCATTTCTGCCAGTTTTTGCTTTCTCTGCAATACGACCAACATCTGTATTTGATATCCTATATCTTAAGCATAACTTACTTAATAAGTTCTAAGCCATAGCATTTGAAGAACTATGAGTCCATACATACGCATAAGCCTTACTTATATCCTTAGGATTCAAATCTGTGTTAAGTTTAATCACAGACCTTATAAAATTCTGCTAAGCACCCTCTATTGAGTCTCTTAGGGCAGATACAATATTTCCTCCAAGTAGCATATGGGATACTATCCTTTTAATTGGAGAAATTACTCCAACTATTTTCTTTTCAGCTGGACTCATAATTGAGGTATGGAATACATTAGTTTTCAAGTAGTCCTACATATATTTGATTTCCTTGCTTACTGTCTCCTTATTTCCATTATAGTTACCAGTAATGTGAAGCTCTAGCATTAATGCTTTAGAGGCTATGAGTAATTTGTTATACTGCGTAGTAGATATATGTTTAGCTAGAAAGTCTACCAGTATATTCTCCACGTTGGTTTCAAAGAATCCTTTCCCGTATTTATCTAATAAAGCCTTTCTAGATTTCATAGTTTCATTAACTCCACTCTAACTAGTCGGCATACTTAAGCTAAATGGATTCTTTAAGTGCATTCTATAAAAGGAATCAGAATCTCTTCCAAGTAATTCACGTTCCTCATCAGTAATTCCTTCCACGAACTCGTCAAATGCAGTTGATGCGTCCTTTACCTTTTTGCAAAAGTTTTTCATTCCAGCTAAAATAGCTTCTGCACTCTATCTTTTAGTAGCACCTGAAGCCCTTTCCAAAGGAACCCATAGGTATTCTGGATGTGTCTTTATCCATTCCTTAATTTTTGGATCATTAGATGAATAAAATCGGGAATTTCCATTCCTATTGATTTTGTCTATTCTGAACAGAACCTCTTTTAACAGTTCCCTTTCCTATGGCTTTAGATCATTAGAAGTATCATAAGGATTTTTAAATGACATTAATTCATCATCTGGATTGAAAAAGTTTGAGTATTGTTGAGCCTAATTTCCTACTATCATATTCTAAGCAGAAGTATATCCCTATTTCTTATAAAACTAGTCAAACATTCCTCTAATGTTAGAGTCATACTCTTTAAGGAACTCTTCTGCAATAGTATCATGAGTTATCTGAAGATTATTTACAACTATTTTGATATTCTCAGAATCTACAGTAGGTGCAGTAAAGAATGTTGTATTTAATCCATTTAAAGAGTTTTTATTTTTAGGAGTTTCTCCTCTTAATGTTAGATATGCCCTGGCGGTTAATTCATATAAAGTTGCCATATTTCTAGTAAGAGACTAAGTAGGCTATACTAGAGCTTTTTCAACTTCTTCTGGGTCTGAAAATGATGGATATTGTGTTAGGATTCTATTTAATATATTTTCTAAGGAATGCATCTAAACTACATCATTGTCTACTTCTTTCAATTCATCAAAGCCATACTGAGCATATTCCCTAACGTACGCCTCTGGTTTTCCAGTTGTGATAGTAATATATTCTTTTAGAATTTCTTCTACAGGATCTGTAAACTATGCAACTGAAAAATTATTCTCAATATTTAATCCGGAGTTTTCCTTGTTTACTACTGTAATTATGTTCTAGAAGTAGTTCTTATTAAATTCACCAATATTATAGGATCTATAAGCTGCTCCATTTATAGAACTTAATATACCTAGAGTTCCAAGTTTTACATTGCCCCCTAACTATGGCAACATTTCATTTAGCAGTTCCATGGTTCTTACCGCCTCCACATTACCATAATCGCCTTCTAAGTCTATATACTCGCTATCTCTCCTATAATACCCTAATATATTATTTCTCCCCTGTCTAATAGGAGCTTTTGCTCTTAAATCAAAGGAAGATAAAGTAATTATATCTAAAGTATTATCTTCGTTATTCTTAAACACAAGTATATTTGCGTCAATTAAATCTGGAAGGAGTTCCCAAGTATATTCCCTTTTTCCAGTTTTTTCATCAGTGACATAATCATTTAGGTACTTTCCTAGGACAGACTCCAACTAAATAGCAATACTCTTTAGACCAGGAACAGTTGAGAAAGTCATAAATCCTTTATTATAACTATTGACTATTGCTTCCTTAAGTCTTTGAGTAGAATATCCCTTTGAATCTTCTAAGTCAGACACATATCTAGATACTAAGTCAAGAATTTCTTGATTCTTTTCTTTAGGCTTATTAGACTTAATGTTATGCTTTTCTCCTTTTATAGTTACTTCATAAGCATGGTCTATGTCATTTACCTAAGAAATTACTAATGGCTCTGTTCCCTCAGGATCTATAGAAGGGGCATATTTAACCCATTCCTTAGCAGATTGTCCGATTCCTTCACTTCTTAAGTTTACAGTTGGAAAAATAGCCTTATTTACCTCTAAAGCTCTAGATATAGGCTGAGAAGATATATGATAAGGGATTGAATTATCCTTTATAAAGTGAGCTACCTACTTGTCGAACTTATGCATTGAGTATCCATTTCCCGATTTCTTAGTACTATACTGTATAGTTGCCTGTACTTTGGCTGAGGATACTACTCCGTTTGAATCATAGGCAATTCTAACTGGGATAACATTCAAATCTATGTTTTTAATATTAACTCCATTATATGCCAGCATCTATTTTAGAAAAGCTAATTGGTATCTATACTTATCAGCCTTTACTCCTGTCCACTCTCTTGGACTTTGTGTTGTAGTCTTTAATGCGTACATATGAAGAGTTCCATCTTCTCCTACAAATAGCCAATCAATATGCCCAAATATTTCCTTATCCAACCCGGATAGTTTAGCTTTAACATTTAAGCCCTAAATAGCTTTACTATTAAGATATTTTCCCTTCTCTTTAACCCAAACGCCATGCAGCTAGTCTCTTAAGGAAATTGCAACCTTTTGCATACTATCTGGAACAGAATCTGCAATTAAATCCTAATATTTAGCATCATCATTCTCAAATAGGATTTTAGAGTCACCAAGTAAGTGAATAAACTTAGCATCATTTCTTAAATACTTCCACTGCTCTATTTCCTGGGACACCTATTTTTCTGCAGACTCAGGATCTATTCCTAAATCCTCTACTAAGTGTTTTATGCTCTCCTATGTATATGCATCAATATTAAATGGAGTAACTAGTGGTTTACCATCTATATTACATTGTGGCATATCAAGGAAACTTAACACATTTAATCTTGACTAATCAAATGAAGGCTCTCCATCTATCATAGATGTCTAACTTAGAGTAAGACCTTCTACCTTAATAGAATTGAGTTTATCTATTTGTGAAGCCTACCTGTCGGCTCTACTAAATACTATATCTGTTATCTTATCAAGTTGCTTGAGTTCATTCTTGTTAGAAAAAACTTCATCCAAATAGTCTAGGAGTTCACTATATGAAGTAAATTCTTGACCATTAGCTTTCAAAGTATAATGACAATAATTCATATTAACATTTTTCTATTATATTACCATCTGCTACTTGTTTAGAGATCCACGCAGATATCTTTCTTGAGTTTTTAGTAGAACCAAAATCTATATCAGGAGACTATAGCATTTGAGCTACTTCTTTATTAAATTTTCCAAAAATGCTAGTTATACTCTTTCCATAAAATTCCTTTACATCTGCAATATTCGTATTAAATACTGATTTAGTTAATTTCTTTAACTATTCTTCAGATGCACTAAATACCTAGTCTGTTTGCAGAGAAGTATGTCTTCTAACATAGTTACTAAACAGTTTGGCAAATACCTCCTCTGCTAAGTCCATCTATGATAGCTCAGAATACCTATCTCTAAGCTTATTCATAGTGAATCTACCTTCATCAGTACTTAGTACTAAATTTAATAACCTTTCGTAATTACCTCTTAATTCTGGATTGCTCTTTAACATCCCTAAAACTAAATGGACATGTTCATGTAACAGGTCATTAGTAGAAGCAATTGAAGTATTTACATAGACCTCACCATTATAAATAAAAGCCTTATCAATATTAGGATCAGCTATTCCCTTTAATTCCTTTGATACCTCTTCAGAAGTAACTAAGTTTATAGGAACTCCAAATTGATTCTGCAGAGCAGTAGATATAGCAGACATCCACATAGTAATAGGGGCATTCTATTTCTTCTTATATTCCTCTATCTAATCCTTGTCAGTAGGAATCACCTTATATTCCCATCCGTTAGAACCTAATGATTTTCTATCCTCTACATAATAGTAGTTTGAATCACTTTCTGCTATATTGTTAGCTATATTTACTAATTCCTAGGCATTTGTTCTATCCTCCATTCCCAATAGCTCATTTATCTTATAAATATAAGTTACTGCTTTCTCTGGAGTATTCATTTCTGAAATTATACTGTCTTTACTGGTTTCATCAATATTCCAAGACTATACTAACTTATTAAAGCTCTATAAGGTATAGGCGTTCTTTCCTAGTAGAAATTGCTCATCCCCTCTAATATTAGTGTTTCTATCAACAGGAACATTAATAGACTCTATTATCTGTCCAGGAAGAAAATTAGTTGAACTTCTAACAAATTCACTTGGCAAGCTATTGTCCCAATTTGAACTTCCATCCTCATTTGTAGAGTGGTCTCTAAACTTAAATTCTATTAAAGAATTTTTTCTAAGGTGTTGTCTAGACAGAGCTTTATCTACTGCAGCCTGGGCAGCTTTTTTAGAAGTATATGAGTTACTTAAACTCTACTCAATTAAGGTTCCTCTACTAAGATAATACCTTTTCTTTTTATTAGGAAGTGCTTCAGCATATATTGTATACCCTCTATATGCTTCAGTACTCATGTTCTATATAGTATCATAAGCGATTCCATACTTTTCTGATATAGGGGTAAATTGCTATTTGAGCGTTATACCTTTCTTACTGCTATATGCGTATTGGTATGTAAAGTCAGATTCACTTGATAAAACTAATCTAAATAGTGCATCGTAACTATTCTTTACACCATCCAATAATTGCTTTACATCATCAACATTTCCCTCCTAACTATTTACATAGTCCAATATAGAATTTATAACTTCGTCAGCCTTTCTTGAACCGAACTCATTAAAAGCTTTCTGGGTAGATACACCTATACTATCTAAAAGAGGTTTATGGTATTGCTTTAGCATCTTATACAAATCCTAGTTTGAGATAAATATCTCTCCATCTCCCTTATAAAACTTCCTAAAATTAAGATCCGTTACAAATGGATCCTCATAATCATTAGGAATGTCATAATTTCTTAAATTTCTCAGAAAGCTCTCAGCAACCTGTATAGCGCTTTTTCCACTTTTTAAGAATATTCCAGAATATGCTTTTTTGTTAGAAACATAGTCTACTAGCATATCTTCAAGGCTACCTATTTCCTGATTTTTCTATTTGCTTTCCTATAGAATCTCGTTTAATTCCTAATAATATGGAGATTCCTCTGAGATATTTAAACCATAATCTCTAATAGTATTTCTAATTTTTAGGAAGTTTGAAAGTTTCTAAACATCTTCCTTAGTGCCTTTTACTATAAATACCTCCTCTCCATTAGAGTTTATAGTTCTTCCATATATAGGTTTTCCTCCTATAGATAGTTTATTTACGAGTAGAATATTTGCATTTCCATCAGGAAACTGAATTTCTCCAAATTCAGGACTTTCTCTTAAATACTGTAGAGTACAGTTAGCCTGAATGCCTTCCTACTGTAAATCCTTTAATTTAATACTTCTTAGTCCACTATTTATAGACTAGGCTCTTATCCCTTCTACTATTTTATTAAGGGCTTCTGGATCTTCTCTTAGTGCCTATATAAAGCTTTCATCAATGAGGACTGAAGGAGAACTATCATTTAAGTTCAACTTCAGCTCTTCCCCATTGACTTTAACTGTAATAATACATTTACTCATTCGCAAACTTTACTTACGGTTAATAGTCCATCCCTTATAAAATTATTTATATAAGAGATAATGTTATCTGAATCTTTTAATTCTTGTATAGTGTTTAGCTAGTTCTGTAGATAATCAGAGAATTGTCCTCCTAGTACAAAATAGCTTCTTTCATTATTTACCCTTTCTAGGTAATGGTTCTAATCCTCGCTCTATCCTTTACGTAGGAATCCCTACATTGGCTAGTAAGAAGTTCCTATTCTTTCCATAATTACTGGACCATCTTCAGTCATCTATATACAGTATGGATCACGCTAACCTTTAATAGAACGAACACTAGAAGCGGCGGATATCATTATATCTCTATAACTTAAGTTTATAATAGGAGTATCCTTAGAATACTTAGATGAATCAAACTCCGTATCTGTATCTAATCTTGGAACTCCATAATAGTCTACCTTTCCCAAGTAATCAAAGTATTTAGACAAAAGTCTCATAGACTGGTTCTTACTTATGAAAGCATCAAATAGAGTAGTTAATCTGCTTGCTCCATACTGATTCTTATTTACAACTAGATTATAAAGCATAAATAAGTCTGACAAGGTCTAATCTCCTACCTTATATTTAGATAAGGCTTGTAGTCCAGATGAATATGCCTAATACTTCTTCTAAGATTCAGTACTATCTTTTATAGTCATCATATTCAGACCTACCTTATAAAGAGGAACCTTCTATTCACTACTTCTCAAGAGTCCTGAAATGAATGGATTATTTGCTAAATCGGTATATTTCTTTTCCGAAATATTTCCATCCTAGTCTACTTCAGTTACTATTCCCTATTTCAATTTAGGAATGATTACATTCTCAAATATATATTTAAAGGAGGCAATTGATGCTCTGTTGTCTAGATATAGTAATCCGTCTTCTTTAAAAGTACCTGTAGAAGCATCTGCCTACAAGTATTTAGTTCCAGCTATTACAGGAATACTGATGTTCTAGTTCTAAATAAAATTAGTTATAATAGCTGCATCTATTCCACCTAACATCTTTTTCTAATACTTCTCAGATATGTATCTGTAAGTACTCTTTGTCTAATTAAACACAGCATTGAATGCCTTTGATTTAAAGGAGAGATTACTATCAATATCAATAACTGTAGAGAGAATATCCCTAATAGCATCAAATTGCTGAATGTGAGTAAAGGCATCAAATATGTTGATACACTTCTTTACCTAGTCATATTCATCAGCAATCTACTGACGATAATTAGCATCCTTTAACCATCTCAAGACATCCATTGGAGCAGCATCTTTTAACTATTCTTTTATTTCTGAAGATACTTTATTATCTCCTAGAGTAGCTTCTACTCTCTGAGAGAGAATACTCTAAATAAATGAGGTAAGTTTCTATAAATCAACTTTAGAGGTTGGAAGTCCCTAATTAAGTCCAAGGAATCTACCAAAGTTACTAAACTCGTTAGCTCCCTCTAATACATTCTAAAACTCATCACAATCAGCAACTACACTTTCAATATTTTCTGGATTTCCTAATCCTGCTTTCTCATATGCTTCTTTTATCTAAAGCATTTTTAATGCACCATACCTAGCTTCCATCTTAGGGTTTATCTTGCCATTAGTCATGAATTGACCTCTAGCAAATGATATTGCAGTGTTTATATCAACTGTAGTTCCTCCAAAAATATTTTCCTCGGTAATAGAATCTATAAATGATGCTACTGGTGAAGTCATAAATTTAACGATGTCGTCTATATTCATTCCTACTGTAATTAAGAACAAATACATTTTTGCTAATTTATTACCTGCATTTACTTTAGCAAGGATTAACTCCTTAGCATTATCTGTCGCAGCTGACAGAACTTGACTAATCATTAAGTCAACATAAAGGTTTCCAGTAATTCTCGATCCGAACTCAGCTTGAATATTAGGGTCTACTCCATCCATATTCAAATCTGGGAGACCTGTTATTGTTCCAGGCTAGATATTTCCCTTTGCTCTTCCTATAATCCTACTAGTTGTAAATTGGAAATGACCATATTTTCTCTTCTCTGCATTTCCATGCCTAATCAAATCATTTAAGTAGTAGTGCCACATGAATGAGGATTTCTCACCATTGGCAGCAATACCAATAACGTTCTTACCAGTCATATTAGAATACTGCATAAGGTACTTAGTTACAGGATTCAAAAGGGTCATTTCTGAAGCTGCTTTCTATTTTGGACTATACCTAGATGCTGCACGGAAGTCTTCCATCTCAATAGGAGAATAAGCTCTAGTCATATTTACTAAATCTTGAACAGTATTCTATATGTGTGAGGAAATAAAGTTCTTACTTACATCCTGAGATAAGTTAGGAGGAATCTAGGTAAACTCATGTTTATTAAGATTCTTTACTACTTCTAATCCGTTAGGGTTAGTATAGGAGATATTAACAGTCTTGCTATCACCATCCTAATAAGATTCCCTATTTATCTCATTTATAAGATCTGCATATAGTCTAATCTTAGATGCTTGATCCTATTCACTACTAATTCTTTCAATCCAAGGGTCTAAATCTACTATGTGATCTAATTGCTTTAATCTATTTTCTATTACTCCCTTACGATTTTCATCAGTAGTCTCCGTTAATTGCTTTGCAAGATTAGCTCTGGCAGCTGCTGCATCATTTATTACTGTATGTCTTATCTTCTAAGGCATTGGTAAGTATTCTGAAGCAGCAAGTGTTTCATCAGTAGAATAATCAAATAGATTACTCCATCCAACGTATTTACCATTGGTATCAAAACACAGACCCATGACATATGCCTTGTCTATATCATAATCAGATCCTTGTAACCATGTCTACCATGCAGTTACAAAGCATTGTCCAGTTTCTGTTCCAGTGAATCCTACATTTTTCATCTTCATGAATGACTGTAGTGTTTGTGCTGGAATACGAGCAACTGTAAAGCTCTATGCTTTTTGGAAAGAAGTATACTACTTGTTCTAGTTTTTAGCATCAAATGCTGCTAAAGCTTTTTTAAGTTTAATACCTGCAATCTTAAAGCGATTATTGTCATTTTTGTTTGGATTTGCTGCCTGCATTATCTTATGCAAAGATACTACATATTCTGATAAATCCTAATCATAATCTATTTCTTTACTAAAATTATATAAGGTTTCTTGGAGAATCTTTCCAGAGCCAAATGAAAGAGACTTATTTAACTATACTCCTCCATATTCGTCTGATTTATATATGTTTCCAAGAAGTCTGCTAATATACTAATTTACTTCCTAGTCAAATTTCTATTCTGGAGTTAATTTAGAAGTATGACCTTCAGCATTTGTATAGGTAAGTTCTGCGTCAGAATACTGTTTCTGCTCTAGGCATTGCTTTATGGCACTTCTATTAATATTATACAAATCATAGGATATTATTGATCCATCCTCTGCAGTTTCATCAACCCTATGCTTAGATACAAATTCTATATATTGAAGTACTCTATCACCATCTCTACGGTAGGTGTTTTGGTTCTCAACCTTCTTACCTCCCTTTACAAAGGCTTCCTTCTTATTATCCCACACAATATCATCTCGTACTATTTCCCTACCTATTTCAAATAGACGTACATTATCCCCTGTTATAGCATAAATCCTATTAACAACAGTTGGAGAATTTTCAGATACTTCATATTCTCTCTAGTATTTTCTCTTATTTATATTGTCCCAGGCTCTATAGAATGACATACAATTACTGCTATTCTTCTAAAGAGGTTTAAAGGTAATGAATGTGTGACTTCCATTTCCTTTAGTGAATACCAAGTCGTAATTATCAGATTCAATAGATACTGTAGGAGTAGAAAAATAAGACTTTCCTTTCTTTAATACATCCACTAAAGAGTCTCCTGCCTTAATTCCGAACTTAGAGGCATACAGATTAGACATAATAATCTCCGCTGCTTCGTTTTTTAGATTAGAAATCTTTACCGGCTCAGCTCCCTATGCCAATTCATATACTCCCTTTTTAATATCATGGAAGGCTTTATCAACGTCCCACTTCTTAACTGCTTCTGCAGATAGTCTCTTCTTTTCATCTCCAGATATATTCATATCATCAATTTGGGCAAGTTCCTAAATCTATCCCTTTACTCTCCAATGATTAAAGATATTGGTATGATGTTGAACTCCGAGAGCATCTACATAATCCCAAGTAATTCTAACTGGAGCTAAATTTCTAGGTACTGTAACGTCTTTTTGGAACTTCATACTAGAGATATTTGAATAACCTCTCTTCTGTAGATATTCTTGTGGATTATCCTAGAAGTTGTAGTAGTCATGAATCTCGTTTAACGAAATATGTTCTTGGAATGTTCCAGTTTGTCCTAATGCATTAGTTCCCTCTAAGGTTACTAGTACATTTTCAGTAGGTATGAAAGATTGCCCATCTTCATATACTGGCATACTCTACTGTATAGTAGACAAGTACTATTTCACAACATCCTATTTTGCTTTAGTATTATCTAGCTCTGTTGATGAGAACCCTTTCTCTGTGGCTTCCTTTACTAAATCTTCAAACTAATAAGTCATTCCATTTATGTCATATATCATTGACATATTATAAGAAGGAACCATCACAGTACCAAGACCTGGATACTAACGTTTAATAGATTTTTTGTTTATGTTAGATACAAATGTAGAAAGAATACTACTATATATGTTTGGGTCACTAAAAGGTATCTTTAGTTTGTCAAGAGAGTGATCTGTATTTAAATTAAATTTAGCCTTTATGTTATTTATAATAGCTTCAGCTAGACCAATCTCTCCACTTCCAGACTTAATATTTGCCATAATAGTTCTACCTATGACATCATAGATAGCAGACATATCTCCAGATTCTCTAAACTAAGCAACTGCATCAAGCTCTACCTTAGACAGGTCTAAGGCAGTCTATCCTAACTGCTGATAAATCTGTGTAACATAATCATGCAAATAACCTCCTGCATCTAAGGAGCTTATAACCTGAGAGAACTCTGTCATGTGTGCTTCATCAGCTGTATGGTCTGAATCCTGCTGGATACCATAGGTATCAGATCCTATAGTCATATAGGAAAATTCTGTATCGTCATACCAAGAGGAAGTAGGGTTTATATTTCCAACTCCATTCTTTACAGCAGAATTATTTGCCAGGACATGAATCATAGCCCTCTTTAAAGGCTAGTCATAGCTCTTAATACTTAAATCCTTCGGATCTGCTCCTTCTTTTAAGGTTGCTACATGGTTTATGTAGTTAGTTACAGCTATATTGGAACCCTCAGAGTATACAAAATTCTCTCCATTATAAGATTCCGACCATATACCTCCTAAGGCTGTATGAAGTTCAAATAATGAGTCAATTGTATGATATGGAGTATTCTCTAAAATAGACTCTGAAGGAATGTGCCTTCCTGTATTATCAAAATAGTGATAAACTTTCTATTCCTCTCCTATAGGTTGATTTCCCTAATCTACCGCTTGTTCAATAGTATAATATACTCCACGCTCTCTACCAAAGTCTGTAATCTTAATATGATTTCCAGCCCTATTATAGTAAAGTTGATTATTTGGATAAAGATTCTATTCCATAATATCATCTGCGAATGATATTTCATGGTCAGCTTTATAACCACAACCTTTTATTAAGTCAATTTCTCCATCATTCCAAGCTCCTTCTATTGACTTTCCCTGTGCATCAACTACATGCCATCTCTTACTATGCATCTTTCTAAAGATATTATGTAAGTTGATTGCGTGTTTAGTTGAGTTTAGGTCATTTCCAACTGACTGCCTCATCCACTGATTTGTAATAGTATCTGTTGCATATTTTAACAAAGTTGCAGTCATATACCTATCATCATAATAGTGTTGAATAGGCTTCTTAATTGTTCCAACTTCATTTGGACCAAGAGATTTATTCTCAAGTATAGACCAGAAAGGACTTAGCTGAGCACTACCGTCGTGTGCATCCACTACATCAGTTTTTCCACTAAAATTGAACACATTTGCAGGGACATCTGAAATACATGCAACATTCATTTGTTCACATATACCTTCAAGACTCGGAACCATCTTAGTCATAGTTGCAGACATAATTACATTACGCTTAAACTAAGCATTCTGCCCTAGGTTTTCCATAGCATAAATCTAATCATCATAGGCTGCCTCTAAATCTGCAATAGTATTCTCTAGAGGAACTCCCTCAGTTTTAGCTCCATTAACTATTAGTTCTTTGCCATTGTCTATCATCTTTTTTAGATCATAGAAAGTAAGAACATTTTGGTCATATTCTGGATTTAGAAGTAGAATATTTCTCTTGTTAAGATTTTCATTCTTTATTTTCTCCTTTAAATCCAACTTAGCCAGAGCCTTAATTTTATGGTTAATTTCTGAACCAGTTGTACTAAATCTGAGATTATTTCCAATAAGATTATCAATAAGAAAATAAGCATTTAGCATTGGATTTAAGGTAAAATCTGCATTATCATCTATACTTCCATATAGAATATCCTCGTTTCCAGACTTTGCTAAAACTACATATTCCTCACTTCCTACTTTCTTAATCCATTGTTTAGTATTTAACCCAAAGGTTTGCTTCATAATAGACTTCATCTGTTCATCTACAGGAATAGAGAATTGTTTTTCTAGAAGGGTCTTTAGAAATCTTCTTTTTTCCAAAGCAAGCCTCTAATTTAGCCTAGTAGAATCATTTGGATTGTATAAGTTAGTAGCAAACTCATAAAGTAATTCATTGAATGCTAGCTTTTTCCCTTTAATTTGCCTATAATGCAAATCCTTATAAAAAGTAATAGTATTATTTGGATTTGCTTTATTGTAGGAATTGACTGCATTCATTAAGTCTTTTTCAGAATTAATAGTAACCTCTTCTCCTGTTGCAAGCTTGGTTGGGATTCCTTTTAATACTTTACTTATGTCATCTATATCTTTAATTTGTGGAAATAGTCTCTTATAATCCTCAATGACCCTTTCATATACTTTATTATAGGCAGTACCTATTGTACTTTTAAGTTTAGATACTACTGCCTATTCAAGAGCAGGGCTCTTTATAAGGTCAGTTAATTTCTGGTTATCAATGATGATATCTCCAAGACTTATATGGTCTGCAATAAATTTCGTTTTATCAGATTGAGTAGTGGACTGTGTGAAGATTGTTCCATCCTCGTGTAAAGGAAGTAGAAATTTGTTAACCAAGGCATTGTACAAAAGCTCTCCCTCAGTCATATTCTTTATCTACTTAACTTTACCATCCTTAGTTCTAACATCAGTGTCAATAGTCACATCTAACACTGCTTTTCTATTTCCTGAGAAAAGAAGGTATGCAGTTGGACCGCCTGCTTCATTTGATTCCCTCATCTGAGTTTTTATATCTCCACTTAGGAATGCAGGGCTAAAGTTTGGAATTTTATCTCCGTCTAAGTTTGAGATTACAGATTTAGAAGTATCATTAGCCAGTAATGCTCTTGTATTTGCTAACTTAACAACCCAAGGCTCATTAGAATCAACTGTAGTTAATTGATAACCATCAAAGTCAGTTCTGAAATATTCATATAGATTTCTTGCATCGTAGATTCCTGGGAACTTTCCAGAATCTTTTAAGAAGGTTCTCAATTCTGTTAGTGCATAAGTGGAACCATCTTCTTTAGTAGCTTTTCTAAAATCATTATAAATATCTTGTATTACTAGGGCTCTAGCTGCAGACATAAATACATCATGTAGGAAATTAGGTCTACCTTTCATTGAAATAACTAACTCATTTAATGACTAAGTATTCTTGCTGAAGTCAGTATTAAGCATATTATCTATGAAAGATAAAACGTCTGCTAGCTGAGTTTCCTAGACAGTTAAGTTATGTCTAGACACTAAAGCATTTCTCTACTCTCTTGTGTTAAGAGATACATCTTTAAGCTCCTCTAACTCCTTAATTTGGAATCTACTAGCAGATACATTCTTCTTGGATAGTAAATTTATTCCTAATCCATTTACTTTAATTTGATAATTTTTTCCAGCAATACTGATAGAATAACTCTTTCCATCTGCCATAGGAGTTAATTTATATTCATCTAACAACTGAGCACTATCCAGTCTTTTTATGGTATTATCGTTTATGTCATTGATAATATCAAATTTAGTTTTAGAAATTGAATATTTATCCTTAACTGCGGTTTTTGTAGTCTAAGTATCAAAGTCATAAACTGTCTAAAGATAATTTAGAGCAGTATTTGAACATATTAGACCATACATTGTTTCTACCAGATTATATCGAGAACGAATACCGTTTTCCTTTAAATACGCATCCTCAATCTCAAGCCATGACTTATTTTGTCTTCCATTTTGCTTGGTTTTCTTTCTGGTATCAAATACAGTTCTGTATATAGAATACAGAACATTCATGTTGTTATAATCAAACCCTCTAGATTCTAGCTCTCTAATAATATTCTAATTCTTGTCAACAAATAGCTTCTTGAATATGGTTTGTAGATTACCATTCCTCCTAGATTGGTCTTTAGTTAAATTTTCTACAGCGTCTTTAAACTTATTATCAGTTACTAGAGTTCCTGCTGACTTCAACTTAACTATAGTTCCTACAAAATCTTTTGGTTCTAGACGTCCCCATTGTTCAACTTCATCCTTATAATCATATAGAGATATTCTATTTATTAAGACTTGGCTAAATTTAGCCATTTCTTCCAAAGAGTCTGATACATCGTCTCCCCAAGTCTTTCTAGCATTGCTATTTCCCACTGCAATCTAATACTTGTATTGATAGGTAGGTGTACCGTATCCGTCCAATGTAAATTGAATAGGGTTTGCCTGTGAACCTACATTGATGAATTTACTTAAACTCTGTTTTAATACATCATCAAAGTATGTTAGGTTAATAAAGGCATTGACTGCATTATACAAATCCCTATTTTGACTTGTCTACTTTACTTTATCTATGTCTTCATTCCATCCATTTTCTATTGAGTCTAAAAAGGTTCCTTCACTTTTTAAGGACTCAATAATATTATACATAGCTGTAATGGTATTGTAGTGATTTTGAGTCTTTATCTTTACTTTATTGTTCTTTGTAGAAGTTACATAGAGATTCTTAGGAAACTATTCAACGTCAGCCTCCTGAAGGTGATACTTAGTTAGGTAATCTCTTATAATTTTATATTGAGATTCCTGATAGTTTATTATATTGTTATTTAACTTTCTATCGGAATCAATGATCATTCCTTCTCCCCTGGTGTCAATGATAGTAGCAAGCGCTAGGCTATCTTCGAAAATTCTACGTCTCCAGGAGTCCATTCCTGGATTGGACGTACCATAAACACTTGATAATATTGATTTATATTTTATCTACTAGATATCCTCTTCTCTAACTAGATCTGTTCCCTTAATAATTGCAGATATTTGCTATTCTGCCTTAGTTAAGGGTCTTGGTAGAAGCTTAGTTTTTAAGGATCTTGTAATGCGAGCTTTATCTTGAGTAGATAGTTCAAATGGAAGATTTGCCTTTGATAATTCTACCCCAACCTGTTTTACAAGAGCGTCTATACTATCAGTATAATTTTCCTCGTCAACAGATTCGTCTATATCAGTGCTGAAGGGAAGATCCTACAGCACTGAATAAACGTCCTCTATTAACTCGTCTACATTTGATGATTCTAATTTAGAAAGATTTATCATATTTGAATGAAGATCTTTACTATAATTAGGAACTCTACATTTTTTCATATTAAATTGGACATGAGTTTAATAAATTAGTTAAATCTCTTATAACATCATTAGCGTCATCTTCATAATTTTCTTTTAAGTATCCTATCATTTTATTAACAATCATAGTGAATGTTTTCCAAGAAATATCACCTCCCTGTAAAGAATTGGAAAGTTCTTCCGTAAACATCTACAAATCGTCTTCTTCTAGATTAGAGAAGAAACTATTTGTTGTATTCAATATAGTGTTAATAGCCTCATCAGATGTTAAAGTATCCGGATGTGTTTGTTCTGCAATATCTGGAACTATTACTAGACCATCATCGTAGTGAATATTGTAATAGGACTCATTTCCATCCTAGTCTACAAAGGTTAATCTTTTAGCGTTAGGTATAGAATCAGTTGCCTTCAAGGTCTTACCCCAGAACTCCTCAGAATCCTTAAGAGAAGTTACATCCCCGTTTTCTGAAAGTCCGAGTAATATATTTTCAAAAGAAACTTTTGGATTATTCTATACGAAATTCCTAAGACTCTTGTCAATTCTTTTATTTACCGCCTTTACATAATCCTCTACAGTATCATAATCAGCAGGATCTATCTCTATTCCTGCCAGATTTAATGTACTACTTATCGAATTATGCATCTGCTATACAGGACTAACAACTTCCTCCTATTCTACAGGCTTCTATGTAGGTTCTTCTGTCTGTTCTACATATGGATTTATATCAACCGCAATTAGAGGTCCAGAAGAAACTGCATTAGAAGAAAATAACTTCTTATTAGTTACAGTTCTATCAATCTATCCGGACTCTTCATTCTTTCTCTCAACTAGTATTGGGTCAGAGAATATTCCGTACTTAAACTAAGCTGCAGTTGCACGTATATTATCTCTAGTAAAATCATTTTCCACAGGGGTAGAAATGACTCCATGGAACATTAAATTAAATAAATCATCCATTCTAGAATCATATACTCCAGTTCCATTTTCCTTATTATACGGAATAACTCCAGGTATTCCTTCAGAGAACTCTGCATCTTTATCAGCACCAACTTGATTATCAATTGGATCAATAATTCCCATCCAATTCAGAACCTTGTCCTGATATTTAATTGTATACGGAGTAGCCCCATCTCTCTATCTATCAACTATATAGTCTAGAAAATCCTCCTTACCTGTTGCCATCTAATTACTTATATAATGAGCTGTCTTGATCATTACAAGTGGGAGAGTAGTTAAGTTAGTTTTATCAGAAATATGTAAGGTACTTCTAGTACTAGCATCCTATTCTTGGAAATCCAAATCAATATTATTGGTTGCTTCAACATTCTTAAACCAACCCTTCATATCCTTTAAGTTCGTAGTGATATAGGATTTCTTGTTCTACTCAGAAGGAGTTATAATCTAGTCAACTATATTGTTAAATATATTCTCAAGTACAGCTAATTGAGTTCTAGCAATCTGAGGATTGATATAAATTCCTACAGCTTTATCAGGATTGTCGTAGAATTTGCTATCTATGTTTGTCAATTTTCTAAGGTAGGCACCATGAACAGAGTTGAACCCAAGTCTAAATTCCTTTACGTAGTCAGCCAAACTATCGTTAAAGTCCCATAGAACCTATAGCCTTGACTATAATTCTGGGGATACCAGTTTTCTGTACTATGCCTCATCTAAATTATCCTTGTCTCCTTTCTACCTTTGGAACTCTGCATTGTCCATCTGACAAAGCTTATTCATATCTTCGTCATTTAAACCATTTTCCTTACAGAATGCGTCATAACGCTCCATAAAGCGACTTAAGCCTGCTCTGTAGTTCCACATTGCTTTATACATTCTTATAGCAAATGGCTACAGTTCCATTGGTGTGGTAAATGTACAATTTCCTACTCGATTATTGTATAATTCTACCCACTTTTTTTGATAAAGAGATTGAAATGAAACTCCGACATTATCAAGACGAATCATTCTAACCTACTTAGGCATAGTTGGATCCTATGTCTATCTTATATAAATATCCTTTAATTCTGATGGAGAGAGTAATAAGTTGCTAGAAACGAACATTACAGGTTTACCTCTCATTTCTGGACTAATTCCAGGAATGTCGTCTATTACAATATTAACATCAGATTCTACCTAAATAGGTGCCTTACTTCTATAAGGACTCTAAGAGCTATTAGCTTCCTCTAACCTATAAGAAGAATCCAAAGGCATTAAACGAGTATACTGTGAGAATTTTGGAGGATTAACTCTAAATTCCTGGTTATTCTAAACCCATCCATCAACTATTGTAGAATACTTAGTTATGATATCGTCATATGAATCATACAATCTTTGTAGTTCCTCCGAATTTTCTGCGCCATTATCTATCTTAGATTTAATAGCTTCTTTGATAGAATTTGCATTTCTAGCCCAGGTATCTGGATTATTTAGACCTCCTAGGGACACAGAATATATATTTCCATCTTTTCCCTCCAGTTTAGCTACAAGTTTTATTACCTTTCCTCGTATTGTTCTATCCTCATTACTTAGTCCACTTCCCTTAGTTAAACCTATAAGTCTATTTGAATCAGACTCATCTTCTACTTTTATAAAGTACTATATGTTATTAAAGGAATCCTTGCTGAACATTTCTCTAGTTTCAGGAGGCAATCTATCGTAGTACTCGGATCCGTATATTATTAAATTCTTTAATTGAATTACTTTACGCATTAGCTCTACTTTACCTTCCTTTACTTCTTGTCCAGGCTTTACAAAGATTCCTAAGTCACTAGTACTATTAGAATCATTTACCCAAACATCTCCAGCAGTATTAATTCCAGAGTAACTTACACTACTGTAGGTAGTTACAGGACTGCTTAGAATAGTATTCTATTCCATCTCTTCTGAGGCTGATTCTGTTTCCTCTTCAGAATTATTTCCATCCTCTTTAATAGGAGTAGTCTCTTCCTGTATCTCCTCCTAAGATACCTCCTGTCCACCTATTGTAGTTGGTTCATTTGGCTCTTCATCCTGATCAGTAGTAGGAGCTCCCTAAGGCTATTCAGACACTTCTGGATTGTCTGCAAGAGCTTTCTCAATTTCTGGAAGTCTTTTATCTCTAAATTTCTAAACAGAGGTAGATAGTCCAGAATACTCTCCGTTAAACTCCGATTCAGCACTCTATATTATATTGGATAATCCGTTGTCTATAAGGATAGTACCTTTGGTACTTCTAGTAATTAGAGTGTATAAGTCCTTAGAGAATTGATTAATATTTGTATTATTATTATTCCAACTATTTCCTAAGTCAAGATTCCATTTTTTGTCTACTACAACATAATCAAACTCTCTTCCCTAAACATCTAGAGGAGACAGTGGGTCACTAACCTTTAGTCCTGCATCTCTTAACTTTTGATACTCGGTAGATGATGAATCTCCTATAAATCCAACAGAAGCATTCTTTGGAATTTTATTGAGAACATCTTGAGGAATAGTATCAGTAATCATTTCCCCGCTAAAGACATCTTTATTATAATAGCGCAATTGAATATTCTTGAAGGTCTATTCATAAACAGTATTTCCAAGAGTTCCTGGATCACTAACTGACAATTTATCAATTACAGAAAGTAAAGGCTATTGATTAGAAACCTTTAAAGCATTTCCATTCCTTAATGATAAATATAGTGAAGGAGACCTCCATGCTATAAGAGAATTTTCTTCGATATTTCCTATATTATTCTTGTTATATCCATTCTGATGTTCATCTCCTATCAGAATTAAATTTATTCCATTAAGGTCACAGAATTTTGATATAATAAGTAATTCTGGAGTACTAAAATGAGTTGCCTCATCTATCACTAAGTATTTAGGAGCATTATCAATCTTCTTTACATTTAGATTATCCTTTAGATTTACAATGGTACTTCCATTCTCTTTCTAAGTTGTATATAAATCTTTAATGTTTGGAGCTTTACCTCCAAAAATAGTATTAAATAAGTCCGATTTTAATTTTTCAGTGCTATCTGGTAAGCTATCCTTTAAATTGTCTACCTAGCTCTAAGTAGGGCCAGAAACCCAAGTATTTTTTCCAGTTCCAAGGTTTAATCTTGCTACTGCAAATGTCTTTCCGCTTCCACCAAGTCCAGTAACTATAGAAGTGTTATGAGCTACATCCATCTTAGAACCAGTTTTAGCTTTAATCCAATCCAATGCCTCATTAATTGCCTTAGGATTTTCTTTCTGTGCATAAGCAAGTTTAGATACATATTCCTATATAGATATTGGGGCCATATTAGGATTCTCATCGAGGAATGCTTTTAATCCCCTATAGTACTTTACAGTACTTGCTGACATAGCTCCAACTATTAACTAGAACTTGTCATAATTTGTCAACTTGTCATAAGTTAAATTCTCATCCAGCTTAGCTGATTCCTATCCTAGTACCTAATTAGCATCAAATATACTATTAGATAGATTATCCAGAATTTCAGCAATAGACATATTTGACTTCTTTCTGTTATTATAAAGTAATTCCTATAATGCTACTATGGATGAAAGAGAATCATCTAATGTTAAATCTTCATAACCATCCAATAAGTCTAGAGTAGGAGAAATCTTGAAGGCATTCCTATTTAAATCAAAAAACTGCTTAATTGTCTTAGTTAGCGCTTGGTTAGCTTTAATAAATTTTATTTCTCTCTATCCCGTATTCTAATCATGCTTATTAATCCATGAGTTAATTTCTCGTCTATATGCAGAAATTTCTCCAAGAAGCATATTAGCATCTCCTTCTTCAATCTCTGGAAGCTCTTCTGTTTTACTAAAGACATCACTATGATTCTTTACAAATTCATTCACATATTTATTATGTCCTACAGGTGTTCCGTCTGTAGTTCTTACTGAAGCGCCATATATGAAGGATTCTGCAGTTTTAAAATCTTCTAGAATTTGCTTTAAGCTGGATAGCTGAGAGTCACTTAATTGGAAATCAGCATTCGTCTCCTATGAGTTATAGGAGTTATATATATCTTGAAGCAAATCTTCAACATTGACATCATTATTAGAAGAGAACTTAGAAATTTTATTGAGAAGAGGAATAACTGGATTATTTACAAAGGTAGCTCCTTCTAAGGTATTAAGAGTCTTAGTCTGAGGAGAATTGTTTACTCCTTCTATAAAGGTATCTAGATTCTTAAAGTAAGAGTCTGATATCTGGTCCGATACATTATTTACTATTTCATTATATTTACTCTCTGAGATATCAGCTACTGTATCAGCTACTTCTGATTCCAAAACTGATGGATCTATTGTAGCCTCTGCATAGAATTTCTATAACGGTTCAAGATTATCTGAGAAAAATCCCAAATATTCCCATTCATCCTCTAAAGAATTTCCATTTCTTGCCATATCATATTTGATGAAAGCATCCAGGTCTCGATAAGTAATTTCTCCGTTATTTTCAAACTAATAATCAGAAGGAATATTAAAAGCCTACTTCTCGTCTGTAGACAAGCTAGATATAGATTCAAGAGATTCTATAAAATCGGGATCTGATGAAAAGGCTCCAACGGTTTCATACTTTCTTCCAACTATTGATGAAGCGGTTTCATTAATTCTATTCTTAATTGCCTTCTTTAGGGATGGAACATCCTATATACCCATCTTCAGAATCAGGTTATATAAGTCAGTATTTTGCTTATCAATATCAGAAACATCCTTAGGATCTACTTCCTATCCATCTTTAGGAGTAACTTGCATTTCCCACCAATGCTTTTTAACATCAGCATCTGTCTGTTCAGCTACATTGTCAAGATAGTACTTAAGTAATTCACCTCTAAGAGCTCCAATCTATGATACAAGATATCTGAAATCTGTAGAAGTTATAGGCTACTTAGCAAATTCCTAAATCCAATTAAATTGATTATCAATATTGTATTTACGTATTGCATCAGCATGCTTTTTCTGACGTGCTCTGAAGTCTTCTTCAGATTCTCCCTCCAATGGAGAAGCTAATGCTGCAAATTCTTCGTCAGATTCAGAGTCAAGCTTATCTGTTATCTGCAGTAGTTTCTTAGATGGATCATTCTTTCTTAATTTCTCAATTACAGATAATTCCTAATCAAAGTTAGTATTCTAGAAAGTCTATAGCTCTGGAAGAACCTGTTTCTCCATATCTTTATATAATTTAAAAGCAGTATCTAGATCCTACTTACCATTCTTTTTCCAGGCTTCATATCTAGTCTAAACTGTTTGAAGTTCTGAAGGAGATAACTATTGAAGAGATTTTCCTGTGAGCTCTCGTGCAAACTAGTTAAAGTTAAGTGATAAGAATCTTCCACTTAAGTTAGTATCCATTGCAAATAGAGTTTTCTCTACATATCCTAAAGAACCTTCTCCGAACAGGTAATCCTTCTACTCTATAAGCTCCTATTTCTCCTACTGAAGTTTCTAAAGTTTCTCCTAATATTCAGGACTTTTCCTTTTGGCTTCATCAGTAGTAGTATTTACTAGTTCCTATATTTCATTCTCTTTATTAATTATAGAATTTGAAAGATTCTAGAAATCCTCCTAAAATTTAGAGATATATGACAGATTTTTAACATTCTCTGCATTATCTCCCTTTAGAAAATCTGATAAAGCATTTGCTCTATATTCTCCCTGAACCATTTTATCAAACAGTTCATCTTCAGATAGATTTAGTTGATTACCATTAAGGATTAAATCTAGTTGGTTTATGATGTTAGAAAGTCCTTCATAGTTTGCCTATGCTTGAGACTTATGGTTTTCATCTGCAGTTATATAGGTCTTCGTTCCATCGGAATTTGTAGTACTATCATAGGATAGTTCGGAACTTCCAAGAGAACCCTTGTCTCTTAGAGTTTGAAGCTCCTGCAAAATATCCTTTTTCTTTCCTTGTCTTAGAAGGTAAGTAATTTCATTTTGGAACTCTTTAGTAGAGTTGTTTCTATTATTCCAAGCCTCTACTCCTCCAAACATAGCACCACCGGCAGCTCCTCCGAAGAAGGACATAAGATATCGGTCTCCCATATTTTCCCAAGCACCATAATCAGTTTGTGAGAAATATCCGAGTCGTCCTGCTAATTCTCCTAAAGATTTAGAAAGGTCTGTTACGAGTTCCTCACTTACTTCCTCTGTACCCTCTCCTAAAGCCTTACCTATAATACCTATTGTTCCATCCTTATATTTTTCTCCAAACTTATCAACAGTTCTCTTTCCTAAGTCAATTCCTTTTTGAATAACCCCTATAATACCTTTCTTTGTTGATAAATCAGCTGCTTCTCTTCTTCCAGCCATATACAGGTCAGCATTTTCTTTAGCAGCTTTTCTTAAAGCAAGTCTAGCAGGATCCTTTTCAAAGAACATCTCCCCAAGACCTAGGTATTTGTCAACAGAATACATACCAAGTGTTGATCCAAATGCAATAGCAGCAGCTTCCGCAGGAGTGCCTCCCTTTTCTAGAACTGATTCATATACATCAGTATTAGATATAAGTGCCATATATCCAAGAGATAAATCCTGAGCAAGTCTATTTCTATTCTACATTACCTTCTCTGCTGCAGGAATATACTTGTTAAGAGCAGCTTTACCTAAAGAAGTTTCTGCCCATTTTCCAGATTCAAATAATTTTCCAACATTATAAGGGTCGTCAGTTCCAAGATAAGAAGACAATTGTGCCTTACTTATTTTTCCTTCTAAACTCTCCTGTATGTATTGATTTGCTTTATCCATGTAATCCTTCTAAGCCTTAGCAGTTGCAGTATTAAGGACTGAATCTCCTCCTCCCTTAAGCTTATTGAAGGTATTTGCTATGAACTTCTGTTGTCCCCATTGCAAAGCAACATCCGACATTAAATTTCCAAAGTTTTCAAAGCTAAATGTATTCTCCTGAGCATAATCAGACATAGAAGTAGAGAATTTCTAACCGTAAGCTGCAATAGTGTTTGCAAGCTAACTATTAGGGTTCTAATCTCCAGTTAATGAAGCAAGCATACCGTAAGCCATAGGGAGAGTCTTAGCTAATTCTCTTCCTACTAGTAGTCCCGAATAAGCTGTGTTAACATAAGGTATAAACATTGGAATTATAGATGCGACATTTTTTGCAACTGTTCCTGCAACTGACTTCTCTAAATCATCAGAATCAAAGAAGTCATATTTGTTTATAGCACTGTTTTCACTAGTGAGATAGTCTGCTGCAGATACTACTGTCTTTCCCCTTAGATTTCTACCATTAGCCTTCTCTGTATAGTATTCTCCATCTTCATTTACCTTCCATTCTCCTTTCTGGTGCTTAACTTTATTACCTGTAATAGGATCTACTTCAATAGTATCCTCATCATAAGTAGCATATACAAGAGGGTCATCAAAAAGAGAGCTAATATATTCAAATGGGTTAGTAAACAGAGAAATATCGTTAACAGATTTGTCCAAAAATGTGCCTGTAGCTGGATCAAATATTTTACTATTCTGAGCTAACTCTCTTCTAGACTTATCTGAATTAGTAATTTTATTTATTCCACCTACACCAATTCTTATATGATCTGGATTATTAATAGTATTCAAATTGAAGTTGATGTCCTTTACTCTACCTCCGGCAGGTCTATTGACATCCCACATACTATATTCATAATTGTCTACAGAGTTCTCTGTACTGAAGTCTCTAAAGGTACTTGCAACATTATTATAGTATGCGTCAAATTTCTAATCTGAGAAATTACCGTTGCTGTCCTAAAACATCTTTTGATTTCTAATATATGGACTATTTTTATATACATCTTTAGACATAAACTGTGTATTGTCTAAAGTCATTCCTGAAACATCCTTGAAGTCCTGAGCAGTAAACTCAGGATTATTCAAAGATGCAACAAGCCAATCATTCTATTTCATTGCCATAGCGTTGCTGTATTTGTAGCTTTTTGCTTTTGTTGTTTATCCCATACCTGTTGTCTCTGTTCATATCTATATGCGGTAGACTCCTTAATATCATTACCATCAGCATTGGCAGCATTAAGGGGATTAGTGTTAATAGGAATGTATATATTACCTTTATACAATTTATCATTATTAAATGATATCCAGTTATTATCTAGTTCATATTCACCTTTATCCTTATCAGATAGAGCTCTCCTAACAGTATCGAATAGCGCATCATCCCCTGAGGCATTTTCTATATACTAGGACTCTTGTAATCCCTACTTCTTGCCTGCTACCATCCTCTATGCTTTACTGCTTGCAACTCCTTCTAATACTAAGAAATGCCCAAAATATTTTGGATTTACAGTGCCCTTGGAAGCATCTACTAAATATCCAAGACCAACTCTTTTAAGTATTTCTGCTTTCTTTCTCTCATAGTCTTGAGTTCCAACTTTAGCACCTAACTGCTTAAGTTTATTTATTACCTTTGAATAAGTGTCCATAATACTAAAGTTAACCTTTCCGTCAGGAGTTATAGGCAAAGTTACTGTCATAGCACCTCCACCAGAATTAACCATAATATCATCAAAACTGTCAGAAGAAATCTACTAGTCTCCAAAGGTAATGTTCTATCTATTTTTAATAAGATAGCCTACTTTAGAATCACCAATATACTTAGTAAGAGATTTATTGTCATCCATTCCAGGAGTAGTTCCGTAATACTTGCCATCAACAGAAAGCTGTCCTCTTCCTATAAGGAGATTATAACTTTGCTCATCACCTGCTTTATCAGATTGGAGCTACCTCCAGAATCCCTCTTTAGGATCTTCAGAACTTCCTCCATCACTACTGCTCTTTCCAGCTTTTTTAAGCTTCTCATCAGTTCCAAGATAGTCTATTTTGTATGAAGATGTACTTTTTAGGCTACCAGATAAATACTGTGTAACTAAGGCTTGAGTAGCTTTATTTGGATCAGATATTCCAGTTTTTAAAGATGCCCATACTTTGGCTCTCTTAGGGAGACTTACAGTTAAGTAATCAACCAAAGCTTTTATTTGCTGTGCATTTGTATCAGTAGAAGACTCTGTCTAATATTTTCCATCAAGAGCACTCTACAGATATTCCTATTGTTGTGACTTTGATAGATTCTATAATGCTTTTAAACCAAGAAGTGCCTCTTTTCCAGCAATTCCTTGTTCTTCATATTTATAACTTCCTAATGATACTTTGGCCTAGTCAAGGAGCTTCTAAAATGCTTCATACCCCATTCCATTATTAATAATTTCAAAAGCATTATCGTTCTTTGAGAATGCCATCTTAGGAGAATACTTTCTAAGCCAAGCCAGGTTAGAGTTAGTAAGTAGATTATATTGGTCAGGATTACTTTGATACTCCTACAAAGAGACCTCCTGTATATTTCCCTTTTTATCAGATGCTAAAAGGTTGCCCCCTAAGGTAATTGCAATCTCTCCAATGCTGCCGTTCTCTTTAGCATCCTTAATAGATTCATCAAATCTTTTCTTATTCTAATTAGCTACCTTTAACTTATATAAGCTACTTAAATAAGTATTAGCTAATTCCCCAGTATCTATTCCAACTAAACTTTCAGTTGCCAAAGTTCTTTTAAGATTAGTAATGATGGACTTCATTTCATTTGGAAGTCCATCCACATCCTTAATCATATTAAATAGATCTTTCTCCGTAAGTTTCCCCTTTGTGTCTTCCTTATCTTCATCCTTAGAAGAACTCTTTATTGAAAGAGACTCCTTATCAGAATTTGATAATTTAACACTCTATGGAGCCTAAACCTATGGAGTTTGAACTGGTCTATATGTTGTAAAGAGGGAGGAGACGTTTCCTCCCTCTTGTAATTTAGGTATAATATTCATTACTTCATTACTTTGTGTAGTAAATTTATAGTAGATGGACTCAGTTTACCTCCCTTTCTAAAGAGTGTACTCTAATTCATCTTAGTTCTGAGTCCTTCTATATACTATCTAGTTCCTTTTGATTGTTCTTCTGCAAGGGCATCAGAATCAGTATAATATTTATCCCTAAGAGCTCTCGCTTTGGCTATATAGTCCTTGTAGAATGGCTAAGTAGTGTAGTCAGCATCTTCTCCATTAACTGCCTGCCATGAAGCTAATTTAGCATTAAACTCTTGTGACATATCATTGATAGAATCTTGGTATTGCTACTTAAGATTTCTTGCCTTTATCTCATAAGGGCGATTCATATCTTGCATATCAAGAGATAGTGAACGCTACTTATTCTCAGCCAATTCTACTCTCCTATCATAATCTCGTTGAGCGTTTCTATACTTAAGGTCGGACTCTATTCCAGACAAGAAGTTATCCCTGGACTGCCAATTATTTTTAAGTCTTCCTGCCTCAATTTGTGCAATTTCTCTATTAGCCTAATTAATAGAAGCCCTATTGAAGTTAGCTGTATCGGTTCTTCTAGCTATATTATCCTCCTATCTCTTAAGAGCTTCCTATTTAGTTCTGAGAATTTCCTTATCATCAGCTAGGAACCCTTGATACTGCAAATCAGCTGCTTGCCTATTAGCATCTAACGATCTGGCTGCATTTAGGGATGCATCTGATGTATATGGCTAAGCCGCCTGTCTTCTTACATCAGCTGCTTGCCTATTCCTAAGCTACATTTCACTAAAGGCTCCAGTTACTGGAGAATATAATTCATAGGTATTTTTTAGAACAGGCTTTATAGATCTTCTAATAACATCTGCAACCTTATTATTAGTATGTAGAGAGTCAAATAATCTTCCAGCACCTACTGCTAGAGGTGCAATGTCTTGTGCTAATTTTAATCCATTCTATTGAAACCAGTTTGGTTTACTTTCTGGTTGCTAGGTAGGATTTATAGCAGATTCATTACCCTACTTAGAAGTATCTGGAGTAACTCCAGTTAATTCATAATCAGTCCAGTTAGTTATGCCATCTACACTTTTAATACCATTAGAACTTACTTGATACTTTCCAGATTTAGCAATTTCTGGATCCACCCAGTGCTTTACACCATTTGTATCAGTATAGAAGTAACGTGTACCTTCCTTCATTAAGTCATTGTGCCTATTAGCAAGAAGTTGATCATTTCTGATACTTCTAATATAATCAGATAGATTAGTTATAGCTTCTCTTGGACCTCTCATATAGGAATCCTTATTAGTAACTTTCCAAGAGGTTCTAAGATTTCCATTCTAGTCAAAGAATGTAGAAGTAGAATTGGAAGGTAATCCTTTGTCAACTAAATGTGCCCATTTGAGGAAAACATTATTGTCATCATTAAAGGAACTTTTATCCTAAGCATTAGCATATTCCTAAGCTGCTGATAAAAGACTATTTGTAAAGTCCTTATAATATTGTTGTCCTTCTACTTCTGAAGCATAGGATTTACCTTTCTAAGTATAGTCAGAATAATTTGAATCTGTTTTGTATCTGGAATCATTCATGCCTCTTCCACTATTCCCATAAGAAGATCCATATACTCCTTTATTATTGATTCCATATAGAGTGTTTCCCCAATTAGAAGAGAATTTATTTACATCAAAATCGTTAATACCGTTGTACCATGGAAGTTTAGTACCTTGTTGAGCTTTCAATGTACCTCCAAGTTTGCGTGAATCAACATATGTAGTAAAGTTATTCTACTAAGGTTGCATGTGATCTTTAGCATATGGAATATTCTATAGAGGTAACTCAGTTATAGTATTATTTGCTTTATCCCAAACCCATCCTGTTCCATTCTTAGTCTTGAGACCAGGAATATAATAAAGATTTGGATTATTAGGATCTGCATTCTGTAGCACACCCTAAGCCTAGAGGGCATTAAGAGTAGCAGTTACGCCTGCCTTACTACTAATATTAGAAGATCTAAAGATCTATGAAATTCTTGGGTCCGATCCAAATCTATAATATCTATTATAGAAGCTATTTCTTAGAATATTAATTAAGCCTTTAGATGGGATTTTTACCATGATAGAGGTCATTCTACTCATTGTATTAGCATCATAGGATTTATCAAATAAAGAGGCATGTTTAGTTTTTATTTGAGGCTACTGTACAGGAGCATCCTATAACTACTGTGTAGGCTATTCCTGTACAGTAGGAGTTCCAGTTGCCATCATTTCTCTAAAATCCATTCCTCCAACTGCCTTACTTAAAGCTAAATAATCTCCAGGGTCAATGGTTCCATCACGTAAGGCTTTTGCAGCATTAACTAAAAGAGGAACATACCTTGATTTATCAGCATCCTAATATCCTTGGAAGGTATTGTCCCAATTATCTGCGACAGATTGAAGAGCATTTGATAAGTAGGTAGACCTATTTGCTATACTTCTTACACCATTTTTCTCTGCATCAAGCTCAAGGAAATCTTTAACATTTCCATTATCACTATTGAATAGCTATCTCATTAGAGCTGTCCTGACACTTCCGTCTCCCCATTCGATTTTAGATGGATCTTTTGGAGCCTAATAAACATTAGACTTTCCCATTTTCCCATATATGTAGTTGGCTATTAAACCATAGTAATCTTTATTCTTTTTGTCAGAATTTGTATATCTGCCCTTTGAATCGTGGAATTGCCCATTGTCGAATGTAATAGACCCATCCTTGATTCCTGCCATAATGTTAGCATATGCTGTTCGGAAATCATCAGAATCCTTTTCACCCCTTTTCAAGGTTGCTAAATATTCATTTAATCCCTAGTCAGCAGTCTATGCTAAATCATTGTAATCATATTGCTTTCCATAGAAGCTATATAAATTAGGAGTAGTTCCTCCTTGCTACATTTTCCTTGCTAGTGACATTATAATATGTATAAAAAAAAAAGAGGAAGAGGAGTTGATTATCTCCACTTCCTCTCAATGAGTAATAGATTATTTCTTAATTCTATAGGCTAAGCGACCACCTTTACGGAAAACAGGTTCACCCTGTGGTTCTTCTGTGCCTCCACCCTGTGATTGCTCTACAAGCTGCAAGAACATTTGAGCACCCTGTGCAAGCATTTGACAATCTTGATTCTGCAATCCCTGTGCAAATAATTGTGCTAATTGCATCATAGGATTTTCTTGACCTTCTTCCTCAGGAGCTGGTTCTTCAGGAGCTTCTTCCTGAGATACTGGAGCTTCTGCACCCTCAGCAGGAGCACTAACTGGGCCACCTTGCTGAAATTTCTTAGTCTGTTTTACTGCGTTTTTATAAGTAATTTTCATAATTATATATAATTAAATTAAATGATTTTGTGAGTAAATATACAGTATATTTTTAGCTAACCAAAATTATCAGAAGATATTAAGCATTTTTGTTATCAACATACTCTGCAGGTCTGGTATCTTGTCCTTTGATTACCTTGAAGATATACTTTCCAAGTGATCTACATTTGTTATCAAACTATGGAGAGCCCTTAGCAGCCTCTGCTGCCTTAGCTTTCTTTATGAGAATTTTAGTTTCCCTACGGCTAACAATTCTTTCTCCTCCCCATAATTCCATCTACGTACTACCATCTGGAGCCAAAACCTTCATAACTGGATCAGAATTATCCTCGATATCTAACTCATCTCCAATCTTTATACCAGATTTCTCATTTACCTCTAATACGTATGCAGTTTCTGGAGACGATATTAAGGTTTCATCATTTGGTTTTCCATGATGAACCTTCGTAACTTCCTAATCCTCATTTATGAATATAATATCAAGAGGGATCTTTGTATCCTTCATCCACATGGAAATTTTCTGATCAGGGTCGAAATAAAATAGCATACCCTCATCCTTGGAAAGTTTCTCTACTCCCTGAAGACCTTTTATCTTTTCCTAATCAGTTTTGGCTTCCTTTACATTATATTCATTGCCACCTATTCTTACTACCATTGGTCGTCATCAAATAAATCATTGATTGCCTGCTAATCAATTTGTGGCATATTTTCTGGTTGCTGCTATGGTGTACCTCCAAGGTTTTCGTTTGTAATACCTGCTAGAGTTTGGTCGACATTGTCTCCTTCTACTGGAGGGGTCTAATTATCACTCTAATTAACTGGAACAAAATATCCCTCTGCAGACCTTTTAATAGGGATTTTAGTACCATCTATCATAATAAAATCCGAAGCGGTCTCTGATTCAGGTACAGAATTTCCAAACCATGATTCAGGATTTGACTAAATAGCTTTCATAGCATTTCCAGTAACATATCTTCCAGGACCCGTTCCAAGGGCTAACAAAGGAACTCCTATAGTAGCTTTAGGGTGATTATTCATCCAAGTTTTTGCCTATTGCCATCTAGATGATAGGGTTGTTCCTTTAACAGGATTAGCTGAACGTGCTGGCTATTCAGTTGGAGCCTCTGTAGGTTTTGGAGTAGGGTTCCTTCTAGCAGCTATCTATTCATTTATCTTATTTCTTCTATTCTAATAATGTATATTACTTCTCCTATAATTCTAAGCTAGCGTTGCCAATCTTTCCGCCTCCTTATCAGAAAGTTTAGGTCCACCCTATTGAGATTTAGCTAGTTTACTAAGCAGCTTAGACAGTTCCGGCTACTCTTTACTTAATAAATTTGCATGTCCCTAAATCTTAGCTCTTCCAGCTGCCTTAGCTATTTTTGCTATCAATCCTCCAACACCAAAGGCTGGTATTGTATTATAATAATCCTGCATTGTCTTTAGTATTATGTAATAATTCTTCTGTAATTAGTTTTCCTGCTTCTAGAGCATATTCATCTTTTTCTTTCTAAGAAGCTTCTTCACTATAGTATTTCTTTTCAAGTTCTTCTAGTTTCTGAGTTACTTCCAGCCTAAAGATTACCTCTTCCTTTTCTATCTCTGCTTGCTATTCTATTTTTCCATTATCTTTTTCACTTACTACTGGAATCCCTTTTTCTGTTATTCCATCTAAGTTCATATTGTGCTTCCTAGCATGTAGAGCTCCATCAGGAATTACATTTATAGAGCCCCCATTTTGAAACTCTGGAATATCAAGAGGATTCACTAAGCTTATAGTAGTTTCAGAAATAAGTTCTATAATAGAGCCTCCATTCTTATGTTGTGGAGTATCTTGTTTAGATTTCTTTTTACGGTAGTAATAGCGGTCTTTTTCATAGACTAAATCATGTGTATCTTTAAGACCATTTCTACCATTGTAATAGGTATCTGTTTCCCAATGAACTTCTGGGTTAGTATCTTCCTTACCTTTCTTTAAGAAAATGTAATCTTCGGTTCCCTATAAAGGGGCCACAGATCCGAGATGGAATGGATAGTGTTTATTTTCATCTTTATAACCTAAGTAAAAATCATAATTAGGTTGATTTGTAACCCATTTCCACCTCTGCATTTCATCATAGGGCAGATTATTATAAGCAGATTCTAAGTCGTAATTTTCATTCTAAAAATCTGGATTTACATCTTTTACCCACTCCTAATAAGAGGGTTTTCCAGTATTTGGAATAGATTCCCAATCTTTTGGAGCCAAGTTTTTATAAGCACTTACCGGATCTAATTTAGACCCTTTCTACGCTTTTAATATAGATCTAGCTTTGTTTAAAAGTTCTATAGACATACCTCTACGTCCAACTCTAATAGAAGCCTAATCATATCCTCCTTCCATTAAGAATCCTAATCTATTACCATTAATTGCAGACATAGAAGTTCTTATATTTGCTCTGTCTTGAGCCTCATCAGAAATGTTAGCTATAACAGCCTGCTATCTCTTAGCTTCAGCTATTTGTCTATTAGCTCTTTTTCTAGCCCCACTACTTAAAAGTCCATACTTTTTCCCACTCTTCTAAAGAGCTTCATTGACGGTAGACTCACTTCCAGTGTAGGAAGATCCTACCTAAGCAAAGGCCTCATTATCTTTGGTAATAGTATCAGCTTTTTTACCTCCAAAACCATTTACAAGACCTAGGGGAGTTAAACTTAAGAAAGAACTACCTAAGATGGCATCAGTACTGGTCATACCATCAGTGCCTCCACCTAAGGCATTTATCCCCTTACCAAGAAGAGCTCCTCCTTTCATTATACCTCCTACTAGCATTCCTACTGGTCCTAGGGACATAGCAGCATCTGATATTCCATCATATACGGAATCCATAGTCTAGGTTATATCCCCCTTAGCTCCATTATATTCTGCTTTCTATGGCATAAAGGATCCTACTAAATCTGAAGCAGCTCCTATTGTTGCTCCTATACCTCCCATTTTAGCGGACTTAGCTCCTTCCAAACCAGCCTTTATTCCCTTATTGGCCTAACTTATCATCTTAATGCTAGATCCTATTTTTCCAGCACCATTTAGTACATTTCCAGCTTGACCCCCAATTCTACTACCTATTTGACTTAATGCGTTAAATCCCTAATCCCAGCTAAAACTAACTCCTCCAGAGTCGTTCCTCTGAAGAAGCTAGCTATCTGGAGAATTAGGATTTATAGCATCATTCATCATGTTTTTGCCGTTTAATGCTATTAATGGATCAGATGAATTAGATGTAGCTAAACCAACTTTAAATTTCAAGTTGTTCATCTATGGCTACATATTCATTTTGAATGCATTAGCATAGTCCGGCATCTAATATGGAGATGATTGAGGCATTAAACTAGATAATGGAGAACTAGATTGATTAAATATACTCATATTAATAACTTATACTATATAATGTCTTTACTGCAGTTATAATTGCCAATTTATCTCCCTTATATCGTACCCTTATCTTAATCCATTTATCTTTAAGTTTCACTTCTTTCATTTGCGATTCCTCCCAATTCCATTTAACTATTGCTCTATCTAGAGAGTTTTCTGGGATATTAAGAGTTCCATTATTGTAAGTAAGAACTTCATTTGGGATTGGAGATTGTCCTATTTCGATAGGAATTTTGTTTCTATTAAGATTTACTCTATTTCCTAAGTCAATACTATCCCAAGATTGTTCATTTTTGTAAACTACATTTATTGGATTTATCTGTACATTCCATTTGTCTTCTCTATACTACATATTACCACGGATTCTTCCTCCATCCTATAAATCTACAGCCTTAGCGTGATTCCAAATTCTATACTCACCAAGAGTATCATATTTAACTATTTCACCTCCAGCTAAAGCAGAGAAATTCTTAGTAGATATGTTATCCTTTGAGTGGTAATAATCTTCAACCTCATTTACACTATCCTGTCTAGAATAATATAGAGGTAGTAAAGCAGATTTATCATACAAGCCTCTGATTTCAGCGCCATCATATAAAGCTCTATGAGTTGCAGTAAGATCAATATAGTTATGGTCATATGTAACATCAAAGCCATTAGCCTAGTATAGTTCCTTGGTGGCTTCTTGTCTTATGTACATATTTTTCTTGTCTTTAGCAAAGTCAAAGCTATCTCCAACTATTTCATAATGAAAGGAATCTGGTTCTGCATTATTACTTATGATTTCAAGGTCATCAAATATTTTGTGAGCTGATGGGTTATCTGCAACAACAAATTCAAACTCAAATGGATGCTATTTACCATACCAATAAGTAGGTTGTATTTTATCAGAGATGTCTATAATTCCAGACTAACCATGTTTCCAGAAATCTGTAGTCAAGAACTACAAATTGTATTCAGGAATTACTGCAACTACTGATTGATAATATCCTGCATCTACATTAGTTCCGTTTGTAAAACCCTAAACATATGCCTCTCCTATGTCAGGAGACACTCCCTTATATTTAGCAATTATATTTGCTTTAATATTTAATAAGATTACAATCTTGTCTGCATTTACTGGAGTAGAAAGTCTAACATTTTTACCGTTTTCGTCAGTTATTATACTTCCGTAAGAATCTCTCTAATAAAGTTCAGATTTGATTTTACTATAATCTCCAACAAATTTAAGCTTATTATCCTAGATTATAAAATTCTTATAATTTCCACGCGCGTCTGGAACTAATTCATAGTTAACCGTTACCTAAACTCCATCACCAGTTGGAAGGGTTCTATTGCTGAGACTCAACTGTGCCTAATAATTATTGTCTTTAATAATCACCTAATCTAAGGTTACACCATCTGCAAAGGAGCTTCCTTTATTGCTAGTTCCTAACTTTGCTATCCATTTAGAAGTATTTCTATCAAAAGAGAAAAACTGGTTATACATATTTCCTGAGTAACTAGGAATCCAACTATAGAAAGTAACCCAACCTACTGTCTCATTAAAACAGAGATTCCAAACTTTCTCTTCTAAACCATATAAATTATCATAGAATGTAAACATTACATCTTTCTTATAGGCATTATAATGAGTCTTTACATTTCGTATTCCTATAATAGGTGTTAATTCTCTCTCAGATAAACTTATATTCTAATTTAGAAATTCCTATACTTTAAAGTCAGAAATACATTCAAAATCAGTCCCATTCGTTCTCCATATCTTTTTAGCAACTGTATCTACTCCATATACTCCTAGAGGAGTTTTTATAATTGATTCCTTCCATTGACTTCCAAATATGTCAGAAATAATTTTAGGATTTTCTGGAAGCACATTTGAAGTATTAATATATATATTACCCCCTGAACCTTCTCCAGCTATTGCCCTTTCGTTAATAGGTATAAGAGAAACTCCATGTTCAAATATACATAAGAGGTTTCCTCTAAACTCAATTATTTTAGTTATAGAACCATAAGTTTTAGGATAATCTCTATAGTGTGTTCCCACAAAGGTTCTCCATCCATTCTAGAAAGCATCCTAAACCTATATATTTGAATAAGCTATTCTATTACTAAACTCATTTTTAATCCAAGGAACTTCGGCAACCTCAAAGTTTACCCTTTCGGATAAAGATTTTTCAAAGCCCTTGTTATAACATAGAGCTTCTGGAATCTTATAAGCGCCACTATTTGACATTGGGTAGAAAGGATAGAAACCTCTTTCATGTCCAAACATGGACACTTCATCTGTTTGAGATGAATCTATAGCACGAATATTCAAATTCATAGTGGATCTTACGACAAGAGTTACATACATTCCCAGTTTTACAGCGTTAACATCACCTAAATTTATTTTTTCAAAATTTTCTTTCTTCACAACGCCGTCAGACACCTCAAAGTTGTTAGCCCAACATCTTTCATCAACTATGTCACCATTAGTAGGAGAAGATGGATCCTAGAAGTTTCTATTGACTCTATGTGTAAACTAACATATGTAACAGTCCCCTCTATATAAGGGATTATATAGTTTATTTTCGGTTTGATTTAACCACCATTCTGTATGCTCTAAATCAAATCTATCAGAAATAGCATAAAAAGGAGATTTATCATTGTATCTTATAACAAAATAATCATCCATGTAAGCTGGTTTATATCCAGGAATCTTTATATCAATAAGCTAACCTGCTTTCTAATAACCAGTTATTCCCAAGTAAGGTCCAAAGGAACCTCTAAGGAGATTATTTGCTTTAGTATTTACATTCTTAGTTCCTACGTATTCAAACCTAAAAGCCTCTTCAGCCTCTCCAGCCCTAGCAGAAAACATATTATTATTTATCGCCACTAATTTCACATTATCTTCTACACCAACAACTTTTATAGATGAATATGTAGAACTCTTCTCGAACTCAAAGTTTTCCGGAGTAAAATGAGTAGTATCATGCTATTTTAATACATTGGTATTACTACAATCTCTACAAGTCATTTCTGAAGCAGAAAATAAAGTATTTAGATAAGGACTATTTACATCATATTCTGGGCAAATGGCTCCCTACACGCTTACTTGCTAATTTTCTAATGTAATTATTCTCTTTTTAAAGTCATGAGTTAAATATCTTTCTCCCTCTGTAGTTAAAATTTTGACACCAAATGCATTCTTTTTCTGAACTTGTTCACCCTTTGAAAGAAAGCCTTCTGCTATATATGTAGAAATTCCATCAAGATTTACTGGAAGAACCGGAGTATGACTCTATTTGTCTATTCCGATTGTATATGCCTAACATAATGTAGTTGGGATTCTCTTCTATCTCACGAAGAAGAAGCCCTTAATCTTTAAAGTACTCTTTAGATAGTCAAGAACCTCTTTAGGTAGGATAAAGTTTATTCCTATTATGGTTGAAAATCCCGAATGTTGTATGTCTACAACTCCTTTAACATTTTCTTCAGATACAGTACCATTAGTTTGAACTATTCTATAGTTAGTATCCTAATAATTTATATAAGTCCTCTAACCATCTTTCATAAATTCAGTTTTACTATAATCTGATTCTGAAATGTTTTCACTTAGATTTTTTATTCCTCTAACATTAAATACTTCAGTTAAAGTATTGTCAGATTTTATGAATACAACCCCAAACCTATATATTTCATCATCCCAATATCCAACTTTATTATATATGTAGTAAGGATCATAATATGTATTGGAAATACTGCCAGTATAATCTAAACCTATCTATTTAGTATTATATTTCTCAGAAACACTCAATATTGGGAGGAATCTTAAAGCACAATCCGCTAAATCGTCATACTATGTTTTCGGTTTATCTACGTTTGCGAGAAATAACATATTCTAAACTGTATCCTGTGTTTCTACAGAGCCATATATTTGATAGGTAGCATTAATATCATTTACGGTTACTTCCTATACGTCTTCAAATCCTGACACTACTAAATATGTGCCTTCACCCTAACTAATTTTGTATTCCTTTAATATCTTATAAGCCTGAACAGTAGCATTCTAATTAATATCTGAGGTGGATTTAGTATAATACACATTTATCTTTGAGTAGCTCACATCTGTATTTGTTAACACAAATTTAACTTGTTTGTGAGAATCCTCATTTCTAAAACCAGAGTGTATAGAGTCAGCACTATTTCCTATAAATACTGACACTAGCCCAGACTCAGCAAAGAAATCTGATTCATTTCCATCCTCATCTACATACCTAAAATAAAAATGATAATTACCTATACTCAGTTTTCCTCCATAGCTTAAGCCTAAGAATCGTAATCTTGGTATAGTTGTAGTTTTTTTATATAAGGATGTATCTATATCAAATTGTTCTCCCTAATCATATATATTAGTATCATTTGTTCCCTTACGGTTGCAAACCTAGTACTAATTCTTCTTGGTTATACTAAATCTAGAGTTTATAAGTCTAGGCGGATTCTTTCCATCATTTATAACTAGATTTACGGAATTGTCATATGACCACTGTGGTATTATATCTACAGGATTATTTAGACTAAAATCTAATTCATCTGTCTCAAAATCAACAAGCTGTCCTTTCTAATACACGATAGGAGTAGCCTCAGATTTTGGTATTATACCATCCCAGGAAGATTTATTCTCTAAATCCTCCTGAGATATGCCAACTTTAGTACAGAACTCTGCAACCTCCATTAATCTATTCTAATAATAGATCATAGTCCTATTTAACCTGTAATTATGAAGGGGATTATATTCATATACTAAATTTCCCTATTGAGGGAAAGTTTTTAAGGCTATTTTAAACTAGTAATTTATGTCTTGAAGATTATTCATTTATTTGTATTATATTAGAAATAGCTATACTTTGTTCTTCTTCTCTTCCTAGAACATTTATCATGTTAGTTGACAGGGTATTTCCTAGTTTTAACTAAAGCTTTCCATCAACACATTGCAGTTTATGCCTTGAGTTTGTCATTTCATTTATTATACCAGATCCAAAATCCTACTTTAAATACTCAAGTTTATTTCCAAATTTATCATATAATAATCTTGGAGAGACTTCTATTGATTTTACATCTCCATCAGGTAGAGATACTAGAAAACCTTCACCAGTCGTATGCAGGATTCTATCTATCCAGTTGTCAAAATTCTCACTATTGGATACACTAGTTTTTAAAGTAAACTGTTGTCCCTCTGTCTAATAATATAAGTTAGGAATATCTTTTGTAGGTTCTATATCTACGCTATCATTAACCTACAATTTGAGATTTGCATTTATTGGAATCTCCATAAAATTAGTCCAAGTAAAGTTCTCATAGTAATGTATCTTACTCCACTTATATTTAGAAATAGAAGTTGCTGATTTTACTACCTTGTAATACTATTCGAATGGTACTTTTAGTGTATCATCTGAAACACCCTATCTAAAAGTTAGTGGGTATATGCTACTGTGCCACCTAGAGGCCTAATCAGTAGACATTCTATTAGCCTCCTTATGCCATATACCTGCTCCTCTAGTCCCGAAGGTAGTTAATCTTACTTCTCCATTAGAGTCTAGAAATAAGTACAGTATTAAATTAACGCTATCTTCATAATTAGTTACATAATACTGTGAATACTCATACCTTGGTCTATCCCCTCCACGATAATCTCCGTATCCCCATAGAGTAAAATTTCCCTAACTTCCAGTTTTTGCAGTATGATAAACTCTAAATCTTAACGCTAATATGTCACATGTCTATAATTTTGCTTTAATTTCATTGTAGGTATTAGCATACCTTGATATAGTACCGTTGTTTGTAGAGTCATCTCCAAACTGCGTTTTACTTGATCCAGCTTCGTTTGCATCAGCATATGATCCTGCTAAGTATATTGCAATCCATTTAGAACTACCGTCTATTAGAAGCCATCCACACGTTATATCTAGTGGTTCAAATTTATAAGGAACATTTATACTAGTTAAATTATTATAATCTATCTTTACAGGAATCTTTAAAGTCTATGTGAATTTGTCTAAGTAATGATTTCCAGTTAAAGACACCTTATGGGAAGTTTCTCTAGAAATATCCGCAATATCAGATGTAGAGTGCTATGATTGGTCTGAAGAAATGCTAGTCTTTGATGGCTTAGGTGGAGAGAAAGTATCCTTGATTTTTATACTATCTTTATCTATATTGTATAAAGATACCTTTAATCCAGAAAAAGTAGTTTTTCCATGTATGTCAAAGTTAATATTACATTCGTAGTACCTCTTTATCAGATAATCAATAGACTATTGCTTATCTAAATAATCAGAAAATGTATTAACGCTATTGCCAGCACTAGTTGTGCACTCATCCTTTACTATAATATTTGATACTGTTTTAGAGGTAGCTTCACATTGAATAGTTCCTTCTATGGTTTCCTGTAAAGAAATCTATTTATAGTCATTGTAATCAAAGTAGTATTGATTAAATATATCACAAGTATACATTAATCTATAGTAACAGATAGTCTTTTCATTATTATAGTTTATAACCATTCGCACTAAATATAGTCTATCGTTATCTAATAACTATAAAGATTCCTAGAAGTGTCCAGAATATGAACTTCTATTCTATACCTTATATACTTTATCAGTGTTCAGAGAGAATGAGTCCTAAGTTCCACTTTTCCAAGCCCCATTTATACTATATTCATTCTAGATATTTTTAGAATTATCCTTTATATAAGCTTTAGTCTACTCATCATACTCATAAAATTCAAACTACACTAATTTAATTTCTTTGTTTCTTTCAGGATAAGCTTCTAATCCCCAGTTTAAGGTAATATTACCTTCATTGTAGTAATATCTATATTCCTTTAAATCTATTTTTCCAGATCCTAAGTTATCTACATTTATAGAGAAAGACTACTTTAGCCAATCAAGATACCCAAAAGGCATCATCGGATATATATTAAAGTGTACTTCCCCAGAATTTTGTGGAAGCTAAAATGGTGTAGTTAATAGAAACTAATTGTCAGTGCCATCATTCTTTCTTGGAGTAACAATCCCTCCGTTAGTTGAGTAATCTACATTTGAATCTATTTTCCCAACATAAAATGGGGTATAGAAAGTTGTATCCTTATTGTTTAATATATCATTATTTGTTCCGTAGGAACTTTTTGGATAATTAGTTATAATAGCTTCTTGTAGCTTACCATCATTAATCTAAATTCCTATTCCATATAGATTAATTTTATCCTAAGAAGTCTAATTATTATAAGTCCAATTTAAATAAAAATAAAAGTTCCAATTATCTCCACTTTTTATAGCATCCCAAGATACACTAAATGTATCTATACACTCTAGCTCTGCTAGTATTGCTAATTTTCCATCTACTTTTGAATCAAATACATTATAATTTGATTTGATTAAATTTCTATACTCTTGTAAATTTAGTTTTCCTCCAGATTTGTTTAAATCTGAGTCTAATATGTAATAATTATTGTCGTGCCATATCAAGGAATTATTTAAATTATTAATCATACCATTGTCTTGAATGGCAACAACATTAAGTTTTAGGTATTTTGGATATTTATCAGGGTTAGTGTTATTAGGCTCTTGTGCACTAATAAAATTATCTTCTCCATTTAGCTCTTTACATCCTATTTGAAACTTATCTCCTGGATGAAGGGGTTCATCTAATAAAATTAACTTTTTAAACTTACTTTTAATATGGTTGTCCTAAAATAGATCAGATAATTCTAGTGTATTTTGTGGAACACTTAAATTATCAGAGGTAATATTTCTCTCTGGAGATGGAAAGCACCCTATCTAAGATTTCTTTATAATCGGATTGTAAGACACAATATACATAATACCTCCCAATTGGGCAGTTCCAACAGGAATATATCCCTATGGTAAGTAGGCGGTCCCTACTCTTCCGTTTCCCATATCATTCTAAAGAACATTCTCATTTCCATTATAAGTCAATATTGTTCCGTTTAAGCAATTAACTAGAGAATCATTGGGAGTTACGAGTGGACTCAAATCCATTAGTAATCCCTTATTAAAAGTATTTACGCTTTCGGATTTCTTCATAGAAAGTCATATTTATTATTACTTACTAATATATCTTTAAATTTTAAAGGGGATCTGGTCTCTATTAATTCTGCATTTGCTTCTAACTTTGCCACAAAGTATTTAAGTTTTATAGGAGATATGCTTGGGATTCTAAATATATATTTCTTGGAGTGCTCATTAAGTCTGCATTCATCTAGTATTTCGTACATAAACACCTAACCAAAAGTAAACTTCTTTCTAGGTCTGCCCTTCTTATTTTTCTGAAGCAAGTAATTTTCATACTACGTATCAGATAATGCAAAGTAATAATATCCTTTCCAAGGACTCCCTTCTCTCCTATATGCAATTCTTATTTTTGTGATAAGTTTGCGTATATAATAATGAAAATGCTATAGAGAACTTTTCCGCAGATTTCCTATATAATACCACATTGAATCTCCAGAAATTAAAAGATCCCCTCCGTAACTATTATGTAAGTATACAGATTTCCAAGCAAATGTCAAAATTCTTTTAATGTCCTCCTATGGAACCTCTGGAAATTGCCTATAAATCTATAGATAATAATCGGAAATTTTAGTATCTATGTTACCGTCTCCATACTATTTACCCATATTAGTATATCTAGATATAGCTTCCCTAGTTTGCTTATTAACATATACAGTCTTGACCCTTGGTGTTCTCTTACCTAACATGTAAAATCCTATCTCATATCCAGAAAAGTTAGAGTTTACAATATCTATATCGTCCCACTTTCCAGCCTAACGTAGTTTCTAGAAATCTCTACCAGAAACTCTCTTCATATGCATATTGCATTTTTTATCTCCAGTTAGTGGGAGCCAAAATGTAACATTACGTTCTACTATGTCTTGTATAACTATTTTCATAGAAGCCCGAAATATTTTCTTTACTAGAAGAGATCTATGGGCATCCCCGGTTATTTCTAAACAGTCTCTGCAATTTAATTTTAACTTCTTGTAAGGAAAGTTAAAGAATAAGTCACTAATATTGAATGAACATCCAAGGGCGTAATTCATTATCTATACAGTTTTAAAGATTTTCCAAATTGTTTTCTATTCCAGCTTGTCTTTGCATCAAGTACTTCATCCCACTCATTCTGAGACATATAATGATCTATTCTAGCCTAATCACACTATATATCCCATCTAGATTTTAGTATTTGTGCCATCTCAATAATGTTTGCATTATTAGTCTATAGTCCTTCTTTAAACTTAGAAACATATGCGCAATATGTAGCCAAAGCTGTAGCTTCTTTATCTGTTATTTGTGGAAGACCATCATCATCTAAAATAAGTCCTTTATACAGAATATTAATCCTTCCATGAGGTCTATCAAAATAAAGCATGTCTCCTACTCGTTCATAATGAATAAGCTTTCCTGGGAGATATAGCGGGCTTCTAAAGGCTTTTCTATGCTCTGTATAAGATTCCACATAAGCAGAATTAATATCCCCATTAGGAGTGTCATTAGTAGAATAATTCCATTCCTCAAAGTTAGTTGTTACAGCCTCTATAATGTCTGCATTGCAAGGTAATTGTACTCCTTCAGAACAGTCTGAAACACATGTAGAATATCTATATAGTCTAGTTCTCTTGTTACCAATTAGATTCCACCCAACTAATGCTGTTTCCTCGAATTGATCTTCTTGTAATGTAATTCCGTACAGAGTTTCCATTAAACTCATAGCATAGTGAAAATCATTCATCATATTATATTATATTAACCTGGCTAGTATGCCTAATCATTAGGTAAGTTGTTAGGGGCAAAACTGCGATAATACCTTAGTTTCTTTTCTGTAACCCTTTTCTTTATCTCATTATTAATGAAGGTCATATTATCATCCTACAAATCTACACAACAGTTATAATTTCCTAGCTACCTTAAATCCTTAAAGATTGCTGAAATAGATACTGTATTTAGAAGAGGCGCATTAAAGATAAAACAGTCATACATTCCATTTTCATTCGGGGTAGTATCTATCCAAACATATGGTCTATTCTTCCCTCTCTTTCTATATTTGTGATATCTAAAAGAAGTAGCTGAAGTGTAGTATATAAATGGAAGTTGCCTATCAACAGACCCTATGTAGTCAATTGAAAGACTTCCGTAGTCATTAAGAATCTATGGTATTTCAAAGTGAGCGATTGGTGGATCAGCACAAGGATCCTCTCTGCTGCATCTACACCTGTCAATGCTCTTACAATCTACAGGAATACAGTTAATTGAGAGGTATAAGTCTTTAGTTGGCAATACCCCCTTTAAGGAATACTCTTTTAAGATTTGGAGTCTTTCATCAACTATATCCTATTCAAGCTATTCCATAGACATAGAGAGGTTAGTATGATACCCTCTAAGTCCTGCTACTACATCATTCCTAATTGCAGAAGCTAATTTTTCAAGTTGATTATATATCATAGTTAAAAAAAAAATGGCGAAGGCGAAAAATCCCGCCTCCGCCTTTTATTAGGTTAGTTATTACGCTTTAGTAAATTTACCATCGGTAACTTTCAATCCCTTTGCTGATGCTGTTAAAGTATCACCATCGATTTTAACAGAAGCAGTATTTCCAGCAATGTCAATACCATTACCAGCAGTTAATTTATCCTGCTTAGCTGCTACCTGAGTCTTTAACTGTGCAACTTCTTGCTGCAAAGTCTCAACATTAACAGTTCCAGGGTCTGGAGTTTTAGTACCAGGAGCAACTGCTAAAACAGTTCCTATCTTAGTCAATGCTGCTTCAAAATCAGAAGCGAGGTCACTCTTAACATAGAAGACATGAGTTGTAACTGATTTAACAGTATCACCTACAGCATTCAATCCAAGAATACCTCTATTAGCACAATAGTGAATAGTATACTGATTGTACTTTGCTCCAACTATAGGAGTTTCATCTTGATTGATACCGAATGCACGAGTACGTGCAGAAGTAGGAAGGCGTAAATTGTGAAGAAGGAATGAATATGTTCCGAAACCTTCTTTACCTACAAAGTAACCTTCATCTGTTGCAGTAACTTCAGCATTAGTGTCTTTCTCTGTAAGATCCTCTAGAGACCTTACAACATTATATTCACCCATACCAAAGTGTGCTTTTTCATCAAATTTCTCAAGATTTACCTTTCTAAATCTCTGATATTCTGTGGTAGCCTCTATAGTAATATATGTACCACTATAAGATACATTTAACAGTTTATCTCCATAAACAAGCACGTTATACTTCTTAATAGTCTTCTCAAGAGCTTTTGCAACCTCTGCAGCAGAAGTTTTCCAAACAAAATCTACAGCAAATGGCTTACCCTTTAGAATCATATCATTAGAATAACGAGAATCTTGTGATGCTTGTGAAAGACCTACATAAATAGCAAGTCTAAAGGAATCTCCATCTTTACCATTAAGCTGAGATAAATCAAGAGTAACCTTTGCTAATTCTGGGTCACTTGCCTCTGCCTTATAAATAGCAACTACGCTATCACTCTTAAAATTATTTACTCTCTTTACATTAAGGCTGGCAGGTTTAGTAGCGGTCTTATCCTGTGCAGACCACAGTGGTTTGCCAGTTGTAAGATCTACATTTGAATTAATTACATTAGTTGTAGTAAATTGAAACATAATTTAAATTATTTTTAACCTCTCTGGGCTTATGCTTGCTGAGGCTGTGGTTGAGGTGCCTATTGATGAGCTGGATTTGCAATAGACTGTGTAACTGTAGGATTAGTTTGTAAACGTGGGTCAGCTGTATTTTCCATGACCAACATTGTCAGCTCATTTATAATCTCTTGACACACATAATCAGGAAATTCCATGATTTGTGATGTATCCTATGTAAGGTTAACCTATTCCTATGTTAATCTAATAGTCTAAGGTGCTTTTATATAGTCAACAAGGACTTTTTCTAATATAAATACACTATTATCTTGTCCATACCGAATTTCCATTCTTACATTAGATACATTACCATAACGTGTACCAGTATCCCTTTCTACCGTACTAACTGTACGGGAATCGGGTTTTCCTAATTTAATAGTACGTGGAAAATTAGATTTTGTTGTTTTTCCTTCTACCCTTTTAGTGCTCAAATCATCAATTGAAGCACCATTAATTTCTGTAGCATAAGTATCTTCTTTATAAACAACTCCATCCTTTACATATACACGAGTTCCAGCTGCAACACCATCTTTAGCAGAAATCAAATAATATCGAATTTCTGTAGGGGATCCAATATATTCTGAACTTAAATCAGTTCCATTTGGATTTGTATCAGTAATAGGATTTGTAGGTAATGTATTATTTATATTAATGTTATGTATGTAAAAATAAGGTCTTTCTGGAAGTGGTCTATTATAGTAATCATTTACGATTACTGACCAAGAATCAGCAGTAAGTCTTTTAGCTGGAAACTATACATAATTCCCATCATCGTAACACTTGTAAGTTCCCTTTACCCGATAAATGCATATACAATTTAAAATATGTAAATAATCTGATGGTAAAGTAGTTTCGTATGTGCCTGCAAATAATTTTGATAATCCTGCGCCAAGATCACTAAGCTATCCTATAGCTGTATTGGCCTTTTTGGACTCGTTTACGTCTAATATAGCTGTGGCTTTTAATACTCTTAAATCATCAGTAGTTTGTTGGTTAATATCATAGATATTATACCTTTTATTTATATATTGATTAATGGCTTTATTTATGAAATAGTTAAAGTCCTCAAGTAACATACTAGGTGCATTTACCTTGCTAAGCTCAGTCAACATTCCTTCCCAAACTTGTCTTGCGGTCATTTACCATGTTTTTAGCTATTTTATTTTGTCTTATCTTACCTGTATATGCTATATCTCAACACATACATACTGATTACTCAGCTCTATAATAATCTGGGTAAGTATCCTTCTTGATTAGCTCCAAGACTTTCTAATTCTTAGGATCTTTCATCCATGCAATAACTGCATCATCAGTAGCACCAAGAACGATATTATCTCCATATAAGTACAGCTTATTCTTGATATAGATTACTTTCTTCTCCTTAGCCTCTATAAAGGTTAATCGTAAAGAAATATCATCCCCTGTATAAAGATTAATAATCTTATTAGGATCTTTCTCTGCTACTCTAACCAAGAAGTCAATAACATCAGCAGTAGGTTGATTGCGCATATCCTTACCAAGGATCCTAGCCATATTAAGATTTCCCTCTGCACCACGTGGATCATCATAAATGAATGATTCTGCCTTGTGAATCAATTGTTTATGAGATACTCTACGTTGGGTATCTAAACCAGGTCTATCAATATAAAGCTCAGCCACACCATTCCTAGTAGGTTTACTAGGAGTAGACTTAGGTCCATCTATGATTAGATTACCTTTCTCATCACGGGCATCTCGGCTCTTAGCAATATAAGGGCAATTTTCTATTGCTTCCCATTCTGCCTTATCATAAATATCGTTTAAGTTATAAGTTTTTCCACTGGTAACTTCAAATAAGTGGTTTTCTGGGAAGAATACTGCAGTTCCCTCAGAGAACTCATTCTTTTCCTTCTCACTCATAATCATATCGCCCTATGAATTAACTCTTTTTATACAACTTGGATATTGTCCATACTTATTCTTACAAGGCATAATCATATATTTAATATTTGCCTTGTCATATACGCTTCTTAATGTAATTATTTTGTCGTCAAAAACGACATCAGTTTTGGTCACTGTCTTTTTTATTCCAGTATTTGTTGCCATATTAGTTCATATTATCATTAAAAACATACAGGAGGAGGGTTTTACGGCTCCTCCTGTCAATCTAACCTCTATTATAAGTTTTATTAAGCTTCTCTTACGATTACACTTCTATAAGGAGTAAATGCAGCAACACCTGCATAACCCATCATAACAAGTTTAGAACCAGCAACGTTGCTAGCAACTTCGCCAGAACTCTTTCCATCATAGCCTCCAACACCAACAATCTTGTTAGTCATGAAGTCCTTACCAGTCAAGCTGAATTTAGCAATAGCTGGAGTACCAGAAGTCTTATCAGCAGTTAGGTCGATGCATACACCATATCCCTTTGCAGGATATTCACGAGTCAATGCACGATCAACTACAAAGCTTACCTGGTTTCCTGCATACTCATAAGTATCAAAAGTAGCACCTACCTTTACGTATCCACCTAATCCCTTGTTAGCAGACTTAGAATACATATAAGTACCATCAGTCCTATAATTAGCAAGATACTCTCCAAGAGTCATTTGTAGGTCATTCCACATCTTCCTGTTAACAATGAAGATAAATTTATTACCTGTATCAGACTAAGCCTTATCAGCCATATCTGACATAATCATGTTAAACAGCTGTAGATTAGGTCTATTGCTATAGCAATACTTATTAGCAGCAGCTTCAATTTGAGGGATAAGTCCCTCACCAATATAGATAGGACGTCCAGTTTCTGGCTCTGAAATAGTAGCCTTACCGTTTACATCAATATTACCTTTATTGAATGTAAGACCTGTATTCATTGCATACATAAATGTGTCAAGAAGTTCCTTCTCTTTCTTGAGCATCTTATATACACCCTCAGACTTGGTTTGGTCCTTATCATCAGCAATACTCATGAATACATTTTCCTGAATAGCATACAAACTAGACCAGCTAGCATCTGCACGGAATGTAGTCATAAAATTGCGGTGACGTTCCATTTGGCTCTGGAACTTTGAGTAACCTTCCTCTGATAGTTCAGGCATAGCTACAGATTGGAATGTAGTAGTGTCACCTACCTGGCATCCATCAGTATCAAGTATTGTATCGTAATCATTGTCGATTAGACGTACCTGAACTTCCCAATAATCGTCACGTTTCCTAATTGGACGGCTTACTACTTGACATTGCTGCTTTGTCTTATCAATACGGAAAATATCATACTTCTGATAATAATTTTCTCTGAATGCCATTGTGATTTCTGTTCCATTTTCTCCTGTTTCAGTTGGAACTTCTGCAAATTCAACTTTCTTGATATTATTTGTTTCCACAATCCACTCAAATAAAAGTGAACTAGAAAGTTGGAATTGGTCTGCTTTCTCATCCTTGTAGAAGATATTTCTCAAACCATCAGTAATGAAGTTAAGAGTATTATCTGTGTACATACGGGCAACTACACCGATACGATGAGGTTTACTTCCGAGGTACTTAGACCAGTCCTCGTATGTCTTTGTCTAACCCATTGTAGGGATTCTGCTTGTAAAATTTGCAACTAACATATTACTAAAATATAAAGATTAATTTAAAAATTAAAGTTCATCAAGGTCATCAAATATTTCCTTTGATGGCTTAGTGTGTGTATCCTTAAATACAACATTATCAGTTTTCTCCATCTTCTTTTGAGTATCGGTAACTCCTTTCTTGTAACTTTCTTTACGAACACTTGCTATTTCTTTCTGAAAATAGCTTGTAATGTCGTTGACCATTTGATCACCATTTAGAGCTAACCATGCAGTCTTAACTAAGACATGAGGATCTGATAAAGCTTTGGCTAAATAATTATTTCCTGCAGCATCTCGACCAGTAATAAAGTCATAAAGTTCCTGCATATCATTATTTTCCATATTTAACTCAAATCCTTGAATCTCCTTAAGGTTGTTGATTTCGTCTACAATCTAGTCAGAAAACTAATCATATTGCTATTGAGCAATCTATTCTTGTTCAAGCTGTGCTTGCATTTGATTCTCCTGTTCCGCTTGCTTATATTCGTTACGAATAGCTTCTATTTGTTTCTTAAACAGACCTTCATTAGCTTTAGCCCTCTCTAAAGCTTCGGTTGCCTCATCTTCAGTTACCTCTCCCATTCTGCTCATAAAGTCCATGAGAAATAGTTCATCATCTGAATATGCGTCAATTTCATATTGTGGCTCTTGAGAATTTTGAATGTAGCGCTCAACTTCGCCATTTCCTATAAATTGAAGATACTCAGACGGACTCATGCCGCTATTTCTGATAGCATTTATAAGTTGAATTTCGGACTCATCTAAGCCGTTTTCAGGGGTGCTTTCAGAAGAACTAAGAATGTTAAGTTTGTCTTCATTGCTTAGACTATCCCAATCTACTTCTTCTACATCACCTTCTTCTGTTGCAAACTTAATCTTAGATTTATCTTCAATTCCTCTAGATTTTAGAAGAGAGGTAAGAAAGTCATCCTCTTTTCCTTCCTCTGGATCTGGAGTGTCTGTATTGTCTGGATCCTTTGGCTCTGGATTCTCTGGTTCTTGATGATTATCAGGACCTGGATCCTGTTTTTGTTCATTAGATTGCTGTTCATCGTCTAATTCATCGATGAAGTCAATGTCATCATTATTTCCTATTTCCATAATTAAAATTTTTAGTTTATTAGTAAATATAATATTTTTTAACTTTTCAAAAAAGAACTATATTAAAGTTTATTTTGAAATTACAATTTCATGATATATATCAAGGAGTAATACGGTGGTTCCCATTCTAGAGGAGTTCCTGTTCCTGTATATCCAGTAGAACTGCTTTCAATAGTTACACCATGAGTGTGAGTGCCATTTGATGATGTAGTTCCCTCTACAGTAGTAACAGTAGACATTACAGATATTTCGTCTCCCTAAGCAACTTTAGTAGTTGCTTGTAAAGCACTTGTAGTATGAGTATGTTCTCCAGCAGATATAGCAGTTCCCTATAATTCTGGAATAGAATGAGAATGTTTAGGTAAGTTGTCGACTGATAGCTCTATTCTTGAGTTTCCTCCAGTTTTTCCGGAACTATCAGAAGCCTTTATGAATTTTCCAATTAAGTTAGGAGTACCATTCTTTCCATCACATATAGCCCATCCCTATGGAATAGTCGAGGACTATCCGTTAAACATTATAATACTTCCACTTGGAAATAAATTATTTATATACTTCTGCACCCACTCAGTTGAGGCAAAGTTCTGAGATTTGTCGTTAGGTTCTAGGGTATAGGTATCAATATAGGAGGCTTTCTTTAAAAATAACTAATCAGTATAGAGTCCAATCCCAGTAACAACCTATTCCTTTACTTTTATTTCTAATTCGTCTAGGGTTCCTGCCTAGACTACTTTCTTGTCTCCCTTAGTTATTGCGAATCCTTTATGATTAACTGTTGGAATAGCTTTATCAATTCTTTCTGTTAAGAACAATATCTAATTACTTAAACCAGAAATAATAGAATCACTCCCAATCTAATCTATACTAGCCGCAGATACTTGAGATTGATCAATTTTTACTCTAATTGAATTATCATCACTGTTTACGCTAAGGACTACTAATGGAATTAGATCTTGTACTGTTAGAGAGTTCTGAATATACTAAGCATATACCTTTAATTTATCCTATTCTTGGAACTCATTAGCATATTTGAGTTTTAAGGTAAATTGTAAGGCGGTCTCTTCCACGATATCGTCTGTATAATATGAAGCAGAATTGATAATATTATTAGTACTATACCAATACTCAGGTAGAGTTTGTAGAGTGTTATTATCTGTAGAATTTCTTACAACTAAATTATCAACTTCTAATGTAGATTGGCTTCCATTATCATATAATCTAAAGCCATTAGCTTGAGATGCTCCGATTGACTAAAATATGGTAGAGGACACAGGATTAGAACATATAATTATATCATCCTTAACTATCATTTTCTAGTTCCCATTTACTAATACTTTTAAATTATTCTTTGTAAGAATGCATCCATCAGAATCTTTTTCGTATATGTGAAAAGAATCAAAGGCTATAGAATTATATATACCTTCACCATATATAACTAAAGCTCCTTCATTAGAATCTTCTTTAGCTATTATGAACTACTTAGAATAGGGAGTTGGTATAGACATTTCATATTCTGATAATTGACCTCCCTACACTATATAAAGTTTCTACTCAGATTCGATATATATTATACCATCTTTCAAGCTAGTATCCTTAATATCCTATAAACTTGGATATATAAAACCTATGTTAGTTAAAGCTATATGCTTTCCATCAGAAGAGGTTTCCTGTGGGCCAAGAAAAGAAACGTATGTAGTTCCAACATCTCCTTTTAAATCTATTTGTGTTCCATTTATAAGAAGAACTACTCTACTGTCTTCTCCCTCTCCGATAACATAAATACCGTCCTTTACTCCTACTTCTTTCTCCTTATATATAAATTTAGCATCCACATTTATTTTTCCATCTTTTATAAGATCAATAAATTTGGATCCATACTGTATTTTTACCTTACCTTTGGTTTTTATAAGGAAGTCTGCAGAAGAAGATCCGGCATTGTTATAAGTACTTCCGAACAGATTATTCTTTTTGGAGGCTTCTAATTCAGATATTTTAGCTTTTAACTGCAGAATTTCCTTTTCTAAGTCCATTATCCTAAATATTTTACAATTCCATTATAGTGAGCATCTACTATAGCTTGTTTCCCTTTTTCTGAGAGTAAAAAATTAACATCATCTTTATTATCCTAAAATAGATTTTCTGTTAGCACTGCTGGGCAAATAGTATCTCTGCACATCGCAAGATTCTACACCCAGTAACGTTCTTTTGGAATAGCTCTATTTCCCTTAAGATTTAGTAGAAGAGCCTCATCGTAAAGAGTCTTAGCAAGCTTCTTTGAATTTTGAGAAGCATTCTAAGATATAAATACACTCCAGCCTGAGGCAGTATGCCATTTACCATCTGCTCCAGCAGCATTACAGTGTACAGAGATGGAAATAGCCTTATTTCCATTTTCTCTACATACCTTATTAATTCTTTGACATCTTTCCCTTAGAGAAATATCTTCCTATTCTGGGGTGACCACATATACCTTGTAGCCATTTTCCTTCAATTTAGATTCTAGTCTTTTAACTATCTCTCTAGCATACTAATACTCTTTAAGCCTTTTGTCTGGACTACACTTTCCTGGAGTATTTACCCCATGTCCATTGTCTAAACATATAATGTAATTACTTTTAATAGTTTCCATAACAAATTCTTGTCAATTAGTTTATATTGCAATTATAAACAATAAATGCCTAATGTCCAAACGAAATGAACACTAGGCATTTATTTAAATCATATCTTCCCATTCTATAGGAATACCCTACTTAGCCATATCTGCGTACCACCTATTGAAAATGAAATCAGGCTCCTTATCAAAAATGTCTTTAATAAAGAGAACAAAATGCTTCTCATCAGCAATACTAGATCCATAGAAAACATTTCTGCACCAGTTAGCGACATATACAGCGTCGTGTAACTTAGCATTTTGGATCTCGATATTATGGGATTGTAATAGTACATCAAGCTTTTCCTTAGAATATTCCATCTTCTACATTTGCTTACATGCAAATTCGCATAACTTTTTATTAAAATGAGGGCCGTAGTACCTTAAGTAGTTAATAAATCCCTCAGGTTTAATATCATATTCAGTAAAATCCTCTCTCATAGTCTTAAATGAAAATAGGCGGAAGCAAAATAATCTGCCACCGCCTACCTATTATTAATAGTTATATCTTCCCTTAGACTTGCGAGACATAGACTCTTTGTAGCCGTAGCGTCTATCTCTCATATCTTCATCCTCGTCCTCATAGTCGTCATCTTTATCATAAACTTCTGAATGTTCAGAAAGCATTTTTATAAGTTTACATGCGAGTAGCTTTATTCTGTGAAGATGCTCAATAGTATCTTCATAAGAATCTTCCTTTATTTCAATAAATCCTTTCATAGCAATAATGTTATTTATTTCCATCCTTCTGGAGTAGGCCCAATATTTTATCCATCTTAGATTCTATACCTCCCATTTTATCCTTTAGGTTATTAATATCTTCGTCCCGTTCCTTTTCCTTAGCAAATCTAGGATTAAGCTCCTTAAGGATACTTTCACAGGAAGTTATTATATTATTGTGATAAGTAACACTATCCACAATACTCCTACTGTTCTATAACATATTGTCAACCTCATTTGACATTAATTCTTTTGTTTCTGTTATAACAGCATTATTATAATTAGCTACAGACTAAGAGGACGGAACGTTCTTAAAGTCCATATTCTAATTATTAACCTTTACATTAATATCAATGGTTGATCCATTCATTAAAAAATTACTACTATAGTTGGGTTGTGTTATACTTACTACTTGTCCTACCTTCAGAACTGGGTTTTCTCCCTTTTCCAAGATGTAAACCACACTGCCCTATCTCAAAGCTGAAAACATATTATAAATTTTATAGATTAATTAATTGTAAGGTATTAGTCTAGCTTTCATACCAAACTAAGTATATCCCAGTTCCAGATATATCTTCTACCGTTGCGGGAGCATTATTTGCCTTAACTAGTGGCTGTTCATTACCTCCAGAAGTGGTAAACACTACTGGAAGAGTTGTAGTAGTTCCCGTTGGAATAGGCTATGCTAAATTAATAACTAATAGTCCACGATAAGGTCTTCCTACATTTCTGTGATTGTTAAAATCATATTGAACTTTAGAAGATGTAACAGTTACAGATAATGAACGAAGTGCAGGGATACCACCAATATTTACATTAATATAAGCAGGTAATATCATATTCCCTCCTTTCTCAACCCCATAGTGAGTTATTTCCACATGAGCATCCTCCTAATCCATAGTTTGCTAGATTATATCCATAAACTAAATTAGTAGGAACTGCTGTCGCACAACTATATGGAAGTGTTACAGTCTCTGGAAGCTTACACTTAACTCCATTTATATCACTTTGTAAAGTAGCTAGAGCACCAGCTAATGGTGCAGTTGCGGACTGAATCATTTGATTGAATACTGCAGTTTGATGACCATTATTTATAGCAACGTCCTTCTGAGAATTTGACTCCCTTAGCGCATCTATCTTATTTTGCATTTCTCTCATCTCTGCATCTCTCTGACCTGCTAAGATTGAATCTGCTGCAGATTTTATACTATCTTTAAGGTCACAAGTTTGTCTTTGTGTCTCGTAGGCAACAGAAGAAAAACCTCTCTCTTGTCCATTTGCAACTGTATTTATTGCATTCTGCAGAGTATTTGTTTGCTGGCATGTTGCTAGTCTATTTTCGCAGCAACAATCTGCAATTTTGCTAGCAATTTGGCAATTACCTGCCTGGACTGCATTAATAATTTGCTGAGAAGACATACCAACTTGGTTTCCTACTCCCTAAATCTGTGACATAACTCCATTAATGGCACTCTAAACATCACCAAGAGTACAATTAAGGGTTGTAGCAAGCTGACTAATAGCGTTACCATTTCCTTGAATAGCTTGCATTAAAAGTTCTCGACCATTATCATTGTTAATTAAGTTTCCTAAATCTGCTCCTACTTGACCTGCTCCACGGTTTCCTCCGAAACCATTCCAGCCATTTCCTCCCCATCCCATGAGGAAGAATAAGAATATTACCCACATGAACCATCCGCCTTCTCCTCCGAAGCCAGAATTATTCCTTGTGGCAAGCAATACATTAGGATCTATTCCTCTCTACTGAAGTAGAGGAGCTAACATTGATATTAGTCCGTTGTTATTTGTTCCATTTTCTGGGAACATAAAAACTTTACTGTCAGACATAAAATTATATTTAGAAGATTGTTATAATAAAAGATCTATAATACTAAAGTGAATCTGGTTTTAAACTGAAGCGCTTCGTAACTAAATTAGTACAATTTTGTAACAATCAAAATTACAACTTATTTTAATGAATCCAAATTAAATAATGTTAACAAATGTTAAAAATAATAGAAAAAATTTCTAAGTCGGAATATGTATATAAACAAGAAAAGCCTGGTCATAAGACCAGGCTCGCTTTGATAATTATTGAAGAATAAATATTTAAGAACGCTAAACATTCTGTCCAGAATAGCTTATCTTTAACATTGAATGCAAATATAAGTATTAATACTATTAGCAATAATACCGGAATTAATAGTGTTCCAGAAACTATGTTCCAAACTATGGATAATATACAAGTTATGCTAGCTCCCGCTATATGAGGGATTCTATCTTGCCCTAGATACCTTGGGCATAATCCAACTAATACTAAAGCTATTACTGATAAGAATGGGAGAAATTGAAAACATATAGGACTAATCTCCACCCACGCTGGGAAGGTAAGAAATGCAATTGCCACTATACATGCAGTGAAAATATTTCCATTATTAAGCAAATAATAGCTCTATGATATACAGTCTGGTTTGTATTTAATTCTAATGTATACTGTATATCCAATATATATAGCAAGTGATAGTATTAAACAGGATAAGGCAAAAGTGGACATCAAATCTTAAATGATAACTTATCTGGATAACCAGCAGTATAATCATAAGCCTTCACTTTAGATACATCAGTTAGCTAACTAACTGCTAACTTATGCTCTGCAGTTTTGTTATAACAAGCTAATGCATATAACTCCAAAGAGCTTAACATTTGAACTGCTGCATCACAGTTAACGGTAATGCAAATTCCATTTAACCATAAAACTGATTCCTCTTTTCCAGCATTCTTCTCAATATTTATAGAGTTCATAAGTCCGACTCTGGTATCCTTACTTAACCAAACCTAGACTCCATTTAACATAAACCCATTAACATTAGAAGACGTATCATACTAGTCAATCTCTCTAAGCACTAACTCTTTAGCTCTATCTAATGGTGACTTTTCTGGAGCAATATTAAAATCAACTTTTATATTGTAATTAATATCATCTATCTAGTCATTAGTTCCCTCTGATAGGAGAACATCATAAAGGCTAGTGTTGTGTTCATCTTTATATGCTCTAAGTATCGCCTCAAAGCACTTAGATAAAGTAGGTTCTCCAGAAATTCTTACTTGAACATAAGAATATCTAGTTTCCTCTGTTTCTTCTATTTCGTCTCCCCTCACAGAAGAGACCTTAACTACTTTCTTCTCTACGTCATAGTTATAATACCAAATACCATTGTTTAATGATTCAAAGCTTTTAGGCTCAATGGTAGATTCAATTTTTATCGCTGTAAACATTGTTCAATTTAATTTATGCAGGATACTTAGGTATTGAGTTTAAATAAATAAAAAATTATTTTATTCCAACTTCTTTTTTATTCCAACCTGAGTATCTAAAATTACTTCTCTCTTTTATTTATTTTACCTTTTTGCTTCTATTATTTACCTGAAGGAAAAGAAACAAAATCAGAAACCGACCGGAAGCCGATATACGTCTAGGCGCTAGACACGTCGCTACTCGAGTTGAAGCTACCGAGACCCATAATCGGGCTGCCAAGAGCGTAACTGCCCACGAGAAGCGTACGTAAGGTCTTGTCTTTATATCCTGCCAGGTGAAAATCACAAATGTATGTGGTAGAATCACCTCCTATACGATTAGGAATTATATGGGCAGCGTCTCCTAGGTCAAATGACTTAATATTTCCATCCTGATGTATTTCCTCTCCTACCTTAACATAAGAATCGTTAAGAGTGTCTGCATACTTACTAGCATCCTGGCAAGTATATACATAGGTCATACGATCAGGATGATTATTCGAGTCAGCATCTATTATAATTCCGTCAAGATTAGTAAAAATGTCTCCAAATGGATTATCGAATCCTCTCCATCTTGGCATTGACATTGTTTGTGCAGCTATTTCAGTATTATCAGTACTACAAGTAAATTTAGGAATAGTTAAGGTTGCAAGTCCTGTTCCATTTCCAAGAACATTACCATAACCACAAGGAGTTAGTGGAGCGCCTGAATTATAATCCCACCAGCCATCCATCCAAGTAATACCAACTCCCATACCTCCCTGACGATAACCTTCGTCTGTGAGAGTTTCATTATAAGCCTCCCGTGAGTTAAAGTTAGCATATTCTACTACATAAAGCCAATAGAATATGTTCTTATACTAGTCATAACTCAACATTTGAGAGTTAGCATTTCTAGAGTATTCTCTCATAGTAGCTCTAGAAATAATAGTCCTAGGCTTACCTAAGTCTGTTCTGAATGGATCAGTTGCTAAATTCTTATCTAGATAATCTCTATTTGCTCCACCTCTACAGTATGCATTAGTATTTACTACAGAGATAGCACTATTTACAGGTAAAGTACTTAGATATCCCATGTTCTCTGGAACAGAATTTAGAACTGTACTTCTGTAAGCGTCAACTAAGATTTCTGGTTGATAAGTATAAGTATCATCAAGCTCAATAGTAGACAACCATACTTTAGATACATTACCATCAACTGTAGACTTAATATAGAAAGCTGGGCAATATACTCGTACAGTACCATCATAACCATTCAGAACTGCTCCTAGTTCTATAGACTTTGTACCACTCTATAGATTAAGAACTGCAAGATCGTAATTAACAAGAAGGGTTGCCGTATTAGTACCAGTGTCGATGCTGCTAATTTGGCAAGCTACTCCATTAACCTTTACCCACTATTTATCATACTGTAAAGTATTGAATACATCAGCTACCATAGTATAAACATTACCTGCTACAGTTAGTTCTACTGACTTAGTAATAGCTTCTTTTCTAAACCTCCAATCAAATTCATCTAACCAATAGATTACTTTACCTCCTTGAGCAATACAACCTTTCAATTGAGATTGAATAGGAAGAGACTTATGAAAGGACATGTTACCAATACGAGTAAGATGTGGATCAGCTACAGTTATATCAAACTATACACCATAAGCTAATATCTCTTCAAGACCAGCAAACATATTTGCTAGATCTTCCCACTTAGCTTCTCCATTAGCCTTCCATGCTAGTATTTGCCTTTTGTGACCTTCTTTGGGAATAGCTGAATAATACTTTCCCTTGGCCCAAATTTGATCTGAGTCCTCAATGAAAGCTATTGAAGTATCTTTAATATCTCCAGACTTGAGTCTAGTATCAAAGTTGGACTTTGTTTTTACTTGAATAAATTGTTGTTCAATTTCAGCCATAATATAATTATTTTAGGAAGATTTCTATAATTAGTTTATTTTAGCCCAAGATAGCTTACCATCTATTTCATCTATTGCAGATTTTACTACTTTATTCTAAACCGGGTTTGTAGATGTAGGACTTAAAATACTATCTACTATAACCCCACCCAATTCAGTGTCACTAGCAGTTGGCAGTGAATAGTTATTGGCATTCTCAGCGATTCCATCTAGCTTAGTCTTTAGGATATCAGTAAAGTCATTAGAAGTGAGACTTTTACCATCAACTTTATCTACCTTATTGTTTAATGCATTTGTAAGATTAGATATGGAGTCACTGTTCTCTATAATAGAAATTACTTCTTCTTCAGTAAGGGAGCAAGAGTAAAGCTGACCGTGCGTCCAGATTTCCTTTGTATCTTTTATAAATACTATAGAAGTATCTAGGATATTTCCAGCATTTAATTCTGTAGTAAATGCTGTTTTATTTTGAAAATGGATTAATTTTTTATTTATAGCCATAATAAAATGTTTGGAATTTCATAGTCTCCCTTACCATCAAGAGAGACTATGAAATGTTATATAAGTTAAAATAAAAATTAGTGATTACTAACTTCCAAATTTATTTCAATTTTTTTTTTAATTAAAGTTCTTCCCAAGCAAAGAGGGCATCAACGTATGTTTTAACATCGTTAGCTTCTGCAAGACCTTTAGCTGTACTAGAAGCAGAGCTAATAGCCTGAACAGTTACCGAAGTAGCTATAGTCTGAGAATTATTGGACTTAGCTCCTACAGTTGTAGTCACATAAGAACCATCTGTTCCCTTAGTAATTGATTGAAGAGCACTGTCAGCCTTTTTACCTTGAGCAGCTGTGGCATAATTGCTTGCTAGAGAAGCTGCATAAGCCTTTGCACCATGCACAGTATTTGAAGTAGCAGTATCAGTATCCTCGCCAACTACTGCATCCTTAGCTGCGTCAATTGCAGACTGTACTCCAGATATTTTCACTCCAGCTGTATCTACGGACAAGAACTTTTCTGAAGTAGGATCTACTTTTATAGATACAGCATTTTTATCTATAGCAATGCCATTACCTGCTGTATATGTATCAACTAATGACGATAGATCTACTGTAATAGTCTCTTTACCTGAATCTGTATTGAAAGTAATAGTTAGAGCTTTAGATTTAGGATCAAAAGAAACGGTATTAACCATTCCGTCTTTAATAAAGTCAGAAGCATCTACTTCGGCAATAACTGCATTTTTAATTCCAAGTAATTGAATCTTCTTAGTAGTAGAGTTATATTTTAGATTCAATGTAGATGATAATAGAGTTCCATTGAGTCCGAGAACTTTATCACCTGTAGCAACTCCTGTTACAGTAGCTGCTGGTATTTGTACAGAAGCTTTAAGACCAGCAGCACTTTGACTGAGAGTTACATTGCCAGAAGCTTTATCCAATTTGAGTCCAACTGTTGGAGCAGTTGCTGTTCCAGTGACTTCAATTGCGGAACCTGTAGTAGCAGTTACGCTAGCAACTTTAGACTCAGCAGCCTTCTTGGCAGCCTCAGCAGCTGCAGCTGCAGCTGCACCATCAGTAGCTGAGTAGAAAGCATCCTCTGAACGGTAAGCGGCAGTGCCGAGCCCCTTGATGATAGACTTACTTACTCCATCTACAGAAGTCTCACCATTAGCAGTACCTTCTGCCAAAGTCGTGCCAGAAGCACTAATTGTTACACCATTAACACCTACAGACACACTAGCCTTACCACCAGCATTGAACTTAATAGTTTTAGCAGTAGAAGTTGCCGAAGCGGTGTTAGTACCATCAGAAATAGTTGTGAATGCGTTAATGGCTTGAAGAGCTTTGACAGCTTCTTGTAAAGCATCTATCTCACTTTCTGCAGTGGTTATTTTTTCTTGCCACTCAGAGCTCAAACCATAGAATTTACCATGAGTAAAGATTTCTCCAGAGTCCTTAATAAAGACTATAGAATTTGTATACTAAGCCTAAAGGTCTGCAGTAAACGATGCTTTACTCGCAATGTGAACAAACATTTTTTTTTTCATACTTTATATATTTTTTGTTAAATTTCATTCCACTCTAAAGCAGAATTAATTGCTAAATTTACTGTATTTGTAACTGATCCAGAAGTACTTGCATCTCCATTTAGTGTGGCTAGTGCAGCTTCATTTGCTTCAACTTTAGCCTTTAATGCTGCAATACTAGCAGCATTAGTATCAATTAGTGCCAGTTTTTCTTCTGAAATTAAAGAACTTCCTTCTACCTTGGCAACGTATCCAGTTAGTTGCGTATTGGTATAGTCTTTGGCGATCTTAAGTGTGTTAGCCAGAGATCCTGCTGTTTCTTCAGTACCATTAAGTACGTTTAAGGCAGATGTATTTTGAGCTACAGATTCTTTTAAAGTAGAAACATCTTCGCTTACTTTTGAAACAGCCCCACTAATAGCTTTATCAGCCTCACTCTTAGTGTAATATGAGCTTAAATCAACCGATCCACCAAGGGCATCCCAGCTTTCTCCATTCCAAGCATAGTTAGTTCCAGCAGGTGTGCTTCCATGGGCAGCTACTACATTATAAGTGTCGCCAATTGCAACTTCTGTAGGAAGAGCATCGTAAGTATCTACAGATCCTTTATAAATGTAGACTGCAGATAGAGATGTTTTTAGATTATCTATATTTTCTTTAAGAACTCGACCTTGATTAGCCGATAAAGCTGACGTAGTACTTGTCGAGGTTAGATTATCTGTAACGTCTGTCTTAGCGGCTGAGGCATCTACTGCAACCCAATTATTAGAGTCAGTATATGCTGTAGGGGCTGTAACTGCATCATATTTAGTAAGCATGTATAGCCCATGATTTTCTCGTACTGATACTACAATACCATCATAAAGCCATACTTTATTATCACTATCAGCCCATGTAGAAGTCTCTGTTAATTCAATGAGGGTATCTACTACTACTCTAGAATCTAACGGAGCATTCTTCTTAACCTCTAGGTTAGCCGAAAAATTAAATATTCCTCTATTTCTTGCCATAACTTAATTATTTAGAGTAAGTAATTCTATAAGTAGTTTCTCCATTGAATCCTGCATCGTTTCTAGTATAAGTATTGTAATTTACATTTGTTCCTTGAACAGTAATTTCTTCTGTTCCAGTAGTAAAGTTTTCAAGCGCATATACTTCATACTGATTTGACAAAGTATTCAACATCTCAATCTTGGTAACAACATGGGGAAGTTTAAATACATGTTTGTTAGGACCTTCAGCAGCTAGAGTTGCTGTAAACGTCAGATTCTTTGTAAGAGGTAACTTAGAAGGAGCTGCATTTTCTATGTTAGCATAGAATGGATATACCCCATAAGTAGCTACTGCAGAAGAAGTAACTGATCCAGCAGGAAGAGCTGTATAAGATGCAGCAGGATTACCCTTAGAATCTAGTGGCACAGGACCCTTAGCATACTACACCTTGTAGTAGAAGTTTGTTGTTCCAGCAGTTATAGCATTTGGAATCCCGTTTGCTTCACTTCCAGCATAAATAACATCAGATGATTTTGCTCCAGCTCTTGGGCCCTATGTAGAGGTACCTATTTTAATAGCGCCTTGGTTAAAGGTAGAAGTGAAATCTTTTGTGGTGTATCCAGCATCTCCTACTTCTTTAATGTTGGATACCCCAGATTTTAAAGAAAGAGAAGCAGATGGTGCAGTAATTGTAGGTTGAATAGTTGGGAATATTAGAGTGTCTAGCACTTTAGAAATAGTCTACCCTGTGAGTTGAGCTACTGTTGTTCCAGCAGCAATACCTCCAAGTTTTTCTACTGTAGCAACGGTGCTATCTAATCCCGAGTTATAAGTTACATTCATCTAACCTCCCTCAAACATGTCTGCGACATTATTAAGTAGGGTTCTATCGGCATCTGTTAGAAGTTTGTCTCCAAGATTTGCAACTACTGTAGAATCATCTGCCTTTGTAAAGGTAAATGTATTAGTTGAAGGATCAAACTCCACATCTTTTACTTTTTCTCCATCAGATCCATAGAGTTTTCCATTTAAAAGGAGTTCTCCAGTATCCGTTGCAAAAAATAAAGCATCAAGCAAGTTACCAGGGTTTTCTGTAGTATAAGTGTAACTTGCTCTTAGACCTCTGAAAAATTTAATCATTAAATTAAACGTTTATCCAGTTTATAGTTACTTTATCTAATTCTGTCTGTACGTAATCTTTAGTAGCATAACTTCTCAATTTGCTATCGATCTCTTGTTTAGTATAGTAATCGTCTAGTTCTACACTTCCGGATGTTCCTCCCATTTTATACAGTCCAAAATAAAAATACTTAGACCCTTTTATAAAATACATAGTAGTATCATCCACTAGATCAGCTTCAACTAAATCGGAGTATTCTTCAGATGTCAGTAAGCTAAACCTGATAACTTTGTCTGAGTTTTGCAGAACTACTTCTCCCGAGAGACCATCGTCTTTCTTTTCAAAAACTACTCCTCCTACTTTAGAAGAGAGATCTAAATCGGCGGAAATACCATCTCCATATACTCCTAAAGATACTATAGAAGGACGGTTACTGATCTTTAGTTCAGCATATATTGAGTTTTCTATTACATCTATTATGATAGATTCTGAACTTTTTCCTATATATTTATCTATAGGAGCTAGATATTCATTACCGTCTGATAATAGAATTGAATATACCCAAGTACCCAATGGTAATTCACACCCTTTATTTCTGTCAGCTTGAGTTATCTATCTTTTTGTAAAGCTCTGTATTGTAATACTAGAAGGAAAAGGATATGTTGATATTTTACCGTCGGAAGTTACTACTTTTAAAACCTTATTTCCTTCCTATTCGACAACTTCCACAGAGGAGATTCCACTGAAGTTCTGTAGTATAGAATTTATAGCCCCCTAGGTGAGAATCGCATCTGTATCATCTGATGGTTCAGTAGATACAGAAAATTCTCCATAGTTTACCCATAAATAATCAAGCTGACTCTATCCTGGTTTTCTTTTATCCTTCATACCATTCAGTTATGTCTTTTAAAACTTCACTAAGAGGGTGTCCATCATGTGTTATACTGGAGGATCTTCCGTCTACGCTTAAAGAATTTCCAGTTTTCTTTAGAATATTATAGTTCGAAGAATCCAGTCTTACATCTGCAGATAATTTATCTGTTCCTGATACTACTCTTTCTCTAGAAAGTTCTACTACTTTATCATCTGGATTGTCTACAACCCATTCCTCTATAAGATTATCTATTGGAATAATTACTTCCTAAGAATTTTTAAAATTAAAAACTAAAGACTCAGTATCCTGATCGTAGTAAGCATTGTCTATAATAGAGGAAATAGCTAAGGCATGCTGTGATCTAATATTTCCATTGACTTTAATCGTTAAGATGCCATTCTCATATTCTGTAGACAGTTTAGTATATAAACCATCATTATTAACGATAATATCACTTCCGTTGGAAACTTTTACATTAGCCGAGATATCTGAACTTTTAACGTCTTCATCAACTGTAATGGAGACTGTATTGGTTTCTGTAGGAATTAATTTAGAAGTTCTTAAAGCCTATGCAATAAGTCCATCTAAAGTCTTCAGTGCATTCATCACTGATGTAGCACTTTTCAGATAGTTAGTTTCCTAGTCAGGACTAAATGATCCATCTCCACTTAGTCCCACTCCCACCTAGGTCTAGTCTAGCTCTGTCTAGAAATTATTATCTCTATTATTAGAAACTGAGGCAAGAGTCTCCACAAAATCCTATACACCTCTTAGCGTTCTAAAAGTAGTACTCGGAGTAGGTGTTCCTTGAATTTCATTCCACAAGTCTCTTAAATGTTGATACAGGTTATGAGTATAATCAAAACCTCTTAAGAATTTTTGCAATTCTGGAAGAGTATTTATCTATGAGTCTGAGTCATCGACCGTATCAAAAAACTTGTGAAGCAAGTTGGAAATATCTGATAGATTATTATAATCTAAAGATTTTAAGTATTCCAAAACATTCTCTTCCTCCGTTCCTACTATAGCTGACAAGATATTAGAATGTTCGGCAGACTATTTCTGTAAATCTACTACAGCATTTGAAATCGCAAGTAAGTTGTCTAGTTGATTATGAAACTCTGACATGTCATCAGTTCCGACAATTTCAAGAATACTATTCTTTCTGTCAGAAATTTCCTAATTGAGATCGTTTCTTATCTGAGCTAACCTATCAAATAGTTTATCAATAGATCCTTCTTGTATAAGAGGTTTGAACTGTAATTCTCCTCCAACTTCAATAACCCAGTATAAAGTCTAAGAATCTCCAGACGATACTATCTTAAGTAATCCCTTATGTAGAGTAGTATTATTAAGCTCATCAGCATAGAATGCTTTTAATTCCTCTTCACTACTAAATATGTAGTTGGCCTCCATTGGATAGTCACCTGTTCTGATGAAACTACCCATCATTTCACTATATTGACTCATTTTTATGCAAAATTAAAAGTTACTTCCTAGTTTAGGCTAGACAGTGCCTATCTGTATATGTAAATCTTAAAAATTATGTCTTTCTCGACTCCAGGCACTTTCAAAGGAATCATATCAATTACATCAAAAGCATCTATCCCAAATTTCTGTGGAGTTGTAGACATATTGTCTAGGTCTGGATAGGACACAGGGACTACAACAAAGGGATGTCTTAATTTTGCATCCTAAAAACCATAATTTATAGAGATCTAGTTTAAGTTGTTACTACTACTTATAAATTGATTGTTATTAGGTTCTTCTGAGGCTAGTTCCTCTAAATAATTCCACGTAATCACATTTCCAAATTTCCATTTTGGAAGAAGGCCAACAAAAATTGGAAGAGCTACCTTTACAGTAGTAGATTCTTCATGCACAGCCCCATTAGTGTAAGTTACCTTAAAGGTAAATTCTGTGTCTTCTATAATAGGCAAGCTATCAGTAGTCACACATCCATTTTCAAAATCTTCTTTAACAAAAGAAATTGTTAACTCACCATCTTGGTATAATTCTGCTACATCAATGAGTCCAGTAGAACCATGAACACATAGTGTAACCGGAACCTTATTATTGATAGTTACATAGTCTGGAGCTGAAATTGAAATTCCTTTACCATAGAATATAGCATCCAATACTTCTTGCAAACTCATTGTTGCTGGAACTGGAGTGTTATCGTCAATATGTCCTACGGTAGATTCTACAGGACCAGAAGTCTTCCATATAGGTTCATTATTAGTAATCTACTCCTATAAGTTTTCTACTTTTTCCTCAACCTAGTATAGAGTTACTAAATCTTGGGGATCAATAGCGTCAACACCTTTCTGAGGAGCCTTAAATGGAACTGATCCGTCCTGTTTAACATATTTTTCTTGACGAATAGTTTCAAATCTATCGTCTACTGTTTCCATATACTCTGCAATAGCCCCAGCTACAGCTTCCTAGACCCACTTGTTAATAAATGCATCAATTTGACTTCTAGAGTATGTTTGAGTCTTATCATACACATTAGCTATCTTAGCATAAGAAGCTAACCTTTGATTTAAAATAGTTAGAAATCCGTGAGGATCCACATCTACTAAGTGAGCATAAAGGGTTTTATCTACGTAACGCTTAGTAGCTAGATGACTATCTATAGTTGGATCAACTCCTATTTGAGCAATAGTAAATGGAGTACTTCCATCTTTCTTTAAGAAAGTCTTTAATAGGTTATCTACATCCTGTTTTGTATAGAGCTGTGATTTAGTAAATATGTCAGAAGACTTAACGTATTTCTCTAGGATAGTTCTTACTTCTGGCAATATTTGGTGAGGATCATCAGGTCCAACTAATCTAGTATGTTCATTTAGTAATCTAGTTACAAATTTCTTTGTTGTTAAATGACTATCAGAAATAGGCTCAACTCCAGATTGAGGAGATGTAAATGGAGTACTTCCATCTGTTTTAGCCATGTCTGCAATCATCTCTCTTACAGTATCCAAGGTTCCATGAGGGTCTTCAACACTAAGATGCTTATTAACAGCAGTTGTTACTGTTGTAGCAATGTTAGTATCTGTCTCATCCTTAGTATATACTGCATTCTTTGGATACACATTTAGATTTTCTCTTACTACTGACTTCTCTGATTCATTCTCATATTCAGAAAGAAAATTATCCTTTTCCAAATACTGAACAGACTCATCAGCAGTTGTAGGAACATCTACAGTATCCTAGCATCCCGGAGTTAAGATTGAATTATCTGCCATTTGTTATTTAAATAGTACTATAATGCAGTTAAAGATAATTTATCATCTATTTCCCTATTCTTTATTAAGTCTATAAAAGAAATCTCTTCTAATATAAATTCATAGTTTGGTTTGTATCCCCTTCTAACTCTACACATGAGCTGGAAAAATTCTTCGGATACCTTTTTCTTTAAATCACTTAGAGCATCCACATCCATTACTATTCTAATAAGAGTTAGACTGAGAGCATAAGCCGTTACATCCATTAATTATCTCAACTAGCCTTTCAACTTCTGCAAGTTGTTCACACTCTGTGAGATATTTTATAACATTAATCGCCATCCAGACTAGATCTCTTTTATATATTAATTCACTATCTATCTTATTTTTATTCCAACAAGAAGAGAATCCTCTATCGTTTAGAATTTGCTTGCACAAATTTATATAACATTTTCGTAAAAAACAAATAGATATAAAGTCTTCTGATGTTCTTGAAATTGTTGTATTTACAGGATTTACTTCCAGTATTTCAGATAAATCAACCTAGGAAGTATTCCCGTTTATATACTTGTATACTTTATTATTGCTTGCAAAATATACTAGATTATATAATCCAAGTGCTGAACCTTCTTGTTTATTTAACTCTCTTTCAAACCATTCCTTAGACGGCAGTACAATATGAACTAAACTATACCACCCGTCTGAGGATACCTGTAGAGTAGAATTATCTAGAAAGGAATGATCAGTAAACGTAGGATCTAAATATATTGCCTCCTATGATTTATTTAGCTAAAGTATATCTATAGAGACAGTATCAGAGAATTTGAATTTTCCCTTTACAGTCCCTACATTGTCCTCTGATAAATAAGTACTATTGTCTTGTACAGTGACCTTACAATTATCACAGGCATTGCAAGTAATTATTTTAATTTTTAGTTCCATTAATCAGTTTTGTCTAATTTTATCATTGTAAGGGTTTCCATCTGATAGCTATGCTATTTCTGCTTCAGTACGTCTCTTCTACTCTTCGGCAGTAGCCTCCTTATAAGTTCTATCAGTATCGGCCTTGTACCATTCAAGTTTGTATTTCATTTCTATTTCTTTCTGTTCAAGGCTTATCTTAGCTTTATTAAGAGATTCAATCTCACCTTGAGACTTCTTTAACTCTGTAGAAGCTTGCTTTAACTGCTCCTATAACTACTAGACCTACTAAGTTAACTACTGAATTTGGTTGTTTTCATCTTTCTAAATTTGCATAGCTTTTCTAACTTTATACTTAAGATCAGGCAAGCTTTTACTTGTTACTGCCTCAATAATGATATCAGGAGGTAGTCCTCCAGATTTAACAAATTCTGGAATAATATTCTTTATCTACTCTAAATCCTTTACAATATCTGTACTAGTAATGATCCTAATATCATGATCAGTCATTGTAAAATACTCTGGAAGAGCAGTAAATATTCTTTGGTATTTATCTCCTAATATTATAGTTCCAGTTAGACCATTTTTGAATACAACCTTAGCAAGGTTTAAACAGTCTAGTAACATTTCATTTACTATTAAATCCATTTGATGGTAATACTGTTTAGTTATAATAAATGAATTGTTCTATCCAATTTTAACATTAGTAACAGCATCTCTCTACTCAATACCATTCAATCTTTCCCTAAATACTCCAGTAATAGATGATGTAGTCTACTCTATAGCATCTATTGCTACCTGTATAGCTTGAACAGCCTACGTTTTAACAGTATTATCAAATCCATTAAAAATAGTATTCAATGGAGCCTATCCGGAAGCTAGTCTTCCTTCCTGTGAGGAATCAAGTACACCAAGTCCCTGCTTCTTTAAAGCCTACCATTTTATAAGTCTTTCTGGAAGATTTACTCCCAATTCAGCAGGGATTAACGTTAAGTCAATCCAGTCTCCAACCGTTCCACTATTTGCAATAAGATTATCTCTGTAGAAATTCAGAAGGTCATACTAGTCCTATAGGTGAGCACAAGCTAGAACCATTGAGTAAGGCTTTGTACCTCTATTTAAGAAATATATACCATTAATAGAAAGACTACAATAAGAAGGGTTTGATTTAGTTCTCATAACCTTTTCATCTTTTCCTCTAAGTATATATATTTGTTCCCCAATCCTAACAGTCTTATATCTCTACATTACAAAGTCTTTATCGGTTTCTAGCCACTCAACTTCATAAACAGGAATAAGCTCATGGGTTATTCCAGACCTACTATCTGGATATCCTGGGGTAACTTCTACACCTGCCTAAACTCCATCAGTATTTGGTATGCCATTAGTTTCACCCATTCTAACGTAATACATAGCATTCTCATAGACTGAATCCCACTTCTCATCTAAGAGTTTCCTATCTGAGGCTTTCATTTCCTTACCATACTCATTTAAGATTTGATTCTTAGTCATCCAACTTCTTACTACAACTCTATAGGAGTTTTTAATATATGGAGATTCAAAATTTCTATCAATGAATGTGTTTAGAGGGCTTAAAGCCTATATTCTAATACTATTATTTTCCACCGTAGGAAGGACTCTATAGAAAGCGTATCCAGTAATTAAAAGGTCTAGAAGAAGATCTCTCAATACTGTAATCATATCAGTATCCCTAGATTGCATAATATATTCTACTACATTCTAGGCAGCAATCTCATACTCCGATACGAACGTATTATTTATATCTTCCACTATTCTTTTCAATTGCTATTCAATGAGACCATCATTAATATTCTTTCCATCTATAAAATTTAGAACTGAATTTCTAAGATGATTTTTTAAATATTCATGAAGTTCTGAGGCAATCTTTAATTGTTTTTCTCTATCTATATTAGTTATTGTCTAACTGTCCTTACAGAATATCTTTGGAATTATAGGGGTTCCCAAATATTCTCCTATAAGAGCATCAATATGCTTCTTTATTAAAGGGGTAAAGTGTAATGTAGTTGGTGCATTAGCTCCGTATACCTCCTCTAAGTATCTGAACTAGTCTGAATCTCTTACACCATTATAGTAGTTATATGCTTTCTATAAATCATATTTAGGGTAGACTAGTTCAGATATTGCTTTGTCTGTTTTCTCTATCAATTCATCCTTTGTCATGACAACTACATGCTGTATTTATTGGATTACAATCATATGGGTAAGTTAACTATAGTTTACCATAATATACTAGGTTAAAGCGCCTATCTTTAAGTTCCTACTTGAGAAACTTAAGAAACTTATCATCCTCTAACTCTGCATATATAATTATAGGCTAATACGGATGATCCATACCCAACTTAATATAATATCCTATTGGGTTTAATTTCTCAATGACTATTTTTCCTATATACTTCTTATGATAAATATCCAGAATATAGTCTTGTATTACTTGTTCTAGGTCCTAAGTCGTCATATAACTATCCAAAATTATTATTAAACCGTATCTATGGAGTATTTTTTGGAAGTGTTCCATAGCGTCTTCTTCCATACTCGTCTGTATAAAATCCTATATCCTACCAGGTATCTTTAACCTCTTCTACAACTTTAGGTACAATTCCTTGCAATTCTTCGTCTGCTAATAGAGCCATTGCCACCGCTGCAACAATATCAAATTTCTTCTTATTTTCATCAGTATACCTATTAAATTCATCAAGCATTTCATCAAACCATATAAGATGACAATAGTCAGTTATATAGTCTGCTATTAAGTCAGTCTGATGGTCTATAATAGCAGGAGTTGCAGGAGTTCCATATTGCTTATTTGTATTTCTAGCAGAGTCTGCAAGTGTAGCTCTAGGTCTTTTCATAAAGAGATTAAGAAGTTTCCTTTCTCGTGCATATGGAATTATACTCTATCTGGTTGCTTCTATATTTATTGTAGCATTATAATACTATGCTAGTTTAATAGCTATCTTATAGCACTCTCTAACATCGTTAGGTCTATCCTTATAAAGTGCTACGAATTTTGGTTCTTCTATACCATAAGCTCTCTTGTAAACAACAAGACAGAAATCAGATGGATCCTTAGTAGCTTCTGATGTTTGCGCTGCACCAATATCGATACCATCTATTCCTATTACATACAGGTTTCTAACCTTTTCAGTAGGTGGCTTCCAGATTACTTTTCCATTTTCATCCTCAACTGGAGGCAAAGTCCAAATTGGATGTTCCAGTATCTAAAGTTTACTATTCTAATTTGGAATCCACTTAAAGCCATCTATATTCTACTGAATATGAGCCCCTTCTTTGAATTTATATTCAATATAACCTCTTTCGATTGGAGGACATTTCTTTAGAGCCCTGATATTTGTAAGTTGCTCAGCAATATTTACCTTATTGAATTTGTTATCACCCTCCAAAGCAAAAGCTTCTTCAGCTGTATAACAGTACTCAGCAGAGTGGTCAATCAAGGCTCTAGGGTTTGAGGATAGATTAGCCCTATCTAAATCCAACTATTCTTTATAGTTTTTCCATAAACAGTAACCTCTCTTATCAAGTAACTATCTTCTTACTCCATTAATATCAGTTCCATATTCTGTAATGGCTCCTATATAAGATGGAATGAAATATCCTGTATATACCCACTCACCTCCTTCTGTATAGTTATGATAAAATGGAAGTACATCAAATCCATTTGGATCATAGTATATATCTCTAAGTCCTTGTAAGGCAGCACCTTTATCACCACCAGTTCCTCCAGCCAGCCTAATTCCAAACTTTGTACCTCCAATGTATATCAAAGCCTTTCCTTTAATGTAAGATTTTCTTAAAACGGAGTTAGAACCGGCTTCTTCATATACTAGTAAATCAATACGGTCACCTCTAATTTTAGCATCAGTTTCCGCTACAACACCTTCAATCTAAGACATCCAACCTGTCTCAGATGGTATACCGTTTGAGTCTTTTACTAAAGTAGAAGCTCTTTTTAAGAACTATGTATCCTTAGCCTATCTAAGTTTAGCAAGACCTCCCTAAGTATGTTCATTTGCAAAACTAAGTGCATTCCATACCTTATCAAGAGATTTCTCTAAGTAATTAGACAAACTTGTAGTAATCATACACTTACTGTTTCTAAAGCAATTATAAATACAGGCGCAAATAGCTGCATTTATTTCAGAGAAACCAATACCACGGGACTTCATAAGACATACATCCTTCTTCTCCCTTCTACATATTTCAAAGTAGTGGAAGAACTCATATTGAAATACCAAAAATTTAGGAAATATCTAACTACGTCCACTACCAGCTATTTCTACATCAATATTAGGAAGTTGATAATAATTAAGATAATAGTAATTCGGACCAGTTAGTGTATATCCATTTACTGTATATCCTTCACGACACCTACGATATTCCTCATGCCAGAAGTCATTATAAGGTTTGCTATATATTCGATAGCTGCAATATTTTCCAGTTCTTATATAGGTATCTCTTGCCACCGTAAACCAACTTGGATCAAAGTCCAATCCCTAAGTTTCTGTAATTGGCTTGTAACCTGTTAGCTCATAAGAAAGTCTTTTATCAAAGAATTTTATATACTCTTCCTTTGGAACATCCCATTCTGAAGATTTTATTGATTCTGGTATAGGTTCCTATATTTTAGTAGGTTCAGTCTTCTTTTCCTACTAGACTTCCTGTACTAGGGTTTTTATTTCCTCTGGAAGTTTAACCTTCTTAGGTCTCCCTCTCTTCCTTTTAATTTCTTCCATAGTTGTTAAAAGTTAGGTTGGTATCCGTCTATAGCTCCACCACGTACTGAAGATTGTTCAGTTAATTCTTTCTTGACTCTTCCTTCCAAATCGACTAACTCATCATGAACTTTTCCTAAAGAACTCAATTCAGCCATAATGTCTTTAACTTTATACACGGGCTTTCCAGTCTACTCATCTCTCTCTAAAGGATCCACTGAATTAAAGTATTCTATGAACTTATTAACAGTTTCCTGTGCAGCATGTAGCATTTTAATAGAAAGATTAGATTCTTGTATTTGTCTAAATTTCCTACATGCTGCTCTAAATTCCGGGTTATTAAATTCTTCTTCCGTTAGGTTTGCATCCTTTAGGGATTCCTAATGTCTTACCTATTCATCATACTCGCTATATACAGATTTCCAACATATAGCAAGCCATATATAGGTAAATTCTCTAAATGCTCGAAGACCCATTAATCCACTTGGGTCTTCTTTGCATTTATTTCTGCTTGGTTCAAGGAGGGCTTTAAATTCCTTAACCAATAATATTTCATGTGTATTGAGATCAACTCTGTTGAGTTGATTATTATAAACAAATATATCCTAAACCATAATTCATTAATTCATATTTCTACACTTATAAAGATTACTTTTTCCTATAAGGTGCTTTAGTTCTATCAGGAGTCCACTGTACTTGTCCTTTTGCATTCTTCTTATAAGAACCAGGTCTGTTTATTTGAACATCCTAATCATTGTAGCAATTAGCTGCAATAGAATCCTTAGTAGCCTAGTCCTAACCATTTTTATTAGATTTTATTTGAGGCAGCTTTTTACCATGCTAGTCTTTCTTTATTTTTCTTCCGCACTTGAAAGCATCAATTGGATTAGAAGGAGTTTCCCTTTCTCCTTCATTCTATTTAGCCTGCATGCATTTTCTGCAAAGTCTTCCTCCCTGTTTGTAGTAATGCATTTCCATTCCTTCTGGACACTAACCATTAAGTTTCTTTATATAATTGAGTTTAGCTCCAAACTTAGCAGCTTGAACCTGCTATTGCTACATTTCCTGCATAAACTGAGCATATGCCTACTTTAAGCCATCCTCTCCTAACTACTAAACTACTTGTTCTAATTGCTACTCATTTTGAGCTCCAGTTTTCTACATTAAATACTGTAGAAATGCCTATTGTAATTGCTGTTCATTCATATTAAGTTGACCTCCCTATTGCTTCTTAGGTGTTCCAAATAAATTAGTCCCAAATAAACTGGTATTAAAGGTAAATGTCTTAGGTTTTAAGTGTACCTTGTCAAACAAGTCTTTTACCCTACTATTAGCATAGACTACACCATCTGAGCCAGTTCTACTTTGTAAATCCTGTCTATCTATCTCCCCATTATTCTATCCTACCCATCCAGCCATTGCTCTGGACATATCTCCAAAATCACCTCCTCCAAAACTTCTATAAGTTCCTTTAACACCGAGATCATTTTCTATAGTATTCTGATTCCACTTACTAGTATCAGAGCCATATCTATCAATCATAGCCTTTACAAAATTATTATTTGCATTAGCTTTATTTCCAATAGCACTTACCATTCCAGCATAATTTCTAAATCCTAAATTTCTAATATCATCATTAGTAAACATAGATAATTTAGTTCTTGCTGGAGTTTGAGGCTTTGAACTCTTTGGAAGGGGTTTTGTATATGCATCTGGGACCTTATTTACCTTATAAGAAGTCTAGACTGGGTCAGATGGTTTCCATCCTCCCTAGTCCTTTGCTACATTCCCAAGGAAGTAGTCATAGTCTGCGTGAGCTCTTCTAAACTCATCAGCATTCTCACCTTTCTACATTGTATTATACTACTTGCCTTTATAAGTAAATACTCCCCTGCCATTCTTTCTGGCGGCAGCAAATGCCTACGCTCTTGTTTTATAGGAGTTCCCATCAAAATAGGAGTCTCCATAATTCCAATTGTTAGCCATTATTCTTTAATTAATTCAATGTCTTTAGTATTAAACACCGCTTCTTGCATAGCCCCAGTAGTAGTAAACCAACGACATCTAATTCCTATAAGGATAGGACGTTTATCCTCCCTTCTTGAGTCATGCTTGAATAAAGATGTTTCTTTCTTTACAACAATCATCCTTGGCTTATTAGGTATATCCTACTTAAGCTATACTATCTAGCCAGGATTAAAATATATATTATTCTCTTCCATATTATTTAATATTATTAAAACGGTCTTGTAGACCTTCATTAACAACTGCTATAATTTGACTCTCTGCTAAACTTATGAATCCCTGCTTAAAGAACGGAACAGGTACTGCAGTATCAACCCTATAAAAAATAACATCTCCTTCTTTTAAGTACTTGACCTCTGGTCCAACTTCAACGACACATCCTGTAACTATGAATTGCTTTTGTTCTTCATATCTACCAGTTTGCTCATTAAGTTGAGTATGAGGGGTATATCCTCCAGTATCAATTATAAGTCCATTTTCCACTTTCATTTTTTGGAACGGATTAACCTTAAAAGGTTGTACTAGAATACGAGAAAACATTGGCTTTATTTCTGCTTTGGAAATATCATATTCTACCTTATCCTGGCTTTCTTCAAAATCTTTATTATTTTGTTCCAGTTTTTCATTGTACTTTTCTACTTCTGAATTAAACTTGCGAGCCTTCTCTTTTTTAATTAAAGAATCAAGTGAGTTTTCTTTCATGTTTACTGAAGTAAAATTACTATCTGTTCCAAGTAATTCTTTAGCAATTTTTTCATTCTCTGTTGAGTAAAGTCTTACGTCTTTCATAAATCATTAACATTTAATTATTACCATTTGCTTAGTGGACATACTGCATTTGGAAGTCTAGTCTTAGCTTGCAATCTGCACCCACATCCACGTTTATATCCAGGTTTCTGGACACTACTTACATCTCCTGTATTAACATTCAACCATAATTTGTTATTACACATTCCCCCAAACTTACCTGAGTATAGAGGACAACTATAGCAGATTTTTAATCTATTGCTACTTAAGTCCTAGTTAAGATTAAGGACTTCTTTTGTATGACCATTAATAATATCAAATACATTCATAATCTAAAAATAAAAAGAAAAAGAATAGATTGCTTTTAGTGTATAGTGTTGACATTTAATCCAAAATTGGGATTCAATATGCCCTTAATAATGATTAGTATTCTATTCTTTTTCTTGCACTTCTTTTCTATTCCAAAATGAGACTTTTCTTATAATGATAAAGCATTTTTTCTACATCATGCTTCAGATACTCACAATGATATAATGTGTTATTACCATTATGATCATAGTGATTCAAAATCAAGTCCTTAATTACGAAATTTGGATTTATCTTCTGCAACATCCAAGCATAAGTAGAGAGCTGTAAAGTGTAATGATAAAAATTACAGTCCATCAGATTATTTAGAGGATATTTCATCTTGGTATTTGATTTTGTAGTTGTATTGAATCCAGACTTTTGATCAATTTTTTTATTTGTCTTGTGGTCTACAATTGTTATTTCATTTCCAGATTTAATTATAAGATCCACCTGTCCTGCTATGCGTAAGATTCCATCATCTGATTCTCTATATATCAAATACTCTGGATATACTCCATGCTCTAAATCCAATTCTGAATAATCTTTTTTACACTCGAATTTTCCTCCTAAACCAAACTTCTTTAAAGAAATATCGGTAGGATGATCATAAAAGGAATTTTCTATTTCTGAGTGTATTTTAGTTCCTCTTTCACACGACTTTCTATTTTCTTCATCCCAAGCATCTAAGATGTCTTGCTGAACCGCATTGAAATCATTCTCATCTATATCATATAAACTCAACAATTCCTTATTGAACTTCTTAGTATTTAGTAAAGACTTCTTTTCTATTTCCCATGACTTCTTTGGAAGCAATTTTTCTAAAGCCTTATAGGAAGACCAAAATTCCTTATCAAATTCTTGAGTGTATCTGTGAATTAGAGTAGTAACTGAGACATATCTCTTATTGTCATTTACATTCCAATAAATATGCTCTTGATCATTGAACGCAACCGTTCCATTCTGCTTATCAATTTTCATATTACACTTTATTTAGTTTACTTCATTATTTCATTTCCCATTTCCACTAAGTCCTGAAAGAACTTTGTTTTTATACATCTAATATTTATAATTGTAATCTATTCCAAGCAATGCAGCGACAAATGTACTAGTCTCTCCGAATGCTACTAAAACTGAACCATCAATTATTCCTAGAGGAGGAACTGAAAATCCAGCAATTAATAAACCACTTCCTACTATAGTTAAAATTACAGCAACAAGTAGTCTAGAATTTAAGTTTGTTTTGTAACTCATTTGTTAGATATTATATAGTTAATCTATTAGTCTTTGAGTTTGTACAAGTATATTTATACGAGAAATTTTCTATTTAACTTATGAGTTATATTCATTTCAATTATACAAATATAAATATTAAATTTGAATACCCAAATAAAGTATGTGTTACTTTTAACAAAATCTAATATGAAATATACTTAGAATCAATTAACCGAATTTTCTTAGTTTTTTGAGGATAATTCTTAGCTTAAACTCCCTTTAAAGTTAGAGAATTATTCAGATCCAATTGAACTTTATAAAAAAGGACACAAGATACGTATTAAAAAGGAGAATAGAGGTAAGTTTACTGAGTACTGTGGAGGAAATGTAACTGATGCCTGCATTCAGAAAGGAAAGAATAGCCCGAATCCTAAGATTAGAAAGAGGGCTACATTTGCTGCCAATGCTAGAACTTGGAATCATTAATTATGAAAAGATGGGAACCTATTAAAACTGAAAAGAAGCAATTAGGAGGAATTATCAAACTCTTGTAGAAAGTCTCTCCTAAGTTAGCCTCTAAAGCAAGGGGTAGATTATTGGCATCGCGTCTCGGACAAGTAAAAGATCTCAAAGCTCCATATATATTTCCAGGACAACTTGGATGGAGTCCTGCAGAAACTCGTACAGTATGGCATAGAACTAACAATCCTAATTTTAAAATTAAAAGAGTATTTAAAGGAAGGTGGGATGCTAAAGAGCATGAAGCGCCAAAGAATGGATTGTGGGTATCAGAGAAAAAAGATATTGGGTTTATGAATGATAGACCAATATTAATATAGCTTCAATAGATTCTTAAGAAACCAATGGTATAGATTGGAGATATTCCTGCCCAGGGTAAAAATAAACTGCGCAACCATATACTTAGAGAAGCTGAATAGTCTGGAGCAGATGCAGTTAAGTTTTAGGGAATTAAGGATAATAAAACTTCTAACCAGAATGTTACATTTATCTTCGATCCTATTACTTCTACTATAATTCCTCCAAAAGAAATGAAGGCATTTAAGGAACAGATGACTAAGCTAACACCATAGTAGATAAGATAGGAAGCTAATGAAGGTGTTAGAGATATAATGATGTGGTATAGAAGCCCACAATGGGAAACTAGGGCTGCTTCAAGAGGTTTGACCCAGGATGAAATAAAAGCCTTTTAGAACTTATAGGGAAGAGTTCTATCTCAAAAACTCCCTATGAGTGATAGGTTTGGACCAGTAAACGTTATGGTGGAGGATATGGGTAAAGGCGTTTAGGGATACTCTCAATTCTTGCCTAAGAGCATACATACTAATTAGTATCCATCTGAACATTTTATAGCTATATCTAATTAGGCATCACATCCCTACTATACAGCAATACATGAAGGAATGCATCACGGTACTTTTAATATCGGCTCAACTGGGTGGGCTACACCTCAAATAACTTTATCTCCAATTGAATAGAATGCGCTAGATAAGGTTCTTAGAAATGCTAAAGCCCTTAATGATAGACTGGAAATAGACCCTAATAAGTTTACTACTTTAATGAACAAATTGCAAACTAAATATGGAATGTCTGAAGTGGAAGCTAGACATTGGATCGGGGATAGAGTAAAGTATTGGTAGACTCCTCAAGAGTCAAGAGCCAGAGCAGGTGCTGTAAATTAGTACAAAAGAAATCACCCAAATGCATCTGAGGAAGAACTTACTCAAATAGATAATGCTAGATAGATATTTACTAATGAATCTCTTAATAACTTATATGGAAAAACTATAGCCTTAGGAATCCCAGTAGTAGGAGCATTGGCTTCCAATCAACTAGGAAATGGAGAATGACTTCTCATCACTTGTTAGAAATAACACCTATACGTTTGATTGCATTAAAATAATATTTGCACATAATACTTATTATAGTGAAAAAGTTATTACGAATAATTTTAAACAAGCTTTGATTCTCTTTAAAGCTTGTCCATGTTTGTTACCCTCTTAGTATGCTTGCTTTTTTAAAGATGGTAAAGAAATAGCTCGGTGTACTATAGATTGGACTAATAAAGATGTAAAAGAATATTTAGATAATATTCCATATAAAATTGAGATTAATTTAAATAATTTAATGTAATGGCTGAATTATTTACAACATTTGAATCGGTATCTCCACCAGATATAGTTACCCCAGATGTGCAATAGAATTATCAGGAAATACAGTTAATGTAGTAGCCTACTTAGGAAGTAGAAGACTCAAATATAGACTGGAGTTTCCTAGATGTACCTGAATAGGACATTCAGGAACCTACTTTTAATTATACTCCTTCTAAATCTGAGAATACCTCTTCTGCAGCTTAGAAAGTAATTAACTAGGCTAGATAGTTCTTAGGTGGAAAGTATAGTTGGGGAGGTTCTAGTCCAAGTTCTGGATTTGATTGTAGTGGACTTATAAAGTATGTCTTTAATAGTGTAGGAATTAATCTTCCTAGAACTGCAGCTTAGCAGGGGAAAGTTGGACAAGAAATTAATCTATAGTAGGCATAGCCTGGAGATGTAATCTGGTTTGGAAGTAAGAATAGTCCTAGTGGCTAGCATATAGGACTTATAAGTAGAATAGATAATGGATAGATATATATTATAGATGCAGCTGGAAAGAAATTAGGAATAGTTGAAAGGCTACTTCCAAATCTAAAAATTAAAAGTGTTAGAAGAATCCTAGGAACTATAAACGATAGTCAATTTAATCAATACGCTTTAAACTTCTTTAAAAATAAAGGATTATCAGATGCTTAGGCTAGAGGAATAGTAGGAAATCTAATGTAGGAAAGCAGGGGAAAGCACACTGCAATAAATAAATCTAGTAAAGCCTTTGGGTTGGCACAATGGTTAGGTCCTCGTAAATAGAGGCTCATTCAAAAGTATGGAATGAATCCCACTGTATCATAGCAGCTAGAATTTATATGGGAAGAATTAAATTCTACAGAAAGTAAAGCTTTTTAGAAACTACTTAACACTAATACTATTTCTGACGCCACTAAAGTATTTGCAAAGCACTTTGAGAGAGCTGGTAATAATGAGATGAATATGAATAAACGAATTAAATTCGCATATTAGACGTGAGAATACCGTTATAACAATTAAAATTTTGTATAGTATGTAGTTAGTTCCAAAAAGACAAACTGGAGGGAATCTCTATAAGATTGATAACACTATGCCCCAAATAACTCAAAGATATGTAGCTCTACTAAATAAAGGTATTCCAGCTTAGGCTGCTTTTGATACAGCCCATTTATCTCTAATAGAAGATGGAAGACCTAATAAATTTTATTCATTTGGTAAAAGAGCAACTAACTTGCAGGATTGGACTAAGAATGCATCTGATTCTTTGACTGTTGGGCGATATAAGAATTTATAGAATGTACAGAACTTTAATCAATTTAAGTAGAAATTAAAATAGAAGAGGTATAATAATAGACCTGCATTCTATAATATAGAAATGAACCGAGGAAGAAATAAAGATAAATAGATTATTAATTAGTGGAATAAAGAATAGGGATTAAATCCAATAGCACAGATATATAATTATAATATTAATTAGGTATAAGAGCTATAATTATTCTTATAATATTATGAAAGAATTTCTTAGGTTGATGATTACTTCACATTCTGGCATTAGTAGTAAAAGAGTCTGTGGAGTAATTGGATTCCTTATTATTATTTTTGTGTTAGTCTATTGTACAATATCTTCTATTCAAGCCCCTCTAATGATAGAACCTTTTATATATGCAGTATGTTTATTACTAGGAATAGATTCAGTAACTGGAATTTGGAAAGGTAAAATGAATGATTAAGTTTTAGAGAGGCGGTATTGCAGTATAGGATAATACTAGAGTTGTTAGAAAACAACCTCTAGCTTTTCGACTTACTAAAGAACAGTAGGCTAGAATTAGGTAGAGAAGATTATAGGAAGCTGCTAAAAGAAATCAAGCAGTAATCTATGATGCAGACAAAGCTAAGTACTATTAGAATATGTAGAACTTCTATAATGATAACTTCTTTGGATATGGAGTATTTGGAAAGCAAACTCATTATGACCCTTCTAAAGAAAAGGATTAGAAGAAAATATAGTCTAATTTTAATTATGCTAAAGATAATGTAAAGAACATAGGAACTTCCCTTATAACTGTAGGACCTGCAAGTTCTTTTAAAGGTGTTTTACCTTCTGTTTCTAGAAGAGTTACAGTAGGTAAGTTATCCGCCTTAACTCCTTATAAAATAGGATAGGGTTCAGAAGCCCTTGTAATAAGAAATTCTCCTACTACAGTAGGAAAGATAACTTAGGTTGGAAGTGGTGAAATGTTGAAAAGGAATGCAATTCCAAATTCCCTTCCTCTAAAGTTTGTAGGATATGTGAGGGATGGGTCTAAAAGATTTCCAACTTTCATTTAGAAGAAAGTAAAAGTCCTTAGTGAAAAGACTTTTCCAAAGTATGTTGGTAAACTGGATAAAGCTATGTAGAAGAGTGGTTTTAGAAAAGTCAATGATCCAAATGTACAATATAGAGCATATACCAATGGTACTGTAGTAGTTGATGATGTATCTCCTGGAAATGTAGGATTAACTTTCTTTAAAAAGCCTAAACTATTGGATTTTAATCTTCAAACTGTCCCAAGTTGGACTAGTTAGGGATTTACTCTTAAAAATGGAGGTAAATTTAAATCTTAATAGTTTTTAACAATATTCTATTTTTGATTTTTAGAAGGAGAATATATATTTGCTATGTAATCAAATAAGCAAAATAACATGGATAAAACTATTAATTTTAACGAACTTCCAGACCTTACGAATATATTAGGTTTATGTATTCCAGACGGAACTGTAGAGACATTTGAAAGTGATGATTTAAAATGTCATTTGGAAAAAGATAATGGTCATCTTAAAATAGAGATTGAAGCTAATATCCCTGAACAAGATGGAGAATTTGATGATTCTGCCACTAAGGAAATTGTTGAGGAATATAAAGAAGGAATTAAAGCTCTTGATGATGATTTATTTGTAGAAATAGTGGATGAGCTTAAATCTAAATTGGATTTAACTAGATTTAATGAACTTCTTGATTTAGAAAGCTTTGATGAAGACCAAGCACAAGAGGTGGAAAAAATGATTGATATTTCTACAGACATTATTTGTTTGCATCTTCAGCATAAAATTCAAGGTATGGTTGAACTTTATGAAAAGTTTTAATTTTAAGGTTGGCTACTCCTTTTAAAAAGTAGCACTTATTGCCCTATGGTGTAATGGTTAGCACAGCGGTCTCTAAAACCGCACGTTTCAGTTCGAATCTGAATGGGGCGACCAATTAAAAATATGTATTATGAGAAGTGAATTAATGAAATTGATTAAGTCAGGTAGATTTCCAAATGAAAAGAATAGAGTTTGGACTATGTGCCAAATTGCACTGCATATGGCTACCCTAGCTGCTGATGAGGCAGAGAAACTAAAACTAACAGATGAACAATTCTATATTAATTTTGAAGATGCACTTAATATTTTATCTGTTAGAGATCATTCTGGCAATCCAGAACAAGTTAAAGAATTTAAGGAAACAATTGAATCATTTGAAGCTGATCCAGAGTAATCTGGGTTAGCTTTTTTTTTTATCCCCCCTCCCCCTATTTGTCGGAATCCAAAAATTTTAGAGTATTATGAACGGGAGAGTCCAAAAATTAAAAATTTTATATGTTATGCATGGGAGAGTCCACAACATCTTTCAGTCCCCCCTACAGTCTTGAACAAAAACAAAAATAAACATTACTAATTAAAAATTTTAGCATTATGAAAAAGAATGAATTTAAGATTGATGACGTAGTTATCAAGGGTGGTGAAAAGGAAGCTCGTATGGTTCCTCTCGCTGTTAGTGATGAACTCAACTTTACACTCTCTAAGGAGATGTTTGTACCTCGCAAGGAAACTATCAATGGCACAACACAGGAGTGGACCGATGTTCAGACCGATGGCGATGTTGCCGTTTCAGCATCTCAGCTCACACGTCGCAACAATGGTCTTGCCTTAACTGGTAAGACTATTAAGGAGCGTCTTGTCTCTTTCGTTGATTTGTTCAGCGAGGAGGGAACTCTCAAGTTGAAGGTAACAAAGGTTGTTGAGCGTTCTTTTGACCAGCCAGATGGTAGCAAATCAACATCTCGTTACCTCAAATTTGAGGTAGCTTAAAACATTGGGGCTTTATGCCCCTTTGTTTTGGTGTAAGTGTATGCGCTATGAAACTGTAAAAGGATATTTAGTTAATGACCATATTGTAACTGATAACAAAACTCTATGGCTAACTAAGGATTCTAAGAGAAAGTGTAATGGTTACTTCTTAGTGAAGCGTCTTGGATTCAAGTATGACCTTTTAAGAGTAATGGAAGAGAAGGAGAAGTAAAATTCTCTTTCTCATTCTATTGCTCTTGATTGGTTATATTCTCATAGTGATAGTAAGTTTGCTTTAATTGGTGATGTTTTTTAAGAGAGGAGAAATGATGTAAACGAGAGCACACACATGTACGCCATCAAATCCTCAAAATTCAAAAGTTTAAAAATTTTCCCATTATTGGGATTATATAAAAGTCGACAAAAATTTAATAAGTAAACCTTTTTAGTATTATAGGTTAAACTAAAAAATTTATGACAATTTAAACTTAAGCTAAAAAGTAAAAAACATCAGCAGAACAGATGATTTTTTCTCTCTTCATAAAGAAGAGTTATTAACAGGATGTGTTCTAACGGTTATTCACAAATACCGAATGAAAATTAGTAGAGGAGATAGTAAGTGATAAAGGACTCTACATTTTAGAAAGCGATATCCTCGGTGCTTAAAGAGAGGCTTCCCGTGACGAAGGAGTAAGAGATAGTTGAAATCGTTATTATAATGGATATGGGTGCTCATATAGAAACTATAATGATGATATTAGTACTTAAAAGTGTAAGAGAGACCCTTACACACTTATAAGTCAGCCAGGAGACTATAAAATTCACACTGATGAGACTGGACGAAACACAGAGAGAAACTATTAATCACTGGATAGTATTAATAATGGCTCTGTGTCTGTGAAACAAAACAAAGTAAGAAAAATGAAAAAGTATACAGTATTCGTAGTTTATTCCTTAGAAGGAAATAACTATACAGAGAAACCAAATCTCAAGTCTACTCATAAACTCTTCAATACTCCAGAAGAGGCAATTGAGGCAATTAAGAATGAAGTTGAACAAGAGTATCACAATAAGGACTATAGAGGATTCAAAATAGAATTACCAGAAATTAAAAGAAATGAGAAAACTGGTGATTGTTGGATCTATGCAGGTTATTTTAAATGTGCATATACATTTGGACCAATGGTACACTATGATATTTATATCAACTCTATTCATATGGACTAAAGATAATTCTCACTTAAATAAAACTATTGTACTGAGGTTAGAACTCAGAGTGAGAGCAAACAAAACAAAGTAGATATGAAAAAGGAAAATATGTTAAAAATGCTTGAAATCATTTATGATGAAGCAAACAATTGTATTACTGCCTCAAGGGCAAATAACTATTGGTGTACAGTCAATGAAATGACTGAGGAAAATTACAAGGGGGTTGAAAGCTTCTATTTGGAGTTTGTACATGAATTTTTTAAATCAATTTATAAAACAAAATAATTATGTTATTTATCACATCAGACATTAAAATTCTCGCTACCCTTACAAATGTAGATGGGGAGAAAACTGTTATCTCTTATCAGTTTCGAACAGCAAAGAGAGGTATGTTCAAAGAGGAAATGGAAAGACAAATCCTCAAGACAATGAACAGTAATGGAATAGTAAAGAAAATAATCAAAGTGAGAGTGCACTAAGCATTCTAACTTATAAAAGGTGAAAAGAATATGAGAAGAATAGCAGAAATTCTTAAGATAATCATTTTAGCATGCTTGTGCATTTTAGCATGGGCTAGTGTCTTTATATGGCATAATGCCATCACAACAATAGTGTTTACAGCTTGCATAATTATCTGGCTGTTAATTCTAAATTTGGATAGCGATAACTAGAATGATAATCATGAGAAAGAATAATATTTGGAACAGATTGTTCCATAAAGCTGAAGTTCAAGAGAACGTTAAGCAAATGTCTATCTACACTAAGCAGTGTTTAGAAGGACAGAGATTCCTTGACAAAATTGAGGGACCTAACACACTCATCACTCTTATGAATATTCATAAGGATGCATGGGGAACTGGATTCCAGAACTCGAATATTGGACCTTGTCCTTATGGAGTATTTAGAACACTAGATATTCCAAGTATGACTCCTGATCAAATTTATTTGGGAGGAATATGGGGACTTGTAACCAAGCCGATTTCATTCTGGGAGGAGCGTAAGGAGGATAAGTATGGATGTAATGGATTCGGAATAGATGAAAATCTCAGTCTTTATGAGATGATTGTCGACCAATACAGAAAACTTCTAAGTTCTAACATCCGTACTATGTTCAACAAAGCAAGAAACAATTATCCTTATTATAAAAGTTTAGGCTATTAGAATTTCTTGTGTCCATTCATTTATAAGAGACTATTCATCTAACGGTTAGGATACTGTGCCTTGGCTAAGTCACCTGGGTTCGACTCCCAGATAGTCTCCAGTTATTAACAATAAAAACAAAAAGAAATGAAAAAGATTTTTGCATGTTCAAACGGAATAGAGTTCTTCTCAGATGGAGAATCAGTACTCGGAACCCTCTCTAAGAAGGAAGCAGTGGACTTTGTAAGTAATATTGCAATTGATGCTCAGAAGTCCGGAGAAAATGAAGCAGCACAGATTGCATCAATGCTTCTTCAGGCAATTGATAAGTCTTATGTTCAGCTCCCTAAAGTTGTAGAGGTTGAGATAGTAATCATAGTATTATGATAAAAGCAACCTTCATACTTTATAAGGAGAATAGTCCGAATGCTGTTCTTCTTTCTATACCTACAACTCCAGTTAAAGGAGACCTAGTATATGTAGATGGAAGCATGTATAGAGTATCAGATTTATGCTGGCACTTTAGTACTAATCCAAAAGAAGAACATGAAATAGTAATCACATTAAATCAGGTAAATTAAATGACAGATTATCCAGAAATTTGGTATAGCTAAAGAATAGTAGGCTATATCTTTAATTAGTTAACTAAAAAAAAAAGCAATGGAGAAAAAGAAAATGTACAGTTTTGAAGTTGTAAACAAAGCAACCTCAGCTGTAGCAATGGGATTTAGTTGCGGGGACCATATCTTTAAAGAAAGTATTAAAGAGCTTCCTGAAGAAGTACAGGCTATGGTTCTTGCTTCAGTTTTGGCAGGACATGTTGCAATTAATGCACAAATGAGACAAGTTCTTTCTAAAGCTTCTGAAATTAAAAAGAAGATGAGAGAAACGAAGAATCCTTCCGAAGAAAATGCAGGGAAACTTTCCGAAGAAGCCATTAAGAAAATGGATGAGGAAAAGTAGGCAATCCTAAGAGAATTGAGTTACACCTCTCAATTAAATGAAAAGGTGGACTGGGAGCTACCTGTATAGTCGCGAATATATAGGACAGGTGATAGGGTGAAAAGGTAACTTAACAGGTTAAATTTCCGAACTAGCTATAATTTAATTATACTATAGTAGAATTGAATACATCAAGTAACCTAAATACGTTCGATTCGTATGGTTCCCACAATTCCCTCTAAAATAGGATAACATCTCCTTAAAAGAAAGTAAAAATGCCTAGTCCACCAAGTATAGCTGTTAACTTTCTTATCTGTAGGCTATAGAAGAGATAGTTACTAGGTTCGATACCTAGAGAGGGAACACATTTCTAGTTTTGTATAGTTTTGAGTGAATAATAGTAGCTCCGCTTGAAAAATTATACTGACTGACAGTCAAAGACTGTAATTTTTCCTAGACGTAACAAATCCTCGCTAGGGAGGGGAAATTCTATGTTAAAGAATTTTAAAGCTATTATCACTACAAACAAAGATGCACAGGTTGGTCAGAATCAGCAGAAGGCTGTTGTAAATCTCCCATTTGAATTGGAGCTTACAATTGACAAGAACAACCAGATTCATGACATCCAGCCTAGAACTTTCCGTGGCGTGGATTTATTCTCCAAGTATCACGGTCGCACTATGGATTGGTGCTCAGACTTAGTAGAGGAGATGCGTGGACTTTACAAGGAGAATATCAATGGCTAGAAAGTTTGATGCTGAGGTACATATTGTAGGATTAAATACATTGCGCCATCAGCTAGCTAAAACTCCTTTTACAAGTGATACAATCCGAGAAGGATTCAAGAGTTGTGGAATACCATCAAATCTAGTATTTTGGAAGGTATTTTCTCACTCAGGACTTGTAAAGCAAATTGGAGACGACTTGTATTGCTTTAATAGTCCTAATAAGCCTATTCATTTTCATAAGCTTAGTGAGATTTATAAGGAATACCAAAAGAAAGTGAATACCTATTATAATAAATGGTATGATAAGAAGAGACGTAAGGATGTACTTAAAAGACCTGATATACAAGCGGCAATCAAACTCTTAAGAGAGAATGGTATGGATGTTGTACTCAGTGTCCAAAAGATATGTCTTGATATATAATCTTTTATTGGGTTGAGATAGTATTTATGAGGAAGACTTGATTTAGATCAATTTACAAATTTTAACAGTATTTGATTTTGCAATTTTCTTTGTAGATACTATCTTTGCTATACAATTTTACAAGGGAGAACAAAAAGTTCAATTTTATGCGGGAGTAGCTCAGGGATTAGAGCATCTGCCTTCCAAGCAGAGGGTCGTGGGTTTGAATCCCATTTCCCGCTCTTCTTTTCACCAACAAGATGACGCACAGCAAAAATTATCTATTCTAAACACAATTTTTATGGTAATTGGGTATTCGGAGGTTGCCCGAAGTAAATAAACAACCAAAACGTCATCTGATAATTTTGAAATCTATTTTTTGTTTAGTTAAATATAAGAACACTAACAGCAATTTTGTTCCGCAACTCTTTGGAAGTACAAGGGTGTTCTGCCCTCTGATATTCTTCATAAATTTAAATTTATAACAAGAGTACTTACAGCAAATTTTATATAAATTTCTTACCTACATATTTTCAGGAAATATATATTGTACTCTGCTTTTATCGCCATCGTCTAGTGGTTAGGACTCAACATTTTCAATGTTGCAACACCAGTTCGAATCTGGTTGGCGATACACTACTTCTTATTTAGAAGTTAGTTTCAAGACCTATTATATACAGGTTTTGTGTTCCTCAGTGCTATCTGTACACTATAATGACAGAAGGATGTGACTACGCCAAAAGAGAGTCAGTTAGAAGGTAATCTAGAAACCTTCCACCACTATCTGTATTCAATTACAAGAGCTTGAGGAACTCGATAGTGGATTCGTACCCTTAGTTCAGTTGGTTAGAACGTCTGACTGTTAATCAGAAGGTCGCAGGTTCGAGTCCTGCAGGGTGCGCTAATAAGATAAGGAGATGAAGAAATATATTTATACTAATGACATTACGAGAAATATTTGGACAGAATATCCTATGATGAATTTTCCAGATACTTCTCATACTTATATCTCTTTAGAGGTTCTTAAAGAAGTTCTTTCTAAAGATGAATTTAGAGAGTTACAATTAAAGGTAAGAAAATACTGAGTCCTAAAAAAAAAAACAAAGTCGAAGTACAAGACTAGTTACTGTTTGTACCAGAGTGTTTTTTCAGTAGCATTTTGGGGCTGTAGCTCAATTGGCTAGAGCACCTGCTTTGCAAGCAGGAGGTTGTGGGATCGTTCCCCATCGGCTCCACAGTATTTAATTTATTTTTTAACTATGTACTATATATGAACTCGGTATGTGAATATAGAGTTCATTTTTATCCACGGTTAGCTCAACTGGGATAGAGCGAGAGTTTCCTAAACTCTAGGTTATAGGTTCGAGTCCTGTACCGTGGACACTTTGTTTTGTAGGCATGATATGCAAGCTAGGAAGTCTATGTGAATAGATTTTCTAGCAAATTGGGACAATAGCTTAGATGGTCTGAGCGTCGGACTGAAAATCCGAAGGTCGTGGATCGTTACCACGTTGTCCCACTGTTAACAATACATTAGTCTAACCCAAGGTGGTTATTTAGACTTAGAGACTGGATTTTAAAGGTAGGAGACAAACCCATTGCCCTACTAAGTTAGTCAGGATTAAATAAGGAAACTTGGGTTCTTTACTAAGTCATTTGGGAGAGTAACCGGTAATTGGTAGCCGCACGGACTGTAAATCCGTTCCCTAACAGGACTGGGAGTTCGAGTCTCTCCTCTCCCACTTCTCAAATCAACAATTAAAAGACACAAATCAATAACAAAACGCAAACATTGTTTTATTGTTTGTTTTTGTTTTAGTAGAATTGCCTGTGAAGGTAGTTCTACTTTATTGGACTATGGTGTAATGGTAGCACAACAGATTTTGATTCTGTTAGTCCCGGTTCGAATCCGAGTGGTCCAACAATTACAGGCGACTTGCGGTGTGGGAACCGCATTCTATAGAGGGATAGATTGGCGAATAGGACGTACGGGAATAAGTCTAAGGAGTTCGAATCTCTAAGCCTGACAATTTTTGGATGTAGCATAGATAATTTAAATGTTTAATTAAATTGTATTAAAATGAAAAAGTTAATTTTTGCATTTGCACTGATGTTTGGAGCAATGTTTGCTTCATGCGGAAATTCTACTAACTCAGCTAATGCTGACAATGACAGTATTGATACTGCTCAGGTAGATACCCTCAATGCGGACACTGCTTCAGTCGACACTGTGTGTATGGATTAATCCCCGACTTGGCAAAGTATCTCTAAAAGAGAGTTAAACCCTTAGATGGAATATGCTAAGGCACGCACATCGAAAGATGTGCTTACGGGCTCATAGCTCAGTTGGTTAGAGCAGGTCACTCATAATGACAAGGTCGGGAGATCATACCTCTCTGGGCCCACCAAATATTAAAACATGGAGGCTGTACCTAAGGAAGTACTCTAGTTCATGGAACGTTGAAAGGAGAAGTAGCGCTGCTCATAATATAGCACGTAGAAGACTAGAAGAAACTGATAAAATTTATCCCCGGTGATGGTACTTAAGGATCTGCCTCCGCCGAAAATTCTTTAAACAACATATATCGTGAGGGAGTGAAACGGATATTTGTAAATCATGTCGGTCTCATAATCCGTACGATAGTAGGTTCGACTCCTACACTCACAACAATAATGAAAAAAAAAAATACTTAATTGGTGGAGCGAGTCGCTCTTTTCCGTATAGGGTATGTAATTTCAAGCATGATACAAGATAGCTCTGTTGTTATGTGATGCTGTGCAGCATATCAGGAGTTTCTACAGTCTATAGAACGTAAGTATCTTGTATTCACATACAGAGTAATTCACTGTGAAGAATTAAATAAATTTATGGGTAGTTGGACCAAAGAACGATTCTATGAACGTCAGTGTCGGGAATTTGAGTCTCTTACTACCCGCATTATTAACAATAAAAGTATATAAGTATGTTTATAGTTCAAGTAACTTCCAGAACGTTCATCAGAGTATTTAATGATGAACTTGTAATTACTCCTGATAAGGAGAGAGCAACAAAGTATGAAACAATTGGTGATGCAATGCGAGCAGCTGCACTTGCCAATGATCTTCTTGAATCAAAAACCATCCGTGTTGTAAGGTACAATGGTAATGATTTAAGAGATATCCTTAAATATGCTAAGGATAAGAACTTAATGGATGAACCATTTGTAGAGGTGTATAATCTTTATAAGTGTCAGTAATGAATACAGTTCCAGTCGGTACTGGATAATTTCCTTAGCCCTTCTATAAGTCCTAGGCTAGAAGAGCTCTGTCTTTCCTATAGAAACCGGTGCACTTCAAAATGAAAAGAATTACTGTAAAAACATTGAAGCGAAGTTTCCTCTCTTGGAGTTTTGTACCTTCACATTCTCAGGTTTCTAGTAATCCATAAACTAGTGACTTTTGTTGATTTTCAACAAGAAAATGCTGAGGACTGAACATCGTCCCAAATTGATGCCAGGCTCATAAAGAGTAACACGTAGGAGACCTTCTAGTAGTTTGAGAATAAAGCTAGAAACTCCTACGTCATTCGTTCCCTTAGCTCAGTTGGTTCCGTAAGGCTTGAGAGCATCGGACTTTTAATCCGAGGGTCATGGGTTCGAGTCCCATAGGGAACACCAGGTGATAAATAATCATAGACGCTGTTTGAATCAAATGGCAGTACTACTGTTCGTGAGAATCGTGTGTGGATAGCTTTCGGGCTATACGTGTTCCTAAGTCTCTACACGATAAAGAAGAGACGAGATGGCGGAATAGCTCAGCTGGCTAGAGCGCAACATTCATAATGTTGAGGTCGTAGGTTCAAGCCCTACTTCCGCTACCAAGGTATAGAAACTGCAAACAAGGTTAATTTAGACAATGCCCTCCAATCGTAAAGATAGCGAACTGTTCGTAAGGAATTAGTCGTTGCGTGAGTCTATCTAATCGCCTGATACCTTTTTAACATCCGGGGTGAGTGAAACGGCTTACACGTCTGTCTCATAAGCAGAAAACAGTGGGTTCGACTCCCACACACCCGAACAATTAAACTTGCATAATTATAGATTATAAGAATTTAGCGGTTGTTTAACTTTTAAAAATTAATTATTATGTTTAAATTTGTAAAGAGAGCTGTGAGTTGGTACTTTAGAAAGTACTCAGAGTTGTATGAGAGGGGATACTTGAATCCCTGTGCTTAAGATTAACTAGTTATTTACCAAAAATTAATTATGATGAAGACACTTAAGAAAGCAATTAAATGGTACTTAAATTTGGCAGCTAAGACATATGCCTGGACTCCAAGCTGCACAATTCCTTACATTAGTTACAAAGGTTAATAGATTAATTCTAGGATATTCTCAATTGGAGAATACTCCTGCTGCTGTGGTGTGATGGTCACAAATAGAGTTCGATTCTCTATACACTAACTAATTTCCTGTCAAGCCTCTTAACAATGCTCAAATCGTACAGGACTATTTTGAAAATAATAATTATGACATACGAAGAATTTAGAGGAGATATTTTTAAAAATATTAAAGACCTCCCAAATAGTTGGAGAAAAGGACAGAAGGTATTTAATTATATTGAGTCTAAGTATAAAATTGCAAGAAAAGTGCAATTTGATTATGGTGTAGATTGTTTCTACAGAGATGACTTAATTGATAAATTTATAGAAACTTCCTACAAACTTCTTTAAGAAAGGATGGCTCGATGGGGGAATTGGTAGACCCGACAGACTTTAAGGAAAATTAACTTACTATTTCTTGGTAGACGAAAATTTCTGTATATTATTATCCCATGAAAAGGATAAAATATACAAAAGAATTATTAGAAGAAAATGTGAAGGGTTGTTATTCCTTTGCAGAGTTATGTCGTCGTTTAGGATTAGCTCCAGAAGGTTCAAATCCTAAAACACTAAGAAAAAAGATGGATGAATTTGGAGTAGATTATTCACACTTTACTGGAAAAGCTTGGAATAAAAATCCTAGTAACCCAGTTTATAAAGGTAAATATTTAGCAAAACTATGTGAACATAGCTCACTAAATAGTTCTAATGCTAAAAATTTGGTGTATAAATTAGGTTTGAAAGAAAATAAGTGTGAAATATGTGGAATTACAGAATGGCTTGGTAAACCTCTAGTATGTGAATTACATCACATAAATGGGGATAGCACTGATAATAGGATAGAAAATTTACAAATTCTTTGTCCTAATTGTCATAGTCGGACTGATAATTTTCGCTCTCGAAACAGATCTAAAGGTAATGAGCACCAAGATGAGAAATCTCTTGCGTGAATGCTGGCTAATTCGGCGAAGGTATCAGCCTTTAAATGATAATAACGCCGAGCTAAATTGTAATTAATACATAAATGTGTAGAGACTATACACCAGCCTCCTAAACATTTAAATATTTAAATGCATGGAGAAGACATAGTCCAAATGAGAGTAAGCTCATTGAAAATCTGTTGCCCAGTAATGGGCGTGCAAGTTCGATTCTTGTTCGAGCTACAAACATTAACATAAAAACGAAAAGAAATGGATTATAGAGATAAATCAATTCACAAGTTGTTGGTTTCAATGACTGATTCTTATAAGAAAGCTTCTACTAATAGTTCTAGATATTATCAAAAAGGATCTACTACAATTAGGTTTTCTGATCATTACAGCGAACATGAGTTCGTTGATTTTGAAATAGTCAAGCTTTCCAACGGCTGCTATTATTTTACTGACAAGGACTTCAGAATAACTTCTTGCTTTTATAAGGAAGATATTGTAGGATTTTTAAAAAGTTACTTTAGTATAAGGGATTTATTTGCAGGGCATATAAAGAGCTTACTAAAGTCTCTCAAAAAGACTAACAAGAATCTTCAAAAAGCTTCTGCGGAGCTAAACAATGCTAAGCTAAGGTCAGATCTCGAGGTTGCCGACTCTATATATGAGGAGAACAAAAGTCTAAAGAAACAATGCAATGCTATAAAGGCAGAACTAAATGACCTTAAGGGAAAGCTACTGAGCAGCAACAAGGCTTTACTGAAAGCATCAAATGTAATAGAAGACGCTATCAATACTATTAAAATATAACATTATGGATTTACAGGAACTAAGGTATTTGCTCGATTATGCCAAAAAGCATAATATGATGCAGCAACCATTCATTAGTGTTTATCAAGCTTGGTCTAAGGAATTAGACGAGGCTTACAAGTAATACTTTATCTATAGAAACTTAGTCTTTTATGCATCTTTTCTCTAGGGTTAGCTATTATAATAGCAAAGGAAAAGGCACCACGGAGTATGGTGGAATGGTAGACACGTATGCCTTAGGAGCATATGCAGTAATGCGTGTGGGTTCGAGTCCCACTACTCCGACCTTAAAAGTAACTAATATGAAGAAAATTTTATGTGCTTTGCTACTTGTACTCATAAGTACTAGTGCAGTCTCTCAAAAGGTAGTGAGAGCAAAAGGATGTTATGATTCTAATAATACCCCTTATATAAAAACTAAAGTATTAAATAATACATGGAAAGATATAGTTTGTATAGTATTCACAATTGAATACGATTTCCCTTCTAAGTATGATACTGATCGTTACAAGGAGGCTGTAGTAAAAACCTATATAGAATCTGGCACATCCAAAATAATTAATTATTATCCATTACCGAATTACTATAGACCTTTAAGGCAAACCTTAAGAAGAGTAATATTCTCTGATGGAAGTTATAAAAATTTTTAATAATCATGTAAAAAGTATGGAATTTCAAAAGAAGGTAAATTCACTTCTCGACATTAAACCTGCCGAGAATCAGTTCGTAGAGCAAGCATCGGAAGTGTCTTCTGAAACTGAGTCAGGCAATGGAGCAAAGAAGTATTCCACAACTGGAAATGATTTTGTTGATAACTTTGCTGCTGCTTCATATTTCAAAGAGCCTCGCTCTTATGAGGAGGTGGCAAAGGATATGCAAACTCTATGGAGTTCAAATCCTACTCTCTGTGTAAAACTTGCACTCTATTTCAGACTCATCACACGTAAGTCTAAAATTGTCACTATAAACAAGAGTGAAGAACTAGAGGTTCAGCGTGGACAAGGCTTAAGGAATGAAGGTATTATGAGAATGCTGTGGTTGGCGATTAATCAACCTGCAACATTTAACGTAAATCTTCCTCTTTTCATTGCAGCAGGCTCATGGAAGGATGTCATCCAAATGCTCTCTTTAGACTTACAATATCACGGTTGGAAAGAGAGAAAGTTAGATTGGAATTTCCTATATCTGACTTTGTTAGCAGGACTTAACAATCCTGATACAACCCACCTGGTACGTAAGTACCTACCAACTATTAGAACCAATAAGAACTGTACAACGCTTGAGTCTCAAGCAGATACTCTTATAGGTAGATGGTTGGCTAGAAAATTCTCTCCTAAATTGGAGAAGGAATCTGCTTATAAAGCTTATCGAAAGATTAAGTCTAAGGGTATTGCCCATGAATGGCAACAACTTATTTCTCAGCAGTTGTACGATTCACTTAACTTTGATCACATTGCAGGTAGAGCTTTAGCTCTCTTGGTTGGTTCTAACTTCTTGGAAAACCACAATCTTACCAAGAAGTATATTGATTGGATTTCCTCTAAGCCTGTAGCTAAGTTTACAGGATATGTGTTTGAGCTGTTTGCTCCTTTCGATGGAAACTATCGACATATAGAGGATTACAAGGAAAAGACAATCAATGCGCAATTTGCACAACTTGTAAAGACGGGCAAAGAGAATGTGGATGCTAAGTCTTCACTACTTGTAGTACGAGATACCTCATGCTCAATGGAATCAACTGCTAGAGGGTGTAATGTATCTTCATCTTGTATTGCCAAGTCTATGGCATTGTATTTCTCTGAGTTCTTAGAAGGATACTTTGCTAATACATTTGCAGAGTTCTCTAATAGCTGCAAACTTCTTAGATGGAATGGAGCAACCCCAGTTGACAAGTATATCAATGATCGTTGTGAGGCTTACGGAAGTACCAATTTCCAGTCTGTAATAGATCTCTTTGTAGGATTAAAATTGAAAGGAGTTGAAGAAAGAGATTTCCCAAGTGGAATCCTCTGCGTAAGTGACGGGGAGTTTGATAGATGTGGTACTAACAAATCTACAAATTTCCAACTTGCAATTAGGAGACTTCGTGAAGCAGGGTTTAGTAAGGAGTACGTTAATTCCTTTAAGATTATCCTTTGGGATATTCCTAATGGATGGTATGGTGCTGACAACAAAGTAAAGTTTGAAGACTTTGCGAATGCTCCTAATTTCTTCTATATGTCTGGCTATGACCCGAGTGCTGTAGCATTCATTTTAGGAGGAAATAAACCTGAGTTCAAAGCTCCTAAAAATGCAGAAGAGTTGTTCTTGACAGCAATGGATCAGGAGTTACTTAACAGAGTAAGAATTGTGAAGCTTAGTGTAGCTAAGCGTAAAAATAAAAAGTATACAGTTCATACTGATTCGTGAGAATAGGTATTTAACTCTTTTCACAAAGAATAGGAGGGTTCAACTAACTATGAACCCTCCGAAAATGCCCTCTTAACTTTAATGGCAGAGTGCCTGTCTTGTAAACAGGAGGTTGTCGGTTCGAGTCCGGCAGAGGGCTCTAACATTTTAAAAGGTATTAATATGGAAAAGCAGGTAAATTACAAAGGTCCAGGTATTCTTGGACTATTGGGTGTCGCCTTCGTGGTATTAAAGCTAGTTGGCGTAATTGATTGGTCTTGGTGGTGGGTTACTCTCCCATTCTATGGACCGATAATCTTGTTAATCATTACTTTTATCATTGTAGGTTTAATTGTATGCCTAAACACAAAGTAGGTGAAATAAACGGCAATGAGGTTGTTTACATTTCTGAGAAGGATGTGATTTTTTGTAAGAATACTGCTGTTAAATTCCCTATAATAGAGCGTATCATTAGAAATAGGGAAGACAAGGGAGAAATTCCAGAAAAGAATCTTACAATCACTAAGGACAATGGAATTGTCCATCTCGGATGTTTAACAACTACTATGGAAAACTGCCTAAATATTAGGCGCAGAATTATTAAATTAAAAAAAAAAAAATTAAAACCAGATGAATCAAGTTACAAGAAAAAGCAAGAGTTCTACTCTTGAGCAGAAGGTAAACAACTATGAGGAGGCTATGAAAGGTAAGTTCATAGAGGTAATGCAGTTACAGGATACAACTTATGCTGATTGCCTTGACTACATTGAGAGCGAGATTGCCCAATCTAAGAAGATGGCAAAAATCAACTATCGCATTCAGTGTTTCCGCAACGATGGTATCTATCAGCTCAATCAGGCTATTTCTCAGGTGTTTGGATCTGTTGTTTCTAAGGAAAGTGGCAGTCCATCAGGTGAAAAGAGTGTTCAAACTGTAGACATTACTCTTGCTGACGGAACTAGAGTTAAGGCTCCTTATGGAGATATTCAGCTTGATGGTCTCGGAGAGGATTCCTCAATTAACATTAATTATCATTCTGATACACATGAGCTGATAATTACTGGAAGACTCCAGTTCCGTTTTTCATCTTTAATGGATGACATTATCGAGCAGACTAAAACGAATTTGAAGACTAATTCGATTTATAAGGGTCAGGCTCTGGAGATTTCTAACATTAACAATCCAGAAATTCTTGACTTACGTAACATTGACGACCAGTTAATGGTTATTAGTAAGGAAACTGAGTATGCCCTTCGTCCAATCAATGCTCGCATTCTCAATCCAGAAAAGTGTATTGAGAAAGGCATTCCGTTGAAGTTTGGAGCATTATTAGAAGGAGGCTATGGAACTGGTAAAACTCTTCTTGCCTTCAAACTTGCTCGTGAAGCTGTCAAGAACAATTGGATGTTCATTTATCTGAAGGACCCAAAACTCTTGGCAGAATCTCTTCGCATGTCTAAGATCATTGATCAGTCTGGACATGGTGTTGTAATCTTTGTTGAGGATATTGATCAGGTAACACGAGGCAATCGTGACTCTGCTATGCAGGACATCCTTAACACATTGGATGGTGGTGATACTAAGGATATGAATGTCATTACCCTTTTCACTACTAATCATATTGAACTCATTGAACCTACCTTCTTAAGAGGTAAGCGAGTTGGCACTATCATCTCTATGGGTACTCTGGATGCTGCTACAGCAGAAGAGTTTATTCGTAAATCTTTCGAGATTGGTTGTTATCAGATTGAGGACGACCTTACAGATGTTTGTAAGTTCATCGAAGAGAACAATATCGCTCCTGCATTTATGGCAGAAATTATCGAGAAGGTTAAATCTATGATGGTACTCACTGATGAGTGTGTTGTAAAGGCAGAGTATATTCTTAACTCTGTTAAGTCTTATCTGCATCAGGTTAAGCTTTCTCGGAAGAAGGATATGTCTCAAACTCCTGAGAAGAGACTTGTTGAGGCACTCAAGGAATGCCTAGATGTAGACAACAAGCGTACTAAACAGTTCATTGCAATGGCTGAAAATTACTTCGACGATAGTTTGAATAACTATAACGTGCAGTAAACTAGCTATCGTAGAGAACTTCAGCAATGTTGCTAATGGTATTTTATGATTCTTTTTAAGTTCTTTGTTTAAGGTGCATTCCTCAGTGGGAAGTAGGGGTTCGAATCCTCGTGCACCTCAACTGGATACTTTTTTGTTTTTTATTGTTAATAAATAAGAAGACTAACAGCAAATATTTAATACACTCGATTAGGGATCAAGTAAGTACAAATAAGTCTTCTGTTTATCTAGGTGTACTCTAATTGGCTAGAGCCCTGATTTGGGATCAGGTGGAGGCTTAATAAGCGGATGCAGGTTCGAGTCCTGTCACCTAGACGCCATTTACGTTTTTGACATGCTAAGAAGGAATCTAACAGCAAATATATTCTTATAAAAGCAGCAGCTATAAAAGAATAGATTCCTGTTTTAGATTAGTATTTATTAATTAAAAACTATGATTATGAAACAACAGATTTATCAAAATGGATTTTACCTGATGATAGGTTTAATCCTTGGTGCTTTAATTACTATAATTTCAGTGCCAAAAAGTTCTCCTAGACCATCTGAAAATACTATCCGTATTGAAATGGTAAAGGATTCAGCAAAGGTTACATCTAAGGACAAAAATGTTAAAGTCGCTCAGGTAAAGCCAGTTGCTAAACCAAAAGTTCTTAATGAAACCAATTTGAAGGCTGAACTTATTAAGAACAATATACCTCACGCAAATATTGTACTTGCTCAAGCCAAGCTTGAAACAGGTAATTTTAAGTCTAACTTAGTTCGTACTCATCAGAATATTTTTGGACTTAAAAAGGGAAATCGTTATAGACGGTATTCCCATTGGACAGAATGTGTAGAGGATTATAAGAAATGTATATCTAATAGATATAATGGAGGCAGTTATTATGCCTTTCTAAATCGAATTGGATATGCTAGCCATCCAAACTATACTGGACTATTGAAAGAAATGGTATAAGTGAAAGAGAGTCCTGAGCATGACCCGAAACTGCTTGTTATGGGGATGTTTGGTTTTGATTGCGTAGGAGATAAGAAGCACAGCAAAGACAGTTGGAAAGACAACAAAACCATAAATGCTAGGGTTATTAATATGACTCCTGCTTATCAGGCTGCTGCCTAATAAGTCGAGCAGCACTTGCTTAGGAACAGAAAGGTGCACCATTAACAATTCTATAAGTTCTCTGTATACTTTAGGAACAGAGTGGTGGAAGTTGGCAGTATATCAATCCTGTCAACCCTAATAGACAAGGATAGTCTTTAAAACCTAAGCTGTAAGAATGCTTTGATGCAAATATGTAAGACAGGGGTTCGACTCCCCTCATCTCCACTTAAATATTGTATAATTTAGAAGATTGTTATAGGAATGCGTACAGCAAACTTAGACTATAATACGAGACTTTTAATCTTGAACATTTCTAGTAGCATTCCGTTTTTGTTTTTCCATTTTGTTACAATAAGAATACTATCAGCAATTTTATCGATAATTATCATGGTTAATTTCTAAAATGTATTCTGTTTTAAGGGTGGTTGTCCGAACGGTTAGGTCACGGTCCGCAAAACCGTGTAAGAGGGTTCGACTCCCTCACTACCCTCTATTTTGGTTAGATATTAGCTCACTGGTGAGAGCCTGCCTGTGCGGTTGAGAGGAAGGGTTCAATTCCCTTATATCTACTAACTTAAAGTAATAGTAAATGAAGAAAATATTATCTTTCGTTAAATTATCTGAACGTTGGTTTGTAGATATTCCTTGGGAAGGAGATGTATCTGATCTGCAAATGGTAGCAGGTGCAGATTTACTTCTAGATTCCCTCTGTAATGGAAACACTAGAATCTCCATAGAAGTATCAACAGACCCTATAAAGGATTATATACACCTCAATAGAGTTTCTGAGGATGAATTTGGGGCTACTTATGGAGTAAATACTCTTAACTTTAGTGGGGAAATTTGGCTATGTCCAGTTACATTAGCAGTTTTTCCTAATTATCCAAAGAACTTGTATATGAAGGTGTTATGAGAATGGTCCATTTAGTGTAACGGTTAGCACGCAATGCTGTGAACATTGAAGAATGGGTTCGATTCCCAGATGTGACCCTAATAGATTATTAATTAAATATTTAATATGGAAAGAAACTTTAAAAAGGAAGCCCTCAAGACTATAAATAGCTTTGAAGAGGTAAAGAGTGTGGTATGTATCGTAAGCGATGGTGAACACTCCTCAGCTTGCATTGGTTCAGAAGGACGAGCAAGTCTGCAGAATATGATTTTTAATGCAATGCTTCATAACGATGAAGTACTGGCTCTATTTAAAGCAGCAGTTATAGCTGCTGAGGTGTTCAAAGGTGAAGAGAAGTAATTCTCTAGGAGAGTTGACTGAGTGGTTTAAAGTGGCACCCTGCTAAGGTGTTGATCGAGTAATCGGTCCAGAGGTTCGAATCCGCTACTCTCCGCTATGAATGATAAAATTAATAAATTTAAGGAGGAACATAGAGAGTTTCTGGATTGCTTAATGGATGATACCTGGTTATGTGAAGAACCAATTCCATTAAAAGAAATTGAAGCTTGTTGGTATTGGGCTATACAAATAGGTATAGAAACTGTACCAGAAGATAAATTTGAAGATACATTTGGTATCACCTTTCAGGAATTAACTGATTGGTGGAACCAGGACATATTAAAGGTAGGACAGGAAGAAGCGACACACGAAACAAGTACGCGCGTTAAGGTGAATGAGTAAGGCATATAGAGTAATCTATAGGACACGATGCTTTTCTTAGTCCTATTATTTGGAGGGTTGGCAGAGTTGGCTTAATGCACCGGTCTTGACCAAATTAAAATTAAAATTTAAATTATGAATCCTTGGACATCTAATTACAAATCCCATTAGGGAAATGTTGGACTAGGAAGAGCAATAGCTTATTATACAGCTAATTGTATTCCTGTTATGCTACCTTTAAATGATACATAGAAATATGATCTAGTGGTAGATAAAGATGGGTAGTTATTACGAGTGTCGGTTAAAACTACATAGGGTATGAATAAAAATAATACCTACTATGTAGTCCAACTTAAAAATTGTGGAGGCGCTTCTGGCAAATCTACAATAAGACGCTTTGACAACACGACTTGTGATGTTGTGTTTATCGTAACTGTAGAAGGAACTATGTATGAGATTCCTAGTAGTCTTATCAATGTAAGTGGGGCATTAACCCTTACAGAAGATTGGAATCCTTATATAGTTAATTTAGATTGGGGTACGAGTGCTCCTGAAGAAATTCAGGAAGTAGAAGCAGGCTAAACGGTGAAAGTATACGCCCTATAAAGTATATTAACGCCGTGCTAAATAAAATAAATAAATCGAGGTTGAAGGGGTAGCGATGGGTGACATATAAAGGCGGGAGGTGCCTGAAAGTAAACTTTAACTTTACTATGCCAGGATGAATAGAATGGTTGTGTCAAAGGAGCGACAAGCGTGTAGATTTATTTTATTTTTAAATGTGTACAGACTATACACCTGCAACCTAAACGAGAAATCGCATGGTTAAGACATAGTCGGAGTAGTATATACTACTTGGAAAACCGGAGAACGTGACGAGCGTTCCGTGAGTTCGAATCTCACACCCTCCTCTAAAGCTGGCACTAGTAATAGTGTCAGCTATTTTTGTATATAACGCCGAAAGGCACATTAATAACTTTTTAAATTTTTTACACAAAATGATCAAATCAATTTTGTACACTTCAAACCCTAATTTCGTTCCAACAACTTTGGAGCAGGTGGCTAACTTCGCAGAAGAGAATGGTAAGTTCATGACTTGCTTTGCAAAGGAAGGTACTGAACTCTACTCAGTAGAGGAAGGTGCACACATTCTCAGCAGCAAAGGCAATCACATCTATGTCCTTGAGACAGGTGGTGACTACGGCTATGCTAGGAAGAGCAACATCGTTGGTATTGTACAGGTAGATTATCCATTTGGCGGAAAGAAACCTCTTGTAAACTCTTCTGTAGAGGGTGTTACCAAGAACACTATTGCAGGTTTCTCTGATCGCTTGGAAGAGACCTATATGCCTACAAGGGCTAAGGATGTTCGTGTCTCTGGGGATGGTAACATCTGTGTTGCAACCAATCAGGGTTATGTAGCAATTGACGCTCAGAATCACCTGACTGCTTATCCAGAGGAACTCACTCTTCCACTGCCTGTGTTCATCATAAGCAAGCCTAAGGAGAACCTTGTAGTAGGTGATATCATTGCTCTTGACCGTAGCTATGCCAAAGTTACCTCTATCAAGGGTGAGAAGATCAACGCCATCAGCTATACAGGTGCTGGTAAGCTGATTCGTACCATCAAGGACTTCCTGTTCAACCAGACTATGGTCCGCGTAGTGGTATCTCTTACTGGTAACATGGGAGGCCAGATGAACCCTATGATGCTTATGGCACTTGCTAAGGATGGTAAGGATGATAACTCATTGACTTCGTTGCTCCCTCTCATGATGATGAATCAGCAGGGAGGTGCTATAGCTGGCAATCCTATGATGTTTGCATTGCTTGCTGGTAAGGATAATGTGTCTATCAAGGACATGCTTTTGATGAGCATGATGGGAGGCAACAATCCTTTTGGTAACATGTTTGGTACTGCTCAGGCTGCTCCTGAGAAGGAAAAAGAGGAAGACATCGAGGACTAATCCACCCTCATAACCCTAAGAGGCTCCGAACAATAGTAGGAGTCTCTATTTTTTTTTTCTTTAATGAAAGATTTTCAATTTTTAGATTACCATACAGAATATTCATGTAAGGGCGCCTTTGAAAAAGAGATGGATGCGGAAGCATGTTTCTCCTTCGTATTTAGACGCACTAGTGAGAAAAATGTGAGTGAAGAATATGAAGTTATCCTTTATAAGGGAACTGATTTTTCTAGAGAGAAGCATAGTTCAAATTCGTGTCTCTTTACAAAGAAACAGATAAGAAATCATCTTAGACAAGCTCAAGGTATTTATCCATTTGATTTCTACATTACAGAAGTTTCTAATTGGAGAGATAACTATAATGTATTTAAAGTTCACTTAAAACTCACTAATGTTCCTGGTACATTTCATAAATATCTTTTAACTTGGCTAAGATATATGTATGAGTACCCTTATAATGTTATCTTATATGATGCTTATAAGTTAAAAAAGGACCCCTGCTTTAGGTTCACCTCTATGTCTGACTTGTTTAATCTTGTGCTAGGCTGTTTCAACGAAGATCCCGGAAATATTCATCAAATAGCTAGGAACCAAGTTAGCAAGACTATGTTAAAGAGAGATATTAGGGAGAAACTCCATAATATCGAAACGCTAAACAAAATTTATGGTAAGTTGAAGAACAAAGTCAAAAATAACCAAATTCCTGACGGAGATGGGGATCTTACCACTTCTGATTTTGAATTTTGGGAAAGCGACGACATCTTTGAAAGACGAAGGAAGCCAATTTATATGAATGTTTATAAAGAAATAATAAAGAAGAAATGAAGATTTATGTTGTAGGTGGAGCTGATAACTACGTCAACTTCATTGAAAATGTGCAACTTGTTGATAAACTTGAGGATGCACAATTAGTGGTGTTTACCGGCGGAGAAGATGTCACACCTTCTCTTTATGGATGCAAGAAGCATAGAACTACCTATTCCAACCTTAGAAGAGACCAGGCAGAACAAGCTATCTTTAATAAGGTAGATCCGAAGAAACAGGTTTGTCTAGGAATTTGCCGTGGGTCTCAATTTCTATGTGTGATGAATGGTGGCAAGCTTATTCAAAATGTAACGAGTCATGCTAATGGATTCACTCACGGAATAACTAATAGGGATAAGGTTTATCAAATAACTTCCACCCACCATCAGATGCAATATCCATTTGATCTTAGTGAAGATGATTATGATATCCTATTTACATCTTACGAAGTAGAGAGTGACTATTACGAAGGAGATGGTATAGATCCTAACGCTGTTTTCGGAAGAGAACCAGAAATCGTTTTATATCACAAGAATGGATTACCTAAGTGCCTTGCAGTGCAAGGTCATCCCGAAATGATCCCTGATTCTCCTGTTGCTAAAATGATTAATAACCTTGTAAAAGATCTCGTAAATGAAATTGCGTAATGTAACTATTGGTGCAGACCCTGAACTGTTTATTATCAATGAGAAGACAAAGAAGGTGGTGTCTGCTGTTGGATTAATTCCTGGTGAAAAAGGCAATCCATGGAGAGCTGACGATATGCCTGAGGGCTTCGGTCTTGAAACTGATAATATTCTTGCAGAGTTTAACATTCCTCCTGTTAAGGATGGGATAAACTTTGTTACCAATATTGTTTATATGCAAGAATATATAGACAAGTTTGTTAAGAGTAAAAATCCTAATCTTGGTATCAAATGCATAGCCTCTCAGACTGTACCTACATCTGAATTACAGAGTGATCAAGCTAAGCTTTTTGGATGTGATGTTGATTATAATGCTTATACAATGAAAGCAAACCCTAAACCTGAGGGTACATCAACTAATCTTCGCTCTGCTGGTTTCCACATTCATGTGGGATATGAAAATCCTGATGTAGATACTAGTCTTGCTCTTGTAAGGTACATGGATGCCTTTTTAGGTATTCCTTCTGTTGTTAAAGATAAAGATAAGAAGCGTCGCTCTCTTTATGGTAAAGCTGGATGCTTCCGTCTGACTGATTACGGTGTTGAGTATCGAGTTCTCAGTAGTACCATGATGAGTTCTTCATCTAAGTTATCTTTCGTCTGGAGGCAATTACAAAAAGCTTTAAAAGCTTGTCAGATTAACTATAGTCTTCCAAGTAGAGATTTAGTTCAGAAAACCATTAATAACAGTGATGTTGAATTAGCTGAACAGTTAATAACTCATTATAATTTAGCATAATTATGTGTGGAATATTTGGTATTGTTACAAAGAGCACACGGTCTTTTGACTTTCCAACTTTCTGTACATTAGGTATCGCTAATGACAGTAGAGGAGGTGACTCTTGTGGATATTTTATTGATGGACACTACGAGTATGGAGCGAAAGGAAATGATAAGTGGTTTCAGTGCTTTTTCCAAGACAATAAGTTCCTTAATGAACTTAAAATGAGTTCGGTAGCTTTTGGTCATTGTAGAAAAGCATCTGTCGGAATCATTGACGAGACGACCGCTCAGCCAGTGGTACTTACTGATGCTAATGGAAAGGTAGAATACGTTCTTATGCATAATGGAACTATCTATAATTATGAGGAATTAGCTAATAAATATATACCAGACATTGACATTACTGGTATGACTGATTCTCAAGTAATGGCTAGAATTTTCTATCGTTCTGGATACAAAGCACTTAGTGAGTACAATGGTGGCGCAGTGTTTGCAATTGCAGATTACCGTGGTGGAAAACCAAAGGTGTTGCTCTTTAAAGGAGCCTCTAAGAAAGACAAGTGGGACAAGAAGGAAACTGATGAACGCCCATTGTACTTCTGTGTTGATCCTGTAAAGGGGGAGTTAATCTTCTCTTCTATCGCTTCCTATTTGATGTCCCTTAGACATAAGCTCACAACCTGGATTTTAAATCCAAATTGTCTCTATGAGTTTAATGGTAGAGACCTAATTGCTGTCGAGGAAGTTTCTAGAGCTAATGCTTACCAAAGGAAGGAAACCATATATGTAACTCCATCTAAATATGATAGAAAATATTGGGGAGAATTTGGGCTGGAGGAAAGTGATGGCAGTCTTTATGACGATTTCATTTCAACTAATCAAGTAGATAATACTTATCATGGAAAGGGCAAAAAGCTTCAAGGACGAGTGCTACTCAATAAGTATGGAATGATGCTGGATGAAGCTCCTAAAAAGGCAACATATAAAGAGATATTCTTTTGGGATGGAGTTGCTCTTAAGAATGTTGCATGCTTTCGATTTCTTACAGTCCTTAAGAAGGACAGTAAGCTCGAAGATAAAGAGTTTAATAAGAAATTTAAGAACCTTATAAGGTACTTAAGTGTTGATGGTGTATATCATGAGAAGGATGTATGGTACAGAGCTACCTCTCCAACCAAGAGGATTCCATTTACAGGAATACTGAACATGATTACATCAACTTCTTCTACAGAATTTTTTGCTGGAAGCAGAAGAACTACTAAATATGGTAGGCGTTCTGATGAGGCATTTATATCTCTAGAGGGAGCTAAATTGGATGTTAATTTCAAAACAATTAAAGAAGAATGCAAGTCTTTGATGAAATAACTAAAAGATGGGTGAGCTCTCGAAATTGTGCGAGGATTGTCATCCAACAACTTCCGGAACAAGTTATCTTCGGATATACTAGTAAACCTGATAGAGTTGTTAGAGTCCTTATAACTACTTCTAATGGATTTAATAACTATTTTGAAACGGATTTAAATCTATATAAGGGGAAACTCTTGTATAGTAGGAGAAATGGAATATACTTTTCTCCTATCAATCACGATGAGGATTTTATACTCGCAGAACAACTCATAAAGGGTCTTGGAGGTTTTCCCTACATCCTTACTAGAAGATATGAAGCTGTAGAGAATTTCGATGCTTTTAAGGGAAAGCAAGAAATTAAAGACCGGGAAACTTTGTATCCCTTAGCAAAATATTTAAAGTACACTTTTGGACTGGAGTTCGAAACATCTCAAGGATATGTGCCTGAGGACGTATGTTATCGAGATGGATTAATCCCATTAAGGGATGGATCCATTACCGGACCAGAGTATTCTACCGTTGTATTGAAGGGAGGAGAAGGACTTTCTCTTCTTCATCAGCAAGTAGAGACGCTCAAAGAGTATACTAACTTTAATAAGGAATGCTCTCTACATGTTCATCTAGGAGGCTACCCTCTTAAGCCTGATACTATCTACAATCTTTATCTTGTATGTAAAACTATTGAACCTGAGTTAGAAAATATACTTCCTGCTTTGACTTTCAATAGTGCTAGATATAAGGATAATGGTAAAGACTATTGTAAAAAGCTTGCTTTGTATGGTAGTTTTGAAGATATGTACTCGCATTTAGTAGGAAGGCAATTCTTCGGAAGTTTTACCCAAGCTCATCCTGATGATAGGGAACGAAAAAGAAAGTGGAATATACCAACCCGTTATTATTGGTGTAACTTCATTAATGCTCTTTGCTATCAGGTAAATAAAACCATTGAGTTCAGATTTCTTCGTCCAACCTATAGCTTTAAAAAGATCCTCCTATGGCTTTACATATTCAATGGCATCTTAAGATATGCCGAGGAGTACTATGTGCCGGGGAGTCGTGTTAATCTAGCTAGGATTATGAATAATTGCTATCCTTCTGATTTGGCAAAAGAACTTTGCCTCGGTATAAAGAAGCTTTGGGCACTTAGTGTAAATCAACGTGAAAACGGAGATCCTATTGGAGCCGACGTTTGGATGGAGGAAGAATTGTTTAACAGCTTAAAGATTTAACAAAGTATGGCACAAACTGTGATTGGAAATGGGTGGGATGATTGTTTCACTAATAGTATTAATTATTGTAATCGCGTTTGTTCGTGATGATATTTAAGAATTAGAAGAAGATCATGATAGAGTGGTATTACATTCTGGGAATCATCTCTTATGGTATCTTCATTATCCAGTTCCTTCTCTCCAACTTCTTCGGTTGGGGAGATTTAGATTTAGACATCGATTTTGATGGTGAACCAGATTTTGGACTTGGAGATGTTCTCTCCTTCAAGGGATTAGTTCATTTTGCAATGGGCTTCTCTGGATGGCTTATGCTAGCGGGAAAGGTTACCCTTACTACTCTAGCAATAGCTTCCGTAATTGGTTTTGTATTTATTGTGATTTTATACTATGCCTATAGGCTATGTTTAAAGTTCAATAGTGAACCCCAAATCAAAAGTGGAGAAAGTTTAGTTGGAAAGGAAGTAGCAATTTCTGTCCAGATTTCAGAAATGGAATACTCCGGAAACTGTATAACAGACTCTGGATACATTCCACTGGATAGGTGTAGACTTTCAAAGCCAGCGAATCACACAATAAGGTGTGGAGATATTCTTCACATTGACTCATATAAGTCAGGAATTTATTTTATTTCTTAATTAATAAAAATTTTATAAATGTTAACAGAAAGTTTAGTTATTGCAGGCGCAATAGTTGTGCTTGTAATCTTGACCCTCATCGGTCTCATGTCACGTTATCGCCGTTGTGCAAGTGATGAAATCTTGGTAGTCTTTGGTAAGGCTGGCAAGAAGGTTGGAGTTAATCCATCAACTGGAAAGAAAGAGACAACAATCCTTCCTTCTAAGATCATTCATGGCGGAGGTACCTTTGTATTCCCTGTAATCCAGGATTGGAAGAAGATGTCTCTGAAACCAATTCAGATTCAGACAGAGGTAACGGGTGTGTCAAGTCAGATGATTAAGGTCAAAATTCCGGTTACCTTAACTACTGGAATTGGTACAACTGATGTACTTATGCAAAATGCTGCAAGTCGTTTCCTGACTGCTAAACCCGAGGAAATTTCTGCTCAAATTACCGATATTCTTATTGGTGAAACGCGTGCTTTGATGGCTACTATGACCATTGAAGAAATCAATGCTGATCGAATCAAGTTCCTTGGTAATGCTAAGGAGAATATCGAGACTGAATTGAACAAGGTAGGTTTCAGTATTATTAACATTAACAATGCTGATATTACTGATGATGCTGACTATATCAAGAATCTCGGTAAGAAAGCAGCTACCAAGGCAAAAGCACAGGCTGAGGCAGACATTGCTGAGGAGGAAAAGAAGGGTGATATTCAGATTGCTGAAACCAAGAAGGAGAAAGCAATTGCTGTAGCTGCTGCAGAGAAGGATCAAGCTACTCAGGTGGCTCAGACTAAGCAGGAGCAGGAAGTAAAGGTTGCCGAGATCGAGAAGAACAAGGCAATTAGTCTTGCAGAGGCCGATAAGACCAAGGAGTCAGAGGTTGCTAATCAGCAGGCCGATAAGGAAGCTGCTACAGCTGCCGCACAGGCTCGTTCAGCTGCTTCTGTAGCAAAGTCTGAAGCAGATGCTCTTGCTGCACAGGCAGAGGCGGAGGCTGAGAAGAATATTCGTATGGCTAAGGCTGAACAGCAGCAGGAAGCTGAAACCAGAAAGGCTACTAATGAGCAGGAAGCTAAGGTAGCTGAGTATGATGCTGAAAAGCGTAAGCGTACAGCTGAGGCTAATAAGCAGGCAGGCGTAGCTGAGCAGACAGCAACTATCGAGGTTTCTAAGGCACAGGCTGAGGCTGCTAAGGCACAGGCTGAGGCAGTTCGCGTTGAGGGTGTATCTAAGGCTGAAGCTGAAGTAGCAATTGCTAAGAAGAATGCTGAAGCTAAAGAGGCACAGTTGAACGCTGAATCTATTGTTCCTGCTCAGAAGAAGAAGGAAGCTGTAGTTATTGAGGCTGAGGCTGAGAAGCAGAAGAAGATTGTTGAGGCACAGGCTGAGGCTGAAGCAATTAAGCAGAAAGCTTTGGCAGAGGCTCAGGCAATTCAAGCTAAGGCAGAAGCTGAGGCTGAAGGTAACAAGAAGAAACTTCTTGCTGAGGCAGAAGGTAAGCGTGCCTCTTTGATGGCTGAGGCTGATAAGGTTCAGGCTATCGAGATGGCTCCAGCACTTGCGATTGAGAAGATGATTGAGACAGGTATGACTCCAGAGATGATTGTTCAGTACAAGACTGTTGATCAGCTTAAGGGTATCGCCGAAGCTCAGGCTGAGGTTTATGAGCATATCCATCTTGGTGAGGTTACTGTTTATGGTAACGAGAACACTGCTGGTAATTTCATGGCTTCAATGGCTGAGAATCTTAATCCAGCATTTGAACTTCTTAAGTCTCTTCCTTTCAGGAAGACTCTCAATGCTATCATAGGCAAGGAAGAAGTCAAGAAGGATTAACCTTTGTTAATTTTGTAAATTAACTAAGAATTAGTATCTTTACAAGTCTACTTGATATGGGTATTAAATGTACTCTATCGAGTAGACTTTCCGCCCCCATAGCTCAATTGAATAGAGCAACAGCCTTCTAAGCTGTGGGTTTCCAGTTTGAATCTGGATGGGAGCACAATAAAAATTAAAAGTAATGAATGAATTAGTGTTTAAAGAACTAAATCTCAATTTAGACATAAAGGTATGTACTATAGAGGGAGAAGAAATCAATCTTACAAGGAATGAATTTAATCTTCTTGAATTTCTTATAAAGAACAAGAACAAAATACATTCCAGACAGGAAATCCTTAATAATGTATGGGATTCTAAAGTTTCTTTAAGAACTGTAGATACTACTATGTCGAGATTGCGTAAAAAAATGAAAAATTTAGGCAAGTATTTAATAACTAGATCAGGATTTGGATATGGTATCTTAGAATGAAGTTTTTGCCATAATTTACATAATAAGAGCACTTGCAGCAAAAATTCAAAATATAATATTATTCATAGAATGACTTTTTGAATTTAATAACTAGCTGGTCTAGTCCAATTTCTATTGAGGTTAATGTAGAATATTCTCTTGCTACCATTAGAAGATAAATAGAAGTAGTGGAGGTGCTCTGTTTAGGTTGGAGTTAAGGCTCTATAGAGGTTCGAATCCTCTCAACCTTCTAAGTTTATAAAGATTAAAGTAGAATAAGATGAAAAAGAATGTTTTTCAAAGGCTGTGGGAATGGATTTTAAGTTTATTTCCTAAGCAAGAGATAGAGATTCCTGAACCAAAAAAGGAAGAACCTATCCCCGAGGAACCAGAAGAAGTTCCTCCAGCAACCGAACCCGAACCCGAACCCGAACCCGAACCCGAACCCGAACCCGAACCCGAACCCGAGGAAGAGGAAGAGGAAGAGGAAGAGGAAGAGGGTATTGTATCTCCTTGGGGTA